GATGATGCTGGGGTTAGAATGAATCTTCCATTTGGAATGCAAATGGGTGGCACTGTTTATAACAATGTTTATGTAGGCTCTAATGCAACAATAACATTTGGAGTGAATGAAGGATCAAATTACTATTCAACTCCAAATGCTCCATCCGTATCTATTGCTGGATGGGACTGGACAACATGGAGCACAGGAACAGGTATTACTTATGCAACTACTGGAACAAGTTTAGATATTGCATGGGATCTTAGACCTTATCCACAACAGGATGCTTCAACACAAATGGTTCAAGTAAGATTTAATGCTGATGTAAACCCAAGTAATGGTGCATGGATTGCAGATGTAACTGCTAATGGACCAATTCCAAACCAAGCAAGATTTAATTACAGACAAACAACTGGTGGCGCAGTAATTAATATTACAGACACTAATTCTGGTGCTGGATTTGCTGGACAAATAAGTCAAGGTCCTGCTTTTACACCTTATGTAGATCCAAATACTTCAACAGTTCAGGCAGCGGTTGACGCAGCAAATATAACCATTGCACAATTAAACTCAAGCCTTACCCCAGTCGTTGCCCAGAATACTACAAACACGTCAGCAATAAATGCTATTAACACAACATCTTTAACTAATACCGTGAACTCAGCGGTATCAACAAAAACCTCTCTTCAGTCATCATTAAACACTAAATCAAGTCAATTAGTTACTGCAATTAATAACAACATTCCAACCCCTGCCCCAATAATTTCAACTCCAATTGTTGCAGGTACTACCGCAACCATTACTCCATCCTTACCTCAAGGATATACAGCAAACACTTGGTTCTATCAAGTAGTAACTGAAGATCCTGATGCAGAAAATCCATATGAGGGACAAACATTAAATACTGATGGCGCTCCTGCATCTATTCAGTTGAGTGGTTTGACAGAAGGCGCTACTTATACTGTTAGAGTTGCTAACTGGTCTGGACCTGTAAGTCAATATACTGAAACTGTTATTTCTGTACCAGCACCACAAGGTGCAAACTTAAATGGTGGCGGAGCAATTCAACCTACACCTGCACCTGCTGAAGAACCTCCAATGGTAGAACCTGAGCCTCCTGTTGTAGTTGAAGAACCTCCTATTGTAGTTGAAGAACCTCCTGTTGTAGTTGAAGAACCTCCTGTTGTAGTTGAAGAACCTCCTGTTGTAGTTGAAGAACCTCCTGCCGAAGAACCTCAACCTCCCGCTATTGAAGAATTACCACCACTAACTGTCGAAGAAATTATTTCAGTTGTAGAAGATCTAATTGCTGACGGTAATTTAACAGCAGCAGATGCAGAAGCAGTATTAGATGCATTAATGTCTGATGGAGAGATAACATCTTCAGAAATAAGCACATTAACTGACCAGTTAATCTCAGATGGAACATTAAGCGCAAATGAATCAGCCTTAGTTTTAGATGCTCTTAATTCTGATGGAGTAGTTACAAACTCAGAAGTTACATCACTAGTTGCAGCACTTGTGTCCGAAGGCGGGCTATCTACAAATGAAGCAAAGTTAATTGTAGATGCATTATCTGCAGATGGAGATATTACTACTTCAGAAGTAAATAATTTATCTGATGCGCTAACTCAAGATGGTTCTTTTACATTAGCAGAAAAAGATTTAGTTTCAGAGGTATTGATTACAGCAGCAGATGGAGCGCCAGTAACTGCTGCCAACATAGAAGCAGCAGGACTTGAGTATCGTGACCTTCCACCAACACTTCCAGTAGAAGTAAGAGAAGATGCTAACGGCAATCCAGTAGTTATTCAGGCAGAAGTTGCTTCTGCACTACTTGTATTAGAAAGTCCAGCAGCTTTAGCAAACGCAATTGCTACATGTTTTAATCCAGATGAAGCAATTGAAGGCTTAACAGAAGAACAAAAATGTGAATTAGGCAAGGCACTGATTAATATAGGTGCCGATATGTCTATACCAGAACGTGAAAAAGCAGAAGATATAGTAGTTGTAACAATAATAGCTGGCCAGATAGTTCTTGGCACAGCATATAGAAGGAAGGTATAATATGAATATGAACTGGTTAAAAAAATGGGGCTTTGCGGCCCTAAATGAAAACTTTACATTCCTAGGATTTTTTGTAGCCTGGGTAGTACTTGAGGGCAGCGCAAAAACAGTAGTAGGTTATGTAACTATAGCCTCAGTAGCCCTATGGTTTTTAACCATTGGAATAAGAGAAAAATCAGAAAAAGACGAATAAATGATATAATTGGGATATGAAAAAATTAATTCCCATTGCTTTATTTGGCTTAATAATGCTATCATTATCTGGATGCAAGTATGACGGTCATTATCGTTATCCATGTCAAGATCCAATGAATTGGGAATCAGCAGAGTGCAAACCACCAATCTGTACAGCTAACGGGGCTTGTCCAGAAGACTTAGTAGAGATTAAGGAGCCAATAAATGGCTAAAGAAAGATTATCACCGCAAGACTTAGACGCAAGACTTAAATTTATTTTAGGTATAACTCTAGGATCAATTCTATTTATTACAGCAACAGGAATTATGTATGCGTTAATATTTGTTACACAGCCAGTTACTGGTCAATCAGAAAACGATAAAATGTTCTTTAACGTTCTTGGAAGCGTTGCAACATTTATTACAGGAACACTTGCTGGGTTACTAATTGGATCATCTGGAGCAAAAGATGTAATGGCAGCACAAATTGCTAATAAAGAAGTTGACGCAAAAAATACACAAGCAGACAAAAAATTAGAATCAGAAATTGATGAAGCAAAAGCACGTAGATTGAACAAGCCTGATGGTGCTATGCCAGAGGAACAACCAGTAGACACGAATTGGGACAAATAATGTCTAAAGATTCAACTAAAAAAACACTTATTAAAACATTAAGTTGGGAAACTTTTCACCTTGTAGGTGTTGCTGGAGTTATTTATCTATTTACTAGTGAGTGGGAATACGCAAGCCTTGGAGCACTGATATATATAGGTTGGGAAGCCCTTGGATATTTTATTCACGAAAGAGTATGGGCAAAATTTGGGAGTAAGGTAAAATAATGTCAGATAAAGGAACAGCAGATAAGCTTGTTGAAGTAGCACTTGCTGAAGTTGGATACATTGAAGGACCAAAAGATAATGAAACTAAGTACGGTAAATATACAAAAGCAGACTTCCAGCCATGGTGTGGATCATTTGTTAACTGGTGTGGAAATGAAGCAGGAGTAAAAATACCCAATACAGTTTATACTCCAGGTGGCGCAGCTGCATTTAAAAAAGCTGGGCAATGGATTGATACAGATATTGCAGATCCAGAAGCAGGAGATATTGCATATTTTGATTTTCCATCAGATGGCGTAGACAGAATTTCTCACGTTGGTATTGTTGTAAAAGACAATGAAGACGGAACCGTTTGGTGCGTAGAAGGAAATACATCTGGAGATGCTAAAGGCAGCCAGCGAAATGGTGGAGAATGCTGTAAAAAACTTCGTGCCTATAAGAAAAATAAAAAGGGAATTCTTGTGTCTATTGTAGGATTTGGTCGACCTAAATTTGAAGGAACATCAATCAATAAAACAAAAGAAAAATCTTCTAAATCCGTTGTCAAAAAATGCCCAACTTGTGGCAAATAATATATGACAAAAAATAAAAAAAGGATTGACAAACACTCATTAACTACTGTACAATTAGACTAGTAATTAAATAAACGGAGTGTAATTGAAGTCATATTTAGAGCAATCGCAAGACTTAAAGCAGAAACACTCTGTTTGGATATCTAATAAAATTGAGCCTATGGTAGAAAACCATCCAACATGGATGATACCAGGTCACGAAGACAGTAAAGCAGAATATAGAAAAAATAATTATAGCTTAAGGTGTGACGATTTTGTTTTAGGTCAGCCAGAAGAAATCATTTTTGCGGGTTGCGAAAGAACTATTCCTATGGATATAAAAGAAGAAGATGGTTGGGCATACAAAATATTCAAAGATTTTGGAGCAGAAACTTTTGCTAACCTATCTTATCCTGGAGCTTCTGTACATAAAATAGTTCCAAATTTGTATAAGTATTTTAAAAGTATTGGTAACCCAAAAAACATCTGTTTGCTAGCCCCAGAAATGATAAGAGATTTAGGGTTTTGGGAAGAACACCAGATATATAAGCCAAAAATATTTTACCAGTACAGGCCAGAAGTAAATGAAGGAAAAGAGCATAACATAGCAAGCGTTCCTAACAACTTGCCAATGCAACTTTTAGCTATTCGATATCTTCATACGATGAGAGCATTTGAACAATATTGTGATCAAGTTGGAATAAATTTAGTTTGGACTTCTTGGTGTGGAGAAACTAATAAATTTTTAAACGAACATGATTTTAAATTCTTTGTAAATTCTAAAGATGAGCTGTATAACCAGCAAAATATATATGATTTTTTCTCAAATAATTTAATAAAAAAGGAGAACAAATGAGCTTAGATGCCAAAACATGGGAACCGTATAAAACAAATTACGAAAAGATAGGACAAGACCCATCAAATATTATTATAATTGAAGACTTTTTAGAAAAATCAGATCGTGAATTAATCTTACAGTATCTAGATCAATACAAAGATGATGCAAATTTTTCTGGTGGTAAAGATATAAGATTTTCTCGTGTAAAGCAAGAAAACAGAACCGTTTATGCTTTACAGAATAAGTATCAGGACAAGATCTATGCAGAGATTAAAAAACATTACATGGATAAGTACAATCTAGAAGTTGCACCAGAGCCATGGAATTCATTGCACTTTGTTAAATGGAGAGTTGGAATGGCTTCAGCTTTACACACAGATTGCTTGCACCCAAACGGGGAGCCAGTAGAAAAATCTTCTTACTATAAATTAAATATTGCAGGCCTAATGTACCCTGGTGAAGACTATGAGGGCGGAAGAATTGTATTCCCTTCTTATGGAGTAGACATAAAGCCAAAGCCTGGGACACTAATACTTTTTCCAACCGTGTATCAGCATGAAGTTACCAAGGTTACTTCGGGAGTAAGATACACAATGCCCATATGGTATACATTTTCTTTTGCAGATAAAGACAATGAAGGTGTTTTTAAAGATTTAAGTAAAACAGTTTTAAATAAATATGACTTTAATGACTCAAAGGGATTGTGGATAAATCCTGGAGATCCAGATAAACACTTGGATACCTACTAATGGAAAACAGTAGAATTATAAGTAATTTTTTTTCTGAATCTCAAATAAATAAAATTTATGAATATGTTGACTCATGTCCTATTGAAAAAATTGTTAATAATAAAAAAGTAGGACAGCAACTGTATTATATTCCTGCTTTTGATATGAGAGAGTCTGGAGATTCTGATTTATGGGACAATGTTGAAAAAAAAGCATTTGAAAATTCTGGTAAAAATTTAAAGATATTAGGAATTCAATTTTGTAGATATACCTTAGACACGGGAGTTAACCCATCTCTAAGTCCACATTATGACGTAGCGTTTGACAAAGAGGTCTTAACATTAGATGTTCAGCTTAAAAAATTTATTGTTGGGGACTGGCCAATCGTTGTTGAAAAAGAAAAATATATACTTCAAGATAATCAAGCATTAATTTTTTCTGGAACTCATGAAGTTCATTGGAGAGAAAAAAGAACTTTTGCTAAAGGAGAGTATTTAGACATGATATTTGCACACCTATGTGATCCAAATTCAGATGATATCAAACAGTCCCATAAAACTAACATGAAAATTAAGTCTAACTATTACTTAAAACTGTGGGAAATGGAAAGACGATAATGTTATTTTTAAACGAAAAGGGAGTCGAAATTTTTTTTAAAAAATTTAATTCTAAATTTAATAAAGGTTTTTGGAATAACTATACTGTAAATATTTGGAAAAAAAATATTAATGGGTGGGGTAACAAAAAAGGAATGTACCTTGACAACTCTTGGGGTATTGTTGAAAAAGTTACTGTATCTAAAAATGGAATGTGGGTGATCAAGAAAGATTATGTCAAATATTTTAAATAGTCTTGGAATAGATAAAGAAGATTTAAACTGGTGGCATTTAGGTGCCTGCAGGGGTATGGAAACTAATTTATTTTATGAAAAATATGAGATTGATTACAATATTGCAAAAAATATTGATGAGGCATGTCTGTCCTGCCCAGTAATAAAAATGTGCTACGATTACGCAATAAAAAATAATGAACATGGAGTTTGGGGTGGAGTTTATTTAAATTCTGGGTCTGTAGATAAAACAAAAAATACCCACAAGACTAAAGAAATTTGGAAAAGGCTTAAGGTAAAACATGTCTGATAAAAATTTCTTTAAATATGGAATAAATCAGTGGACGGGCGAACCAAACAAACCAGTCTTTTATACAGAAGAAATGAAAAAAGCGGTTCATAGCATTAAAAGGCCATCAATGCTGCTAATGGATATAGTTAAATATCCAGACTTTTTGGCACTAAGGTTATACGAAGATAATTTTTTACAATTTGATGGGATCAAAAAAGAAATAGTTATTGATTATGTATCAAAAATAAAAAAGATTATAGAGTCTTACGGTGTAAGATGCGAGTTAGAAGGAAAACAAAGTGCAAACATTATGTAAAAATTTAAGATTAGCCTATGTAGAAAATTTCTACATAGACAAAAAAGGGGGAGAATAAAATGGAAAAAATTCTTTGTTATTCATGTAATAAAAGTAAAAACAACTTAGTGATAAGAAAATCTGCTCTTCTTACTATTAATTTGTTTATTTGTGAGACGTGTATAGATTCAAAATTTGAGCCTAGATGGGTTATAATTTTATCTGGTCGTCAAAATGGATTAGATCATATTAAGGAATACATATTAAAAAAGAGATATATTGGAAAAGAAATTGCAGCGACAGAGGTTATTGTTTAGGTCAATTTAGATGATATAATTATGTATAGTGAATTCATTTAACATTAGCCAAGTAACGTTAGCTCTCCTAGCAGCATTAGTATCAGGAGTTGGAACTGCCCTTATTGCAAGTCTTAGGGACATTAAAAAAGATAAAATTAGACGGCAAGAAAGAGAAGAAGATCATTTAAAATTAGAAATAAAAGACCTTAAAATTGAGTTATACAAAATAGAAAAAGAATTAACTGAATGGAAAGATAAATATTATCAGGCTATAGAAGAGTTAATCTTATTAAAGTCTGAATTAGATCAAGCATTATTTGAGCTAGAATCAATATCCCCTTACAAACTGGACACATAATTTTAAATTTAGTATAATTCTAGATATGACTGCAATCGTAGCCCTAATCCATGAAAATAAAGTCCTCCTAGGTGGCGACTCTGCTGCATCTGATGAAAAAACAGGATTAATCTTTCAAAGAGTAGATCCAAAAGTTTTTAAAGTAGGTCAATTTGGAATTGGGTTCGTAGACAGTTTTAGGATGGGTCAAATTTTACAATATAGTTGGACCCCTCCGCTTTACAAGCCTAACGTTGGGTTTAAAAATTTAGATAAGTTTATGAGAACTAAGTTTGTAGAATCAATAAAAGAGTTGTTTAAAGAGCATGGCTATGGTAATCAAAATCCAGGTTCTACGGAGGACGGCGATGAAGGTGGAGTATTTATTATTGCTGTTCAAGGTGCTGGTAGAATTTTTGTAATGGATACAGATTTTCATATTGGGGAAGCTGATGTTCCTTACATGGCAGAAGGAGCGGGACAAGAAATATCTTTAGGATCATTCTATTCAACTCCAGCCATTAAGACTCCACGTAAAAGAGTAAGGCTAGCACTAGAAGCCGCTGCAAAATTTAATATGTCGGTAAGACCACCCTTTACAATAATTGAAGTTTAGAGTATAATAAACTGTATGGACATTAACGAATTGAATCCAAAAGATTATAGTAGTGCCATGGATTTACGAGGATACCCTACACATGTTTGCCCTTGTGGTTGCTTTGTTTGGAACCTTAAAGTAGTTTTTGTTGATTACGACATTGCAACTTACTTTTTGGATATGCAATGTTCAGCTTGTGGAAGTCTGGCAACTGCTCCCACCCCTATAGATAAGGATAAGATTTAATGAGAAAAAGCGAAAGAATCCGATTGCTAGAACTTCAATTAATCAAAATTGAGTTTGAGATAGATCTTTTAAACAACATGCTGATAACTTTATTAGAGGCAAACAATCTATCACAACCAGAACTAGACGCTGGAAAGTGGTACAAGAGGAGATTAGACAAAAACTCTTGACAGGATTTTAGTATTTTAGTACAATATAGAAATGAATAAAAAAATAATAAGAGCGCTAGTCGCTGTAACTCTCTCTGCCTCCACCTTAATTCAGGTGGCACCTACGGCACAAGCAAACACTGTGCCTGCAATAGCAATTCTAGATACCGCTTTAAACAGCTCTCTGCCAATTTTTAAAGACAAGGTTGTGCATGAAGTATGTATCATGGAATGGAATAGTTGTCCAAACGGAAAATCATTTATGGAAGGTCCTGGATCCGCACAGCTTCCAGTAGATATTATGTCTGCAGGTGGATTTGATCATGGAACTCAAATGGCTTCTGTTTCTGTAACTATAAATCCAAACGTTAAGATAGTTTTTATTAGGATTATTGGTAATGTTCCTGGAACATCTCAAAGACAAGATGCTGGTTTCAATACTTTGTCCAAAGCTCTTGAATGGGTTAATTTAAACGCTGAAAAGTTTAACATTAAAAGCGTTGCCATGGCTCAAGCAAATTATTCTTTGGTAGAAAATCCTCAAGTAAATTACTGCCCGTCAGATAATTCAGTAACACCTTCAATAAAAAACCTGCTTCTAAAACAAGTACCAGTATTTTTTGCAGCAGGAAATAATAGAGACTATAAAAGAATTGCTTGGCCGTCATGTATTGCAGAGTCTGTTTCTGTTTCCATGTCAGACCAATATGGAGAACTAAGTAATTTTTCTAACTACGATGCTAATCTATTAGATTTTTACGCTTTAGGAGCAATGCCGATTACAAATCCAAACGGATCAATAAAAAATGGCTCAGGATCCTCTATTTCAGCAATTGTTGCTGGAACAGTTTGGGCTGGCGCTGTTTTAAATAACCCTAAGTCTAATTACAATGAAATTATGCAATCTATTGTGTGTAATTCTAAGTTTACTAAAGGCGCAAGAGGTCAGCAAGGTAACGTTATGCCAACAAGCCCAATTCGTGTTGGAACCTGCCAAGGAACGGGTGTCAGCTCACAAGTTGCAGCACCAGTAGTTGCAGCGGGACCAACAAAGCAACAGCTAATAGATTCAATAAACAAATCATTTAATGATGAAATTGTTAGGATAGAAAAAGAACATCAACTTGCTTTACTTAATCTAAATGAATCTAAGGCTAAATTAATTTTAGACACCAAAGCAAAATATACAAAAATGGTGTCTGACCTTGGATAAGATTACCGTATTAGAGGAAATTATCAAAGAAATTGGTGAGGAGTTGTACCAGAAATGGTACAACGCCCTTGCTATTGAAGATAGAACAGAAGAGGCCTCTAAAGCAATGGCACAAAATTCTGGAGAAACCGCATTTTGGGTAATTCAAACATTTATGTCAAAGTTTAACGAAGCAGCGGAAGAACTTAAGGATAAATAATGCCTTTTGTTCCTGGGCCATCAAACATTAAGGGAGTTCAAAACTACCCCATACCCCCAGAACAAATTGAGTCCGCTGTACTTATAGATCAATCTCAGCTCGATAAATCAAAACTTTTTTCTAATAGAGAAACCTATATTAAAACCTTGCCACAAGGTTTAGATTATATGGAAATTGGGGTTGCATGGGGTTATTATTCAAAAATAATTGCAGAAAATTTAAACCCCTCTTCTATATATTTGCTAGATAGATATGATCAAGATCAACTATGCTGGTCTGAAAGAAAGTTTGGTAGTTGTAAGTGCCACCCTAGACATATTCAGGGTTATGATAAAAATAGTCATGAAGATTTTATAAAAAAAGAATTTTTAAAATATGAAAATGTTCATATAATTTCTGGTGATGCCGTAAGGACTACTAAGGAAATAAATAAAAAGTTTGACTATGTATATGTTGATATAGTTAATGATAGAAAAAAAATTCAAGAACTTTTAGAAATTATTAAAAATCTTATTAAGCCAGGTGGCATTATAGGATTAAACGATTACTTGATATATGATGGAATTATTGAAGACACTAGTTATGGAACTTACCAATCAGTTAATGAATTTTTATTTTTAAACAAAGGATGGTCGGTAGACGGAATAGCTTTACACCAATTAGGATTTTATGATATATACTTAAGGAATTCCAATGCATAGAATAGATTTTGGTATCGAGACAGTAAAACAAAGCTCTGGTGTAGGTGATGTGTTTTCAAATGATTTTGATAAAACATGGTTTCGGAACCTTACACAAGAAGAAATTAATAAAAGAATTTTTACTGCTACTCCATTTGAATTAGAATTAGGCGTAGACGATGGAACCGTGACATATATGTACAATTCAGATTTTTTTAGATGTGATGAATTTGGACCGTATAATTCAAAGTACCATGTAGTTTTTGGTGGATGTTCAGAAACAGAAGGTGTAGGGGGCAACTTAGAGCAATCTTGGTCGCATAAATTATATTCAAAGTTAAAAGAAAATTATGATATTGGCGGTTATTATTCTCTTGGAAAATCTGGAAACGGTTGGCATAAGATAGCTTTAAGTTTAATTGAGTATTCTAATAGGTACGGCAAGCCAACGCATTTTTTTGTATTACTTCCAAATATTGGAAGAAATTATTATTTCAATAAAGATGCACAAATTTGGACATATGATCAAAAATATGTTGATACTGGTTATAAAAATAGTCCACATAAAAAAGAAAATAGTTTTGATATTAATGAACATAGAAAGCAATTTATAGAATTTGGAGTAGGATGGAAAATTTTTCAAAGTTACTGTAAAGCTAATAGCATTAAGATTTTGTATTCTACATGGGACAACGCAGAAAATAATAATTTGATTTTATACGATGATCATCTTAGAAATTTTTTTCCAATAGATAAGGGAGTTGCATTAGAACAGTTTATAGAAGAAAAATATCCCACGCTAAAATTACCAAAAAATGCTTTAAAAAAACGAGATGGGCATAATGGTGATGTTGTTCATGAATATTGGAAAGAATGTTTTGTTAAAGAAATTGAAAAAAGGGGTTTATTTAATGATTAAAAATTTATTTTTTTTAATTAAATTTTATAGAAAAAGAAAAATTAAAAAGGCTATTAAGAAAAAAGAAAAGTTTATATACTAATGGGTAATAAATTTAAAAACGCTTCTGACTGGTATGAGTACGGCCTTGAAAAAAACTGGGTGACTAAAATATTTTGTAATACACACGAAGGTCCCCCACTCACAGATGCTGAAATGATTGACTGGGATGAGGGTAACGATCCCTGTAGTTTTCATGTTAAATTTATAGATGAATAAAAGCGACATTTGGTTGACTTAAACGTTTATAAGTATAGGGTATAATATATATGTCCAACAATAGGATTCTGTTATCAAATAGATAATAGAGTAGAGGAGAATAAATTAAATGAAATCATTTAAAAAAGTATCGCTAATCATCGCTGCAGCCCTGACTAGCACAATGCTTGTATCGCCAGCAGCAAATGCTAACGCTGGAACTGTCACACTAACAGTGGCGGGATCTGCAGCAACGGGTGGAACAGTAGTAACAACTCCTGTATCACTACCAGTGCCAGCAGATAACAGTGTAGATGCAGCAGATGCATTAAAGATTGCTGTAACGTCAGTAGACGCAGGAACAATAGTAACAGCAGTTGCAGTAAACGCAACTCTTGTACCTGCTCTTGCAGCAACTGGTTCAGCAGTAACAGCAGCATCTGGAACATCAACGCTATCAATTGCAACAGGAACTGGAACCGCAGCAGACTTTTATGTATATACTAAAAGTACAGCAGTAGGATCAGTATCTATTACTCGTGCAGGAACAACAACAGTTTATTATGTACAAGGTACCGCAGGTGCTTTGAACTCAATTACTTTGTCTGCTCCAGCATCAGCAGCAGCGGGTACGTCACAAGTTCTTAAGGTATCTGGATACGATGTATTTGGAAATCTAAAGAGTGGAGCCACAATTAATACTTTGGTTTCAAGCTCTGGAACAGCACTGTCAACAGCGCTAACAACTGACTCAGCAACAGCAACACTTGGAACAAAAGAGCAGACAGTAGCAATGCCTGCCACTGGTTCAGTAACAGTAGTTGCATACGCAACAGTAGCAACAGCCGTAACAGGCTTATCAGCACCAATAGGGTCTGTAAGCGCTACAATTGTAGTACGTGATGTTGTATCAGAACTATCAGCAAAGAATGCAGAGTTAGCAGTTGCTAATTCAGCACTTGCAGCAGAAAAAGCTGGTCGTGCAGCAGATAAAGCAGCAGCAGATTCATCTACTGCAACTTTAAAAGCAGAAAATGAGTCTTTAAAAGCAATTGTTGCATCTTTAAAGTCTCAATTCAATGCTTTGGCTAAAAAGTGGAACGTAAAGTTTCCTAAGCTAAAGGTAAATTGGATTAAGTAATTAATTTAATTAAAAGGGGCAGGGCTCAGGCCTTGCCTCTTTTTAACTTTAATGGTATTATTAAGTAATATGGAAAATAAATTTTTATACAATTCAATTGAATCTACAATAATTGAAAATTTTTTAGAAAAAGATAATAAAGAAAATTTAATAAAATGGATTGATTTAAAATGGAAAAAATTGTATTATGATAAAAAAAATATAGGCCTTGATTTTAAAAAAGAAATAAGAAACGACCATTTTCAAGTAATAAAATTAGATCCTTTAGCAGGAAAAACTTTTTTAAATTTAGGGCCAAATGATTTTCCAAAAGAATTTTGGCAAAAAGCAGAAGAATCTGCAAAAAAAATAAATCCAAATTGTGAATTTGAGTATGTTTCTATAGTTAAATATTCTTCTGAATTTGGGGAACCAACACTTAGGCCGCATTTTGATACTCCAAGTAAAGCCGTATTTATAGTAGATTATCAATTAGACGGAAACACCGAGTGGCCAATATCTGTAAATTTAAAAGAATATGTTTTAAAAAATAATCAATGTTTAATTTTTGATAATAATTTATCAATACACTGGAGAACTCCTAAAAAATTTAAAGAGGAAGAATTTCTAATTATGCTATTTTATAGCTTTATTGACAATGATAAAGAAATACCTTCTTTAGATGGACAATCTGAAGAGATCAGTAAATATCTTAAACACTATACGGATGAGCATAATAAAGTTTTTGGAGATTCTGATCATAATACCAATCATACCGAAAAACTTGCAGACCTATTTAGGTGGGCAAAAGAAAGGGATCAATCAAAAAATAATGAATTGTAGCGTAAAAGACTGCCAAAATAATGCTTCTAGAATAACAAAAGACGGATATATTTGCGAATCTTGCTATATAAAATCTTACAAATCTTAATCAACTAAATGCTATAATAAGGGGATAGATGGACCTATATCCCCATCTAAATACAAACTATAGGAGAAAAAATGTCAGACGGAAAAGATTTAAACGGTTTTACATCACCAAAGGTAGAAGCAGCATCAACATGGAATGGTGAGCAATACGCTGCAGATCCTGCATCAGCTTTCCCATCAACAGATAAGTCAACACAAGATGGATCTGGCGTTGGAAACAACGGTAAATAGTCGTGTCAGATAACTTAAATGTAAACGAACCAACAGCGGAACAACTAGCAGCAGCTAACGCAGCGCTATTAGCAGCTAACGCAGCGCTATTAGCAGAAACACAGCCAACAATGCCAGTTGTAGAAGCGCCAGTTGTAGAAGCGCCAGTTGTAGAAGCGCCAGTTGTAGAAGCGCCAGTTGTAGAAGCGCCAGTTGTAGAAGCGCCAGTTGTAGAAGCGGTAACTTCAGTGCAACCAGTAACACCATCAATAGACGAAAAAGTAGATTTTTGGGCAAATTCTTGGTTTAGTAGGAACAAACAATAATGTGTATTGAATGCGGATGCGAATCAGTTGGAAGCGAAACAGGAATTGTTCCTGCTCCAGTTATAGATGTTTCAAGAGACGGTGAGTCAGGCTTAAATTTAAGCATGACCTCAACGCCAGAGCAGACAAGACAATTTATTAATGGCAAATAAAGAACAAAAGGGTAACGTTAATAAGAAAAAAGAGCCAAAAATGACTCTTAAAGAAAAGCGTGCTGTAAAACAAAAAAAGAAAGATTCTAAATGAACAGTTTTTATTTTTGGCATTCATTAGTGATTGGTCTATTAATGATTTCTTCATTTTTTTTGGGAAAATCTTATTCTAGGGACAAAGTAAATAAAAATGTCTAACGTAGAAAATACACCAGCAAGCGAACCCAAAACTTCAGCCGTAACTTCTAGTAACGTTCCAAGAAAAAATCCTACACAAGGAAAGCCTAAACCAAATTATTCTAAAACATCTCTTAAAGTTGACAGAAATAGGCATGGTATAAGAAGAGAGACAATTTTGGGATTAGGTAAACCAGCAAAACGAACAAAGAAAGTTTAAATTAAGGGGAGCTGCTTTGAATCCTTCTGAAGCTTTATCTTTAAATCCAATGGTAGCTATACCAGCAGCACAAATGAATCAATTTTATAAAGACGGATTTTCTAAAGAAAGAATTTTTCATGGCAATGGATCTGGTTTTGGTGGATCATTTGTTTGCACTAATGATATATCAGAATACACCACCTCAGATTTTTTTACACAAATTGGCAAAAAATTTAAAGTAATGTTAAGATTATCTAGCACTTCCTCTCAACATGGAACTTCTGAAACATATAGGGACACTAGAGGGTATTCAATTAGATTTGAATCAGAAGATGATGGAATTTTTGATGTTGTTGGTTTAAATGTACCTATACAGTACGTAATTGATAGAAAAGAAATTAAAAGATTTCATAGCTCACAACAAGTTAACTACGCTTCTGGAATGCTTGAAAATGAAGAAAGATGGAATTGGTTTGGACAAAATCCTGGCTCAACTCACAATATATTAATGACTTGGGGAGATCGTGGCATTCCTAAAACATGGAGAAACATGAATGGTTATGGAGTAAACACTTTTTCTTTTATTAATTCAGAAAAGCAAAGGTATTGGGTTAAATTTCATTTTAAAACAATGCAGGGAAATGAATACATGTCTGACGAAGAAGCTCAGCGTGTATCTCTAAACTACCCTCATTATTACACTAAAGATTTTTATGAATCTATTAAAAATAATAATTTTCCAAAATGGAAAATGTATGCACAAGTTATACCAGCTGATAATGATGACTTATTTGATTTTAATATATTTAGAATGAATAATGTTTGGCCACATAATGAATTTCCATTAATAGAATTGGGAATTGTAGAAATAAATAACAGCGAATATCATCAATGGCTAGACATTGAAAAAATGGCATGGTCTCCTTCTAATGTTACTCAAGGTATAGGATTGTCGCCAGATGGCGGTCTGCTAGATAGAATTACAACCTACCCATTAGTTCAAAAAAGTAGACTTAATGGAGTAGATATAAATCCAATATCAAAGCATGTTGCCAAAGAATTAACTACTTTTGTAGATGGAAAATTATATTATAAGTATGAAAAAGAAAAGGCTAATAACAGCATATATAGATTTGCTAAAAGTTTTTACAATATGATAGATTCTGAAGCTAAAAATAGGTTGTCAAAAAATTTACATATTGCTTTATATAATATAACTCCTAGGATAGTTGAACCATTATTGCAAAATTTTAAACAAGTTGATCAAAAACTTTATGAAGATTTAATAGAATTTAGAAAAAATGATAATTTATGAAAATACAATTTTTTAGTAATTTAAAATGCTTGATAATAGGACATAAGCCATTAGAATCCTCATGTCCATTTACAGGAAAAACTTATTTAGTTTGCCTGAGATGCGAAAAAACACAAGTAATTGAATAAAATTAAGAATTTTATTATTTTTACGTATTTAGTATTTTTATCACTAATTAGTATTGTTATAAAAAAATATCAAAAACGTTTAATTAATAGGTCATGATTCTTTTTGTAAAAACAAATCCATGTTCCCAGCACCATTTAAAGCAATAGACATAACGTGCCAATTGGGAAACTTATTTAAGAAAAAACTAGCCCCCTGCATTGTTCCGTAAGAAACGTCTTTCCATTCTGAATTATTAAATATCTCCTCAGTAAAAATTCCGTTAAGCATATAGTCATTAATTCCAATAACACCGCCCACTTTAATTAAAGGCTCCGCTGAAAGCAGTTCTCTTAAAACATTTGAGAAATTATGATTTGAGTCTAAATATATAAAGTCAAATAAATTATCACTTGAGTCCCAAGAAGAATTTTTTGATAAAGTTTTATGATAATTTGAAAGAGCTTCAAAGCCCCTAGACCATTTAACTTCAACGTTTTTGTATTTTTCAAATCTTTTAAAAACCCAGTCTTTATGATTTTCTGGGGTAAATCTTTTTTCTGGTTGTATTTTGTTTACATAAACGCCGACATCTTCTTGACCAAATATGTCAACTAAAAGCAAATATTCTGGATCATATTCTGTTAAAATGTGATAGGCAAAATCTCCCGCTAGGGTACCAATTTCAATAATTCTTGATTTTTGTTTTAAATTTTCTAATAAAAAATCTTCTCTAGTAGAATAAACATTAGTTTTTTTTAATTGATTTTTAGATATATGTTGAAAAAAATTAGAAGATGAGCTATCTTGCTCTAAATTATGCATTTCAATATTATAGCATATATGATATAATTAATTATATGAAAAAAGAAGAATTTAAGGATTTTGATTTTAATTTTATTGCAAATTTTGATATAGAAAAATTGTCCAAAAAAGTTTTAACTCTGCCAAAAGAACATTTTGACGGGACCAAAGATAATTATTTTCTTTGGACTTCTAGTTATCAAATTGCAGAAGTTGGATTTGGTCATTTGTCTACTATAATAAGACAAGCTATTGTAAATAAAAAGCCATTAAGTCCAAAAATTGTAAGCAAGGACCAAGAATTATGGGATTTAGTGAAACCTATTGCAAGATATTTGGAATCAATTAATCCTGGAAAGATCCATGGCAGCATTGCTCTTTCTAATCTTTTGCCGCAAACTTCAATTCCAGAGCATAGAGATTATTCAGATAACAGTGTAAGCGTTGATTTTTTAAAATATTCAAAAGAAACAAAAAGATATCATATTGTATTAACAACTAATGAAAAAACATCTTTTACAAATGGCAATACTAAAAAGTTTATGAAAGTTGGCGAATGCTGGGAAATAAATAAAAGCAATTTGCACTCTGTTCGTAACGATGGACTGACAGACAGAATACATTTGGTCATTGACATACTTCCAAAAACCCTATAAAGAAAAAAAGGAATAAAATGAAGGCAATAATAGTAAAAGAATTTGGTGGGCCAGATTCAATGTTATTTCAAGAAGTTGCAGATTTAAAAGAAATGCCAGGGCATACTTTAATTGATGTAAAAGAAATTGGAGTAAATTTTGCAGACACTCATCAAATAAAAAATACATACTTAATGACATCAAGAACTCCATTTATTCCTGGTGGTGAAGCGGCAGGTTTTGATAAAAATAAAAAAAGAGTAATTGGAATATGTCCATCTGGAAGCTACGCAGCTAAAGCCAATCTTTGGAAAAATTTAACATTAGAAATTCCAGACAGCATCTCGTTTTCGCAGGCTTTGCACGTTTTTATACAAGGATCTTCTGCTTGGCATTTAATAAATACCATAGGAAATGTTAAAAGTGGAGAAAGTGTTTTAATCTATTCTGGTGGCAGTGGTGTAGGATCAATTGCTATTCAGCTGGCCAAAATGCTGAATGCTGATGTTTATTCAACATCCACAAAAGATTCCGTCATTAAAATTTTTAATGAAATGGGAGTTAAAACTAATATACATAATAAAAAATTTGATGTAATTTTAAACATGTCTGGATCAGACATAGGGAGGGACTTGTCTTTATTAAAAAATTTTGGAAGACTTGTAATTTATGGAATGGCAGATGAAAATTTTAATAATTATCCCATAAATCTTGTTGATCCTAAAATATTAATGAGTGGGTCTAAAACTGTTTCTGGATTCTGGCTACATAATTGTTTTGATGAGCCGTCTAAATTTATTGATACTGTAAATCTATTATTTTCTTTAGTTGAAAAGGGTCTGCTTAAGACATACACAGATTTTAAATATCCACTTGAAGAGGCTTCTAAGGCGCATTATGATATACTTAGCAGGAAGACCTATGGCAAAGTAATACTAGACTGCTCTATTGACTAAGGTTGATTTTTAATATATAATTAGTGTAGGTCAAAACCTAAAGGAGATTTAATTTATGAATAAAGATATGTTAAGCGTAGGAGATGCTGCACCACAATTTGATTGGTTATCTCAAAATTCTAATGAGGAAGCCCTTGTTTTGTTTATGGGAAGAATTGCTAGGCCAAATGCAAATGGAAAAAGCAGGTCTTTAGTGCAAGCAATGACTGAAAATACAATTAAAGATATAAAGATTTGTTTAGTTTGGGATAATAACGAAGAAGATGTTCAAGCATTTAAATCAACAGTCCCAGGATTAGTTGGATTAAATAATGTACATGATGTTTACGATTTAGATCAGTCTATTCAAGCAAATTATAAATCAGTTTTGTACAAAGGAATAACTAATGCTGAAGAAGAAGCATCGGCTATCGGAACTGGTGATGATGAAAAACTTGGTTTCCCTGATTATTTAGTAAAAGATAATAAAATAGCTTGGGCTCAAGAAAATAAAAGATTTTATGAACTTTCATTGTTGCTAAGAGGTTGGAGACCTTAATTGAATCCTGCCGAAGCTGAATCTATTCGGTTAAGCAAAAAAGAAAGTAACGATTTGCAAATGCCTATCCGACACGGAATAGATATTGCTGGTGTCTTAAAGCATTCGTATAATCCAAAGTTTAATCCATCGCTAGGAACGGAAGCTCCTTTATTTATTGTAAATGAAGATTGGGTAAACTTTAGCGAACCAACAATTTTGCATTTTTTTAATGCAGATTCACCAGATTCTATAAGAGATTTAAAGGTTTTAAATCAAAATAAAAAAGATTATGGAAAGCGTTTAAATTCTAATATTTATGCAATAAGTCATAAAGAACAGGCATGGCTAGATAATTTACAAAAAACACATAATCTTGATGAAATTATTTTTTTACATGATAAATACCAGCTAATTGCTTTTGACTATAATTGTCAAGAAAAACCAAACCTATATTCTTTAACAACATATTATGTTTTAAAAGGATTAATTGATTTTTTTGTAACATCTGGATCGGACCAGCCAAGATATCAGTTGCCAGCTCTTTTAAGAATTATGCTTACTGGAAACTCAACTAATGCTGGAAAACATAGTGGGAATAATGTTCGTTGGTGGAATGATAAATCAAAAACATGACAAAAGACATACCACAGATTGTTAAAGAGTCTTTAATAAAAAAAGGAATAAGCATATCTAAAGCCTGTAATTGTGAAGGATCTGCCGAATACCCAATATGTGATAATTCAATAAAATACTGTAACAAGGAGGAATAAATGGAAGATGAACAATTTTTAAAAGCAGAACAGATTTTGTCAAATTATGAAACAATAATTAAAAACAAAATTATAAACATTCTTTTTCCAGCATTTGAGAAACTGTCTGAGAGTCATGTCCATTTTACCAAAGAGCTTGGTGAGGCTATAATAACAGATATTAAAAACTGTTGACAACTATAGTAGGCATAGAAGGATGCTGTTGGTCGGTCATGGCAGCAGACAGCCAGATTACAGATGATAACTTTAAGATGGTAAGCCAAGATACCCCAAAGCTAATTAAATATAAAGATCTAATTGTTGGGTTAAGGGGAGATGCAAGACCTGGGGACATAATTGCATACTCATGGAAACCCCCTAAGATATCTGGAGATATTAATACGTGGGTGGTAAACAAAATGATTCCCTCAATGATGAAATGCTTAAAGAAAGCAAATTACGACTGGTCTCATGATGAAGCAGACTTTAATTTCTTAATATCAGTAAAAGGTAAAATATTCGACATAGGCCCAGATTTTTCTATAAGCAAAAGTGACTACAAGGTATATGGAACTGGAAGCGGAAAAAATATAGCCATAGGCTACGTGATGGGTCAAAAGATAGACACCATAGAAGACGCAATTTTATCGGCAAACAAAGCTATTGAAGTGTCTGCTAAGTTTGATATACATACCAGCCTGCCCTCACAAATAATTGTTCAAGACTATAGTTGACCTTTACTAGCAAATAATAGTATAATTATATTATGTTTAATTTTGATTTAAGAAATGAAACCTTAAATTTAGTAGATGACTTTATACTGGATCATATTGATGATTTTAGTGAAGAAGAGCTTTACTGGATAATAGAAGAAGTAGAAAAATTAAGTAAATCTTTTTATAAAAAATTTAAAGACTTAATTGATGAAGATATTGAGTCGCTGGCTGAAGAGATTGAGGGCGAAGATTGAAAATAAAATCAATGGATTACTTGTGCTACAACTGCTGGACAAAAGTTTCTATATCTTTTGAAGATTTTGACACAGCTCTTTGTCAAAATTGCAAAGATTTTAAAAAATTAGAGTTATTAAGAAAAAAGATCAAAAGTATTTCTGCAGAAAATAAAGAGATGCTAGATAGACTAGGATCTGACTACGATGCAAGCGGGGTGCCATATTGGGAAAAATACGAAGAGCGTTTAAAGTATATGGAAGACAACGGCATATGAGCGAGTCATTAATGAAAGAATTTGATAATGCTATAAATGAAACTCCAACCAATCTAACATGGGCGGAAGAAGAAACTGGTTTATGGAAAGGCTGGATCTACAGCCCAGAAAAAAAGAGATACTACTTTGATGACATTGGCAATGAATCACTGTCCAATCTATGGAATAGTGAATTTTTAGGACAGGCAGATAAATGATATATCACAAACATCTATTAGTAAATGCAAGAATATCAGACCCAGTTAGGTCTGAGCAGCAGGGAATTGATTTCTTAAAAGATCTTATTGAGTCTGTAGATATGAAAATCATAAAGGGACCATTTACCTCATATGTAAACAAAGAAGGAAACAGAGGCCTTACTGGTGTTGTTATGATTGAAACAAGCCATGCTGCATTCCATATCTGGGACGAGGAGCGTCCAGGCCTAATCCAGTTTGATCTATATACATGCGGTGAACTAGATTTTGAAAAAGTAATAGCTTTGTTTAAAACATACTTTGACGTTAAGTCTTTAGACTATGTTCTTTTTGATAGAGAGAACGGATTTGTAGTTGAAAAATCTGGCCAGGAAGTAATTTAAATTATAACCAAGGCTTACTGCAAATATTGTAAAAAGGTAGTCTCTGGCCAAGTCAACGCAATAACTCAGCTAGAGTCTAAAAATTATTTAGTAATAGGTGAATGCCCTGTATGCTCATACGAGATACGAAGAATAGATAGATCAATTATAAAAGAATAATGATCTATATTCCACGATTAAAAGTGCGGCGAAAAGTAGATAGTTTTCAGTCAACTACGTTGACCATATTATGCTATAATGGTTACTATGGGCATATTAGATAATTTTGAGATATTTCTGGAAAAAACGGAAGAGACAGAGAAGTGTCATTACTGTCAGAGTAAAGCTAAATATAGCGATATAGCTAAAGTTGATGAAAAGAAATATGATGTAGTAGGCGTATGTGAATGTCACTCATTTAAAGGATTATCATCATAGGAAACTAAATAATTTCAGGTTCCTATAATGGTCGTAGAGCAGTTTCCGAAACTGATAATGTAGGTCCGATTCCTACACCTGAAGCAATATTTAGTACATATAAAGTAGTTGACTAAAATAATATAGATATAGTATAATATATTATATGACTGAAATAAAGATACCAGGATATAAGCAAAATCCACCAGACTGGTGCGATGATTGTAATGCTGCTCCAGGGGGAGAGTGTCCAGATTGTGGATGCACTCATAATTGTTGAAAGGCGGGAACAATGATAGAACTACTACTAATAGCCATTACATGGTATGCAACTAAGGTATTTTACACCAGAGATACACGGATCAAATGGGTAGATTTTGGAGATCCTAATATAGTTAAAGCTACATGTTACAAATGTGCTAAATCAGGATATGTCGGTATAGATCACCTACGTGCTCCATATTACTGTATGAATTGTAAATAATGGCTATTCTATACGTATATTGGATCTATCTAATGTTAGGTATATCAGCCATTGCTATCATAGGTGGAGTAATCGAGCTATTTAGATCAGATAAATAAAAAGCGGGGAAGCCATGGAATGCAATGTATGTTATATAGATAAAGAACTCTTCCTATATACCAAAGGCGATCTAGTATATTCACTATGTCAGATGTGCTTATATACCCAGAATCAGATAGACATATTCCATGCATGGGGTAGAGAGCAATTACGTATAGCCAAAGATACTGGAGAAGCTCCATTCTAATTGGCTAAAATATGCTCCTAATTCCTATATCCCCCCGAACTTTATACCCTCTCTAATAGCCTTATATGACCTTTTAGAGCCATATTCATCAGAGATCTATCAAAGTAAATGCTATTAATTATAACGTAAATGTTATCAATATATACTTAGATAGATATACATGTAATTGAGCGATCCCCACTTAGCCCCGTAATGCTCCACATTGCCCCACATGGCATATATTACCCATATTGTCAAGAGCTTTGGGCCATATGTTATATATATGTTATATAAATGTGTTCCAGGATATTTAAACATGTCTCGTAAAGTGGAAATTTTGCCCACATATTCTGCCATATTTTATATATATTTTGTTATATTCTATATATGTTTCTTTAAATTAATATACATTTATTATATATTCTGAGATATTTTCCAGGATTTTTTATACCTTATCGTAAAGACAACATTCTGCCCTTAGCTATATACAACAAATGGGACATATAACCCAATGTGTACCAATGGTACATATCAGGCATATATCCCAGATGTATGTTTATTTACTTATATATGTTATGGTTACTGGACCACATAGATTATTGTATCTATCTATTTCTGCTTGTTTCTTAGCCGCCTCATTTTTCTTCCATTTACGGAATGTCCTTAAAGAATGATTAGCTTTCTTTCGATCCTTGCCAGCTTTGACTTTTTCGGTCATGCCAGGGGCTCATGCATTTCTATAACCTCAGCAAGATGACTTGCTAGCATAATTGCTTCGGAAGTTACTCCTTCCTCCCAATAAGGTCGGAACTTAGAAGCCTGCTCTTTAATAATTTCTTTCATTAAATCCATTAATCTGTCTTGCGTATATAATGGAAATCTATTTACAATTACACTGGCACATATAGAAGGGTTGAACCAATGATTGTCTAGAACTTCTTGTAACTGTTCTGCTATTTTATCTTCGTCTGTTCTTTTACCCATGTCCGCCTCTCATTAAGATTTTATCAAAAAGGTTGGGAAAGGTCAAGAGCACGTTCTCTCAACCCCTCCCAATGTTAGTTTGTTTACTTAGTCTTTGTTGGGACTTCGGCTGTAAACTTCATACCGTTCTTGTCAGCTTCCGCTAACACAACCTTGGCAGCTCCTGAGAAGCGACCACGGCGACCAACTGTAATGCCCTTGCTTTTTAGATATTCACGTTTTGTTGTCATTTGTTGCCTTTCGATAAATCTGAGCTCCGCCTTGAAGATCAGAAAGCTTTTCTTATATTTTATCATAAATTGGGGGATTTGTATATAGCCTCGTAAAAACTATGCTATGCCCCCTTGCCCACAAGTTTATGGGATCTCGTTTAGATTAACTAATCCTTCAATCATTGCTGTCTCTTCCTCTGCAGTTAGATCTACTATGTCTTCATCGTCATTCAGCCAGCCGTCATCATCTAGCACAGTAAGGAAGCCGTTGTCTAACATCCAGTCTGTTATAGCCTCATCTATGTACTCTGCGCCATACTCCAGAGTAAATGAGGCGGGAACCTGAGACCATAATTTATCCCAGATAGTATCAAGGGTTGTCCCATCAGTAATTGTTAAATCGCTATAAAGATCGTCCTTAGAGTATTGATCATATTTATCTCTAATTAAATCCCATGTCCAAAGCCATACTAGTGACAATGAAACATCCATGCCATTTAAAGTATTGACCATTTGGTCCAACTGCATTTTAATTTTTTGTCCTCTGTCATACTGAATGTCATCCACGGGATATAATCCTTTCATTTATGGCGAAGGTTAAATTATACGTCAATATATAGCATTCTGTCAATGCCTCTAGTTGGCCTTCCCAATACCTTCTTTCCATAGAGTCCATTGCTTCCTCTGATTCTTCCTCAGCTTTGGTAGCATAATCAAGCTGAGTCTCTGCTTCCAGCATAAGGTTCTTTAATTCCCCGTGCAGAATGTCAGTGCCTGATTCCCCCAGGTCCACCAGTTTTTGAAGGCGGGGTTCCAATAGAGTATCCTTATAACTCATTATATACCTCCAATAGATGTTCTATAGCCATAATTTGTCCTTGGATATTTATCTTAGATTCAACATTCAAATCCTTATCTAAGTCTTGATTAAGACTAATTAAATGAATATTCATATATTCTATTAACTTATCCGTAGTATGTGTTCTCATCTATATACCCTTCTGCTAGTAGACCTTCAAAAAAATCCCATACAATTAATAATTGTTTATACTGTTGTTCTTCACCCTGAGATTTGGCGGTATCAATAGCCCAAGTAAGACTATTACCAAATGCTTGTATATCTTTATATGTATAACCTAACATTATGCTTCCTCATCCCATTCTACATAGTATTGGTCTTCGGGTTTTAAATCATAAAACTGATTAAATCTACCCTTTAGATAATTACTCTCACACATTTCAGCAAATCTAAAATCTGCAAATAGTTGACCTTCATCTAAATTAGAGTTAGTCCAGTCTTCGACCAGTTGTTCTCCAATATAAGAATATTCTGCGTCTATCACCATTTGGTTTTCATTCTCCAAGAATGACATATATTTCCTTTCGCTAGGACCTTAATTATATAACATACCACTGACATTGTATAGGCTATATCCGTGTGATTCACACCACATGAGCCCAGCTTTGTCCATATGCTAGGATTTCAGGAAAATAAATTTGACTTCCGTAAAGAGCATATGCTACCCTCACCCGTGAGCGCAAAGCTAAACCCCCATGCCAGAAGGGTCATAGGGGTTTAGGATGAATGGCTGCTAGGACCTCAACGAAAGGAAAGCCTGCCTTACTTAGCATCTAAAGGAGATGCACCATTCGTTCTTCTAAATTTAAACTACTAGTAATCTTTCCAATGCATACTTCTCACAGAATGAAGTTAGGTCCATTGTGAAGAGCGCTTTGTTATTCATGCCACGGACTTTGTTTAAAGGATCTCGTGCATCCGTATGCTCATGAAGACTGAATGTTTGCTGGTCCCAATCAATGATGGCAATCTTATGTTCATTGTCGCCAATCTCATTTACGTATAGGCCCCATCCAGTTTCCATATTCCACTGATCAGCAATGATATTGCTAATAGCGATACGTGTTGCATATGATGAATCATTCCAGCGTGGTCTCGCAGCAATGACAGCGTCCGCTAATTTACCTAGCATTTGATGTCCTGCCCAGTGACCGTATAATACAATTGTTTGTCCGTTCGGTTGAACGAATCCAAAGTTTGCTCTATCTCCCATTGCTATTCCGCCATTTCTTTTAGTTTAGGTGACTCTTCCGTTTTATTTAATTCTACCACTTCATAGGCCTTTTCGTCAAGGGCCTTTTTAGATTTATTATAATGATGTGTGCAAAATGCCAGTTCACCATCTAATAGTTTAATTAGATATGATGCACGGGCTACGCTGCAGCTATCGCAATAATAAACTGGGGATACATCTTCAGCCATCACAGTTGATTACCTTCCATCATTTCTGCTAGACGATCTAAAATCCAGGAATCAATATCATTAATATCAATCTCTGATAGCTTTTCGATAATCTCTTCACGAGCAAATTTATACCCGTCGTCAAAACCATCTTTGTAATCTGACATATTATCTCCTAGTGTATCCAGTAGGTTCGTAGTCTGAGGTATAACTTTCAGTTAAATTATACTTGTCACGAATCTTACTTACTTTCTCAATACTACCAGTTCCAACATTGAAAGTCAACGGTGACATTGCAGTTGGGTCTAGTCCGATTATTTGTGCATCCCAATAGGCCATCTCCATTGACAGCCTATCGGGTGCGGTAAGTTCAAAGTACATTAGTTCCAATCCACATCTGTGCTTTCGATTGACCAATCATTAACTTCAACATCGCCATTGTAAGATGTTAAAGAAAGTTCATCGCCAAGTTTGTAATGAGCATCAAAATCTTCAACCTCATCAAGTGGTACTTGCATTATTACTTCAAAGTTAATAGTTCCAGTTATGGTAACTGTCTTTGATAGTTCAAATCCAAATAGTTCTGCAATTTGTTGCAGCGCTTCTTCTTTTGTATAATTAGGATTATACAGTTCAACTAGAAGTTCTTCTAATTCATTAACTGTACCTTTAAGTTCGTTAAAGTTATCACGAGAACGTCGACCTTGTTCTAGGTCCCATTCTAAGTCTGTAACTTTAGCAATTGGATATGTTACATTTTCTCCTTCAATAAACTTGTATTGCACAAGTGCACTAGGATTGTATGTAGCAGGTACAGCAGGTGTTACTGTTGCTCCGTATGTGTCTTCCATGTTAGTTTCCTTTCGTTTCGGTAGTGGTTAATAGTACCATGTGGGTCTGACATTTTTCCATTGCCTCTGCATCCTGCCATGAGCCTTGATTACAAGATGAACAGAATTCGCCACAGTCATTTTCACAATAACTTAATGTGTCATAAGATTGGCAAGCATAGCAACGGTTATCCCATTCTGCCAATTCTTTTACTTCGCCACGAACAATCTCATATTCCCCACCCCAGCCTGTCTCTTCCTCAAACTCTAATGTGAGAAGGGAGTTCGGAACAAGATTAGATAGTTTAGTTAAGATAGTTACAGCAGGTGACCAAGCAGTCTCGTATTTATATAGAAGCCAGTTATCATCACCTTCAGACTTGTGTTCAAGCAATTCGGTTTCAGGATATTTGTCATCATCTGATACGGCTACATCCCATTTAGTTCCCCAGTTAGATTGATTCCATGAATACCAATCTTTCTGAGTCTTAGCAAACTCAACAGATTTGCGGAACCAATCAGGGTCATTTAAGTCAAGACCTGAACGGTCAGGCTGGCAGGCATACTCTTCATCAGTAATACCTTCATCTTTATATGAGTGGATATTAAAGAAAGCAAAAACAGGATTACTATAAGTAACCTCTTTAATTTTGGTGGGGAAACCATTAGGAGTAATATCTCCCATACCATGATTCTCTTGTGCTAAAGTAAACGGCTTATTAAGTCTATCCTTAATAGAATCAATTTCAGACTTTGGACCTTGTATCGTTAATGTGTTATATACCCAATTTGGCATATTATTCCTTTCGTTGAATGTCGTAATTGTAGCAGAGGCTACTGACATTTGCAATAGGTTTTGGGGGATTTTATATAACACCCGTAAAGCGTTGATCGAGCCTCTAAGGTTGGGCGCAGCTTGTGTGCCATGTAGGACTTGAACCTACGATTACCGAATTATGAGTTCGGGGCTTTAACCAACTAAGCTAATGGCACTTTGCGATCCATAACGGACTTGAACCGTCGGCCTCTACCGTGACAGGGTAGCGCTCTAACCAGCTGAGCTAATGGACCAAGAAACGGGGCCCTTTCGGGCCCCATTTATTTAGGCTAAGGCTTTAACTGCTTTGAGAATTTTATTTTTCTCTGCAGTTAAAATTGGGTCGAACCCACTTGCGCCAGCATTTAGCGATTCAGTATTACCAGTGCGTGATGTGCGGTAATAATCTAAACGCTCAGTTAGTGCATTAAATGCACCCCAAGCAGTTCCCTTGATTGTAGAATTAGTTGGTGAGTTATGATAAAGGTCATCAATTAGAACAACCTTATTCTCCCACTTCTTCAATGCGCCTTTAACATCTGACTCAGGCTTTGGGTATAGATTGCGAATCAAATCCGAGAATTGCTTATCGGTAACTGATTGAGTAAATAACTCTTGTGCTTGCTTTTGAAATTCATCTGCATACGCAAATGTTAATCCCAATGCTTGACGGGCTTGCACAATTCTGCCTTCAGCAGTTTGTGTGTGGCGAATCTTGAAAGATTGCTTAGCGCCCTTCATTGCAAGGTTAAGAGTATTTTGGCAGACAACACGAACAGGTGTGATTGCTGCTTGAACGGCAACTGAGCCGTCGTGTGATGTCCATACGATTAAATATAACTTAGTTCTATCGTTAACACCTTGTGGGTCTAATACGATTTCACGAGGAATATCCAATGAGCCGAATACAACTTTGCCCTTTTTAATTGAGCCAGCAGATTCCCATTTTGCATCGCCATTGTCTAAAACGTTGTCGGCGAATTGAAATAACTCTTCATTCTGAACAGTCTTGTATCGCTTTCCAACAACTGATAGAACATCAGTGCCTTGATCAAATGGGTTATCACGAATCACATAGAAATTATCTGATGTATTTCTCCATGTGTTAGGGATGTGATCTGCAACGTCCGACAAGCGAACATTCCAGTTATTTAACTTTGCTTCTTCAAGCATTGTTGCGGTAGTTACATTTTCATCTTGAGCGAAAATGCGATTTGCAAGATTGTGCCAAGCAGGTGCGCCACGTAACGCAAATGCTACTTCACCATCTTGCACTTCTAGATTATGAGCCATTTTATCCTTTCGTTTGTTTGTTAGGTTTATTATAACAGTTGGCACTGACATTGTCTATCTTATTTTACATCAGGTTTCAGGGGTTTTCCACAGATTTCCGTAAGGCTGTGGATAAGTCCCCAAGGTTGGGCGCATGGGAAGATGGGGCGGGAAAACATAAAAACCCGCCCCAAGCTTTAGATTAGTGAATGAATTTCTTCTGGGAAATACGCCGCTGTGATCTTTTTATTATTAGTTACATCAAATACATATGCTTTTACATCACCCTGAAAGTTTTTTATATTTTGCTTAACTATGTTAGCAATTTTTGGATAGTTGATACTTTCAGCAAGTGGTATGGAAATGTCGTGAGATTTATTAGCATCATAGATTTCTAATCTATATCGCATTTTGTTCCTTTGTTAGTAGGGATAAAAAGTATAACATAGGGGGCTAGATTTTGTCTAGCCCCCATCTGTTATTTAGAGATAACGAGCAATAGCGTTATAGGTGCTTGCGCTAACTGTTTCCTCATCGGTCATTTTAAGAATACGGATAGCATTTTCCATTTCGTCTTTCATCTCACGATAAGAGTGCTGATGGATTTGCTCGTAGTCCTTTACTGGTTCAGCAGGAAAATCCTTTTCGCTTACTACAATATCAAAATCAACATTGAGAGTTTTGTTCCATTGGCGATAGTTGGTGCGTAGGTCTTGCGCCTTTGAGAAATTAGCAATAGCCCACTTCCCAATATCTTTTTTCCATGCTTCCAATTTCTTTTGGAACTTTGCTTCATTTTCATCTTGCTTTGTGTAATCAGCCTCTAGTTTGGCTAATCTTGTTTCTAAGGCTTTGATAACCTTAGCAGTAGGTATTTTTACCTGTATTGCTTTGCCTCTTGCCATTTGTGTTTCCTTTCGTTAGGTGGGTTTATTATAGCGGATACCACCGACAAGCGGTATCCGCCTTACGCTTAGTTAGTTAGACTTGTCCAACGCTCTTTGCCATTTACATCAAGCAAGATACGACTTACACCGCTTGGGTGGTTGTCTATTGCTTTGATAATACCTACAACATTACTGGTTGTAGTTGTGTAGGTCTGTCCGACCTCTAGTGTTGAGTTGGTCATTTGTTTCCTTTCGTTTGTTGTTAGTAGTATTATAGCGGACACCACCGACATTTAGTATCCGCATCTCATTATTTGAGAAAGTTATTGTGTGAGGTTAATCACATTCAGGCAGCCAAAACTCTAGGTGGTGTTGCTCTACGATAGCCCACGCTGGTGCGGTAAGGCTTCCCTTATAGGTAATCTGAAAATCATTTACTTTAGGCATATCTATCTCTCGATCAAAATCATTATCGTAGTATGCGTCAATGGCATCTATACAAGGCTTTACCATTTCAGCTGGAACGGGAGGGTAATGATTACCCTTTAAGTGATAGAGTAATTGTGTTTCTAAATCCAAAACTGTATCCTGTATTCCTAGTGCTGTTATGCTTCCCATTTATTTATCCTCTTCTAGTATAGTTTCTGATAGGTTGTCCATTTCGTCTATTGTAGCGCATAGCACCGACATTTCCTCTTTGCTTAGGCAGACCTTAGTTACTAGGTCGGCTACTTTGCTAGATAGGGCTGTGGAATACATAAATAAATACTTAGCAAAAGTTTCATCTGATAGTTCATTTCTGCGTTCATGGAGTTCGCCTGCTAATCCCATAATTTCATCGTCAAAAATACTATCTTTGGTTGCGTCAAGTATTCCGATGGCAGTTGCTAACATTATTTCACAACCTTTAGTGTTGCGTAAGAATTGCCTGAGTTTAGATTATCTATAAGTGGCATAATATCAGGAACAAGTAAATTGTGTAGCATGGCTTCTAATAATAGTGCCTGCGTAGTTGTATCTAATGCTAGTAATCGTTGTGCGGTTGGATTAGTTTCATCTAACTCTGTAATAAATCTAAGAGAGTGTTCTAGTGTTTTCATTAGAGCCTTTCGTTGTTGGATAAGAGTATTTTACCACAATACACCGACAATTCTTTACATATCTGTAGGGTTTCGGGGTGTTTTACATCACACCCGTAACGACACGCCCGACCCCGTACCCTTGTGGGCGCAGCTTCGGCGCTATTGTTCCCCGCTAAGCCCGTTGTTATCTATATCAGGTTTTGTATATAATAAAACAAATAAAAAAATTAAAGGGGGAAAAATTAAAAACAAAACAAAAAAGAATCCAATTAGCGCTCCAATTAATTCCATAGTATATTATACCTTTTCTGTTTATTTTTTACTAGCACTAAATCTAATATCTGCTTTACCATAAACACATAAGCCGCATGATACACACGCACTGCCTGCGCTTGAGATAAGCGGAATACTTTTCATATTCTCAGGACATTTAGCGCCAGGCTTACCCGTCAATTCTTTCATTGTACTTTCGGTAAGCGCAAAAGTCTTTCCTAAGTAAGCAAGGCGAATTCCTTCATTTACTTTTAGTTCATGGCCGATCTCTTTATTATCATCATCCGTAGAATAATATAAAGATAGATTAGATATATCTTTTAGAATAAGCGCTGCGTCTTTTACCCGCGTGTACACCCAAAATTGAATATCGGAATGCTTTTCGATAATAGTCTTCCAGGCATAGGTATAAGTATCATTAAAAAAATCGCCATCCCAGTGGATACGGAATAACTTAGGCGCATTCTTCTTATCACAATCGGCAACAAATTCTATGATCATCTCATCCAATAAACGCACCATTGTGTCATTATCCGCATTGCGTAACAATTCCCAATTGTGCAGCAGATTAGCCTTAACAGCCTTATAAAGTTTTTCTAATTTTCCCGCATAGCAAACAGTCTCACAAATAGTAGTTGCGCCAGGGCATGAGTATGACTTACCTGCAGGCAGGCCAAAAGTATTAGCAATTGCTGCTTGCTTGCCATTCTTTGTAACAAGGTTAGCGACTTTGCGATCATTAGATCTTTTTAATTTCATGGGAGTAATTATAACAGTTGGGTCCGACATTATAAATCCCCCATTTCCGCATCGGCCATACGTGTTTCCATATAGTCGAATGTTTCATCACGGTAATATCCCATTACACAAATTGTGCAAATAGAATAGTTAGTACAGTAGCATGAGTTAATATCATTCATGAGTTGACCTTTCGTTGTTTGAGTTGATAGTATATCAGGGTTGACTGACATTTATTACAAAACACCCCAGCTTTCAGGGTGTTTTTAATCACACTCTTAAGGACACGCCCGACCCCGCACCCTTGTGGGCGCGACACGCCCGACCGCGTTGTTAGCTATCCACAATTAAATTAGATCAGATTTTTTATGTTTTATTTTGCGTGTGTATTTTTTTTTATTGCGAACAGGTTGCGCCGCATTACTACGGCGCAATTCCTGAATTCGTTTTACTTTATTTTGAAGAGAAGTTAGGAACACGATACCCACTCGCTTCATGAAATTTTGTTACATCAAATCGCTCATTATCTTTTGCAAACATCTCCGCAAAGTCATGAACGGTTTTAGAAAAAACAGCAGGGTGAGTTTTATTGCTAATATATTTTAATATTTCAGCAGTAGCAATATAATCTTTTCGGGTCATCATTTCTGCGACACCAATCCAATCCGATTAAAGTTTTTAGTATACATTTTGCCCGTTGGCAAAGATAAATTATATGTTGCGAATTCTTTAGCAAATCCGACATCATAACATTTTGCAAAAGCCTCAAATGCTTGTAATGCGTCAGCGAATTTGTGTGTATATTCTAATTCGCCATCATAGTAAGTATCTAGTCTATACATTAGATACCCCACATTTCTAGAGCGCAATCGCAACTCTCTACATCGTAATTGTTTTCATCGCCCCAAAATACGAAGCCAGCACCGCCACACTCATCACAAGATACGGCAAGTATTTCTAGTATATTTCCCACTTTAGTTTTCCTTTCGTTGTTGTTAATGTAATTATAGCCTAAGCCACCGACAATTTCGGGATAGACACGCCCTAGAGCGCACCTTCCTGAAATAATCCGATTTCCAATTCTAATAAAGTTTCGGCGGGAATATCTGAGAGGTCAAGCCACCCAGCACCCTCAGAATTCATGGTGAAAATTTCAATGTATCCCATTATTACTCACCAACTTTCACCGCTATTGTGCGGAATTTATTGCGGAAAGTTCCAGCGTTAATTTCTACCAAATAGGCTTCGGTATTATCACCATACCAAATTGGGTGAGGAGATTTCTCTGCTGAGATAATTTCTCCACGCAAAGTTGTTGATTTGTAAGTCTTGCCAATTAGCAAGTTTTCTATTGTGTATAAGTTAGCCATTGTTAGCCACTTCCTTTCGTTATACCGCAATTATAGCGGAAGCCACCGACAATTTCATGTTACTTTCCAGTAATTCCAAATAATGAGACGCTCAAGCAGTGTGTTGTTAATCACACCTAAATGTCCGAATTGTCTGTCAAATCGACACGCCGCAGGATTCGGGGTTTTTTTATAGTGTGTCTTAAATCACAAAATGCCCCCACAGCTTTTGTGGGCGCTTCCGATTTTGTCAAGCCGACACGCCGTTATTTATTTTATTTTTTTACCAAATTTATTTAGTAAAATTTCTTCAACCATTTTTAATTGTATTTCGGTTAGGTGATCTAACTCAACCGAATTTTTAAATTGGTTAGCTAACTTATCTGCGCCGTTTTCCATTATTCATTTTCCATTTCTGCTAAATAATCTTCATGCTCTACTAATCCCATTTGGTAAGCGATAGGGTCGCAATTAAAAAGTATTTCGGAGGCGGTAAATGTTGAGTATCCGATTTTTACATCGGGATAACTATCATCTAACATCTGGTCGAAACTTTCTTTTATTTCGATTTCTTTCTCTAATTGTGATTTCATTTATCTCTTCTAAGTAATACGATAGAATAAACAAAAGCAATAGAGCCAACTAGTAGCCATGTCGGGATATCTATACCGACACCATTAGGCCAAAGCCCGTTAATGTATAGCGAAAAGTATTCGCTATCTAATAACAATTCTAAGTTCATTATTCGTATGCCTCCCAATCTAATGTTAATGATTTAGATAATTCATCTTCGTCATATTCGGTAGAGCCTATTACTAAGCCTTCTTCTAGTGCCTTATTATAGGCTTCTTCTTCATCAAGATAAGCATAAGCATCGCTTACATCTGCCTGAATAGTATCCCATTTAGTCATCATTACATTTCCACCTTTCGCATATGTGCTACAACATTTTTAGAAACTTTTTGTAGGTCTGCTACGACCTTATTCATTTCATCGGCGCTAGTAGCCTTGAAATCAACGCCTAGTAGTTGAGCGCCGTCCCATATTGAGTATGTTATTGTCATTTTATTTTCTATCCTTTTCGTTAGTTGTTAGTTGGTTATTGAGCGGTTATTTGCTAGGCTCACCTTTCGGATTATTTGCTAGGCTCACGCTCTAATTCTTTATTTAATTTGTATGTCGCAAGACTATCAGATTAGACTGACATTATCAAGCGACACGCCGTTAGGCGTTAGTGTGATTATGCTCACACACGGACTCAATTTCGTGTCCGAATTCCTCTACGAGTTCCTCGTAGATTTCGTCCATATAGTCTAGATAATCGTTCATTAGATTACCGCCTTTCTTTAGTAAGAGTTTCTTACTTTCTTTATACTATAATCCTAACAGGGGGGACTGACAATTTGCCACTCACAAATCGGACATGTCGGACAAATTAAAAAAAACTTTGCTAAAACCATATGAGTTACATCACATATGGTCGCACTAATGGGGCATATCGGACATCTCGCAGGGGTGTATCATACAAATTAAAAATATATTAACATTTTATGAAATCTAAAATACTAGTCGACTAAGATTATATATCTAAGATCTTAAAATTAATAATGCTATAATTTAATTATGGATAATACAATAAGCTGTAAGTGTAATGGCTGCATGGCGTGCAAGGCAAGCGGTGGCTGTGATATGAAAATGTGCAAAGGCCATGACAATATGTATAAATCCGAAGATTATGAGTCAGATAACGAAGAAGAAGACAAATGGGACAATATGCAAAAGGCTTGTTGGAGCGGATACAAGCAGGTAGGCATGAAAGATAAAAATGGTCGACAGGTACCTAACTGTGTTCCTATTAAAAAATCTTTATTTGGTACAGAAGGACCTCAGACTTTAATTCCTAAAAATAAATAATAAATATCCTTGACCTAGAAATATTTTAAATGCTATCATGATAACCTTGAACAGTTTTCGGAGATAATATCAAGGGGTTAAACTTCAGGTGCATACAATGACGGAAAAGTCATTAAGCAAAGCAGGAACCGATTAATTGCGGGTTTACAACCTAGTGCCAGTTTCGGGGATACTCTTTAATTTTTAAGGGGTGTAGGGGTTCCTATGCTCCAATTCTGGAAAATACACAGAAAACATAAAGCATAGAAGGAAATATATGGAAGAGTGCATAGTAACAAATGTTAATACCTTCCATGGCTTAAACTTAGAAGATAATCTAGAAGTTATGATGAAAATCCAACAAACGGTAATAAGTAAATACATGTATCGTTATGAAAATAAAGATCCTTTTTATATAAAAGCTTTAGTAGCTAGAGAAGATAATTTTAGCGTGGTATTTCCAGAAGAAACTGGAGACAAAATTACATCCGTATGTGAAGGTGGATCTATACTTTTTAATGAAAAACTTAAATTTGAAGTATTAAAAGGAAAATTTTTTGAATATACGTTTTTAGTAGATCCAAGACAGAAATTTGGAGAAGGAAGCAAGTCCTATAAAGTTTTATGCAAAACGGAAGAATCTTATGAAATTGAAGTTATGGCTAATAGTGAAGAGGAAGCTATAGAAACTGCTAATAAGCAAGATTTATGTTATTGGAATCATCATCAGCCTAGTAAAAACAAAAAAGTAAGACCTGTAACTGCATTTGTTGTTTGGGACAATTTTAAGGTAACTGAAATTAATGAATAATGGCAAAGCAGATTATATAACCATAGGAGTAATCTTTTTTCTTGTAATGTTGGTATATATATTCTAGTCAACTAGGATTATATAGCTATATATAGTCTAATATTGTATAATGATGGGATGGGTACTATTTATAAGAAGCTAGTTGCAAGTATGCTTATCTTTGGATTTGCTTACATATTTCTATCCTACGTATTGGTTTAAATGTACGAGGTTGAAGTTTATAAATTAAAAGGCGGGGGATCTGGAATAATTTCTCCTCTTCCAGTACAGAGAGATTGGATGGATAATCTTCCATTTGATGCAGTATACAGATGTATGCCTATGACATTGGCTAACCAGATGGGGTATGGCATATCATTTCCAGAAGATATCTCCTTTACCTGGGATGGGACATATGACTCAGAAGAAAATCATGGAATTACAGTACATTCTGGAGATACTTGGATACATAAACATAGAGGTTGGGCCACATTAGCTATATCTACAGGACTTAGATTTAAGACAGATAAGAATACTAGCATGTTGGCCTATCCTATTCCTAATAAGTTCTATGAAGGATTTCAGGTATATACAACACTTCTTTCCACCTCCTTTTTTAAAGGTGCATGGGAAATTACTTTGAGGTTAACCGAACCTAATAAGAAAATAACTATACCTGCATATACACAAATAGCAGCATTTATGCCCTTTTCCGCCGCCGCACTTAATAATAGTAAAATTACTGTTAAATATAATGAAAGAATGTTAGAGGACTTTCCACCTGAAGATCAACATGCATATGTAGATAGTCAGACAGAACTTGGTAGGGGTACTGGACTTTATCGAAAAGGAATTGATCTAAGTGGCAAGAAATTAGGAGAACATGAAATATCCAAATTCACTCTCTTTTTCGACGATTCACTAGACCGAGAATATAAGAGATATAATGTATAAATACAATCAAATAATAATTAACTCTATGCCTAGAAGTGGATCTACTTGGTCACAATACCTATTAGCAAAAAGTATTAACCGTAGAGGAGGAAATCCTCTAGATTCTAATATAAATACAATTAACACTAGCCCTATCCCGTCTTTTGACAATAACTTTGTATCAAGATCTAACAACATCATGTCATTGTATGGAATTTATGACACAATAAAACAGGTTACTGTTGTAAGAAACCCTAAAGATGTTATATCTTCAGTAATTACTAAAACGTATGGGGGAGCTGGAGATACTGTATCTAACGGGGTTGTTATTGCAGCAGAAATCCCTGACTTTAATATGGACGAACACATATATGCCCAGATACAGATATATAAAGGGTATGCCAAAGCGACACTAGATAATTTTAAAAATCTTAATGTCTTTACTTTCGACCAGGTTACGTCAGATATTAATTTTTTCACAAAAGCACTGTTAGGAAAAGATCTTTCTCTTTCTAATGAAGATTGTGATAAATTTTTAGAAAAAGCAAGAAAAGAAATACGAGTTCACCCATTATCTCATCCAGGGTACACTAATGCCGTACCAGAAGAAAAGCCTAAAATTTATAATAAGGCTAAATTGTTTTTTACAATTAAAGAAAACTTAGAAAAAGAAAATTTTTTAGAAATTACAGAAATGTATGATGAAATTACGAATATGTGTAAACAATTTGAAAATGAGTTTAAGGCGTCTAAATCCTCTTAATGGCAAATAGGTGACAGATGTGTATAAAATTGTCTTAAAACGGCTCTCAAAGGCTTAAGAGGGCTAATCTGCAGGTTTAGGTAAAGCTATTTTCTAAATAATTTTTTAAATTTATACTTAAATAATTTAAATTTTATATACATGTTATACTCAGGGTCCCCTGGCTTGAAGTTTGCACCAGTAAAATGATACCAACCGCCTTCAGAAGAGGGGTTATTGGTAAATTTAGAAAAATATCTTGGGCTCATGAATTAATTATACACCCTAATAAAATATAAACCCAGACAGAGGCGGGTCCGTCTGGGCTTAATGCATTCTAAAAGAACGCAACTGCAAACCGTAAGCTTGCATCTATGCAATAGTAAAATATTTTAATTTATAAGTCAATAGGTTTAATTGTAGCTTTTATTTTTTTTAAAGGTCTGTATGAAACGTGTGATTGACCACCTGGATTTTTTTTCTTTGTATTTAAATCAAAGTTTCCAAATATATTTAATAAAATTACTTTCATTTCTAGCATAGCAAACATATCTCCTATGCATTTTCTAGATCCCATTCCAAATGGAAAGTACGAACCTCTTGGAAGATTTGTTTCAAAGTCTTTAGTCCATCTTTCTGGCATAAATTTTTCTGGACTTTCATATATTTTAGGGTTATTGTGAATAGGATAAGAGCTTAAAACAATATTGGATCCTTGTGGAAAAAAATAACCGTCAATTATAGAATCTTTTTTGCAAAATCTTGGCTGTATCCAAAGAGGAGGATAAATTCGCAAAGTTTCTTTAATTATAGATGAGCAAATTTTTGCGTTAGATACTAATTCTATAAAATTATCATCATTTCTTTTTGAAAGTATTTCTTTTGCTTCTTCTTTAAGAAGATCAAGGTATTTAGGATTATCATTTATGTTACATATTGCAAAAGATAAAGCATTTGCCGTAGTTTCAAACCCAGCCAGTAGCATTGTTAATATTTCATTATTTATGTCAGATAAAGATAAATTGCTTTCTGGATCTTGGTATGATTTTATAAAAACACTTAATAAATCGTTTGACTCTATAGGATTTTTAATTCTTTCATCAATAGTTTTTTGAACAAAGTTGTATAGCTCAATTGAAGATTCTCTAAATTGTTTAAAGATTGGTAAATTAGTATGATCAAATCTATGAAGTAGAGGAGACACCGTTCTTTCTCCGTTTGTCACACAGATATCCATATGTTTTTTAACAAAAGAAGTTTTTTCTTTAAAATCAATGCCAAATAGAGATTGACAAACTATTTCAAGAGTTAAATGCACCATTTCAGTATGTACTTCTATTTTTTTATTTCTTTGCCAATCAATCATTTTGTTTTCAGATTTGTCACACATAATGTCAAAATAATCTTTTTGTATTTTTTTATAATTTAAGCTCGGCTGCGCAATATTTCTTCTTTCAGAATGGGTAGGCTCTTCTAGTGTTAACATGCCTTCGCCACCAAATTTTCTAATTCTATTCCAGCCTCTACCTTTTGAAAAGTTATCTTTTTGAGCAACAGATACTTGGTATGCAGCTTCTGGGGAAAAAGCTGTAATGTAAAGTTCCTTATTTACAAAAAAAGAAACAATTTCTCCATGTTTTTTTAATATTTTTAATAAATTTTTTGCTCTATTTCCTTGGTTAATATGGTAGTTAGCTTTTAATTTAATTATCTTGGGTATTTTTTCTAATAAATTTCTTTTCTTTAAAGTTTTTAAAGTCATTGGTTTTAGATAAAACATATTTTTTGGAAAATAAAAAAAAGGAGGTATGTTTACTAGATTTTTTTTAGACATCTTCATTGCTATCTACAGAAGTAAAAGAAGGAACGGGTCCAAGCAAAAAACCTTTTTCGTGATAGTCAATCATTTTTTGAACTTCTTCTGGCTCAGCAACTGATTTCGATATTAGCACTAATAAATCATATATCCTGTGCAACATAATATAATTAACCATTGGAAGGTTATCTTCTAAGTTTTGAGAAGGCTCTTTTTCTTCATTCATTGGGTCTACCTATGTCTAGCCAAAATATTTCTCGACCCATAGAGTCTGTTTCTTTTATTTGACCACCGTCAGTAGGAACTTCTTGATTTAACAAGTTTTTCAATAGATTCATAACGGTTACTCCCAATTGTTGTTTTGTAACTGCAAGAAAGGCAGTATAAATATATTCTATCATTTAAATCTACATTAGGCATAAGAAAGCCTTGATCCATAGGACATTCAAGTCTAGGAACAAGGCCTTCTTCCGATAGGGCTATATATTTAGATACGATTTGTATCTTTTTCAATATGGCTCCTTATTGTTTAGGGAAATCTTTTACAATATCCTGGGCTTTGCCTGTCGAAGCAGACCATGATGACCAATCTTTACCGCCCTTAGTCATAAAATACGTTATCTCTGCGTTTGTTACTGGATCAAATAATTCCTTATTTGAAACTAAATTAAATTTTTCTAATCTGTCTACGCCAAGTTCCCCTAGCATATTAATTTGAAAAATTCCGTAAGATTTATCTCCAGTCGATTTGTTGTCGTTTAGAGCAAGCGGTCTCCCGTTTGATTCTACCCTTGCAACAGACCAAGCTGTTTTTAAACTAGCTCCTTCAAATCCAACAGCCCACAGCAAATCTTTTAAATCTTCTGGGGAAAGAATTTGAGAGTGCTTATAAGTTTCATTGCTGAACTTATCTAGTATTTCTCTTTTTAGTTGTTTTTCAGTTTTTTGTATTTCTACAGTTAAAGCTTGAGAAGCCGTAGGCCCTGGTTGAACGGAAAATAAAAATAGTACTACTACTCCTATTGCCATCCAGTTATGGACTACATCACTCAAACGTTCTTTAATTTTCTCCATTGGCATTCCTCCTTTAGAGATAACGAACTATAATAATACCATTAGAAACAAGAATAAGTCAATCTAGTCAACTAATATTTTTTGTGTAAAGTAATGATTTAGCGTTTATATATAACTATTTAAGTTATTAAACATTGTTTTAGTTGAGTAATAATAATTTTTTAAAAAACTTATAAACACTTCTTTTTATAAATAAAGTTTGATACACTTAGACCTCATCCAAAAATAATCAAACGCTAAGCGAAGAAAAAGGTATATATGTCAAAAATTATTGAAAACCCATATGAAAATTTTATTGCATTGTCTCGTTATGCAAGATGGATTTCAGAAGAAAACCGTCGTGAGACATGGGCAGAAACAGTAGATAGATATTTTGACTACATGATAAAGTATCTTAAAGACAACAATGGCTACGTCCCAGAACCAAATTTATTAAAAGAATTAAAAGAATCTGTTTACAATCGTGATGTAATGCCATCAATGAGATCTGTAATGACAGCAGGACCTGCTTTAGATAGAGACCATGTTGCAGGATATAACTGTTCGTTTATACCAGTAGATTCTCCACGATCATTTGACGAGACAATGTATATACTTATGTGTGGAACGGGAGTAGGATTTTCCGTTGAGTATAAATACATTAATAAGCTTCCAGCGATTCCAGAATCTTTTGAAAAGTCTACAACAGTAATTATTGTTGAAGATTCTAAGTCTGGTTGGGCAAAAGCGTTTCGTGAATTGCTTGCACTTCTTTGGTCTGGTCAAGTTCCTTCAATTGATGTAAGCAAACTTCGTCCCGCTGGCGCAAGACTTAAAACTATGGGTGGTAGGTCATCAGGACCACAGCCATTAGTTAACTTGTTTGATTTTACAATTGCAAAATTTAAATCTGCAGCAGGTAGATCATTTAAACCAATTGAGGCACATGACATTATGTGTAAGATTGGAGAAATTGTGGTAGTTGGTGGAGTTAGAAGGTCTGCATTAATTTCTCTTTCTAATATTAATGATATTGAAATGGCACAAGCAAAAACTGGTAATTGGTGGGAGCATAATGGACAACGTGCTCTTTCAAATAACTCTGTTGCGTATTCTCGTAAACCAGAGATGGAACAATTTATTGCAGAATGGAAATCCTTATATGATTCAAAATCAGGAGAACGAGGTATATACAATGTGGCCGCAGCTCAAGCCCAGGCAGCCAAGTATGGAAGAAGAGATCCAGATATACACTACGGAACTAACCCTTGTTCAGAAATTATTTTACGTCCTTATCAGTTTTGTAATCTTTCAGAAGTCGTACTACGTGAAAAAGATACAAAAAAAGATATTGAGCGTAAAGTAGAACTAGCAACAATTCTTGGAACATGGCAGTCTACTCTTACTAATTTTAAGTACCTTCGTAAAATTTGGAAAGATAACACAGAAGAGGAAAGATTACTAGGGGTATCTCTGACTGGACAATTTGGTCATCAGTTTATGTCTGGAAAAGAAGACTTGGTGTCTTTAGAAGCATTTTTAATGACTCTTAGAGAAAAAGCTAGAAAGACAAATAAAAAAGAGGCAGGAAATCTTGGAATTCCAGAGTCTGCTGCTATTACATGTGTAAAGCCATCGGGAACAGTATCTCAATTAGTTGGAGTATCTTCAGGAATGCATGCTTGGCATTCTCCGTATTACATTAGAACAGTTCGTGGCTCAAAAGGAGACCCAATATCTACATTTTTAAAAGAAGTTGGGATTCCAGTAGAGGATGACGTTATGAAGCCAAACGACACCTATGTATTTTCGTTTCCAATAAAAGCTCCAGACGGGGCTGTGGTTAGAAAAGATTTGACGGCAATTGAACACTTAAATATTTGGTTAGTTTACCAACGTGCATGGTGTGAGCATAAGCCATCTATCACAGTTTCAGTAAAAGAAGATGAATGGATGGAAGTAGGAGCTTGGGTATATAAAAACTTTGATGAAGTCTCTGGTATATCTTTTTTGCCCATGTCTGATCACTCATACAAGCAGGCTCCGTATCAAGAAGTTTCTAAATTAGAATATGAAGACCTGGTTGCAAAAATGCCTAAAGAAATTAGATGGGCAGACTTGTATTTTTACGAAACAGAAGATGGCACATCTACAAATGCCACTCTTGCCTGTAGCTCAGACGGAAACTGCGAGCTAGTAGATATTTCTTCATGAGGCTAGATTCTAAGACATCTTACAAGATTTTTTTAGAAAAACCTGTCGGTAAAAGTAATTTTTATATTGTTCCTGAAATTATTTTTAATCTTTTTTCTATATATATAGTAAATAGTTTAATTCTACAAGGCTGGAGATCCCTGACTGGACACTAGGCAGGCTTGTCAATATCTATTTATGGTAGTATAATATAATTGGGTTAAACCCCAAAATTGCTGAGCGCAATGCTCAGAAATAGGAGGATCTAAATGAAAAAAGATCTTAAACAGAATGGACTATTAGAAATGCAAGAAAAAATTCTAGCAGCACTAGCAAGTTATGGCCGCCACTTCTTAGGTGCGGCAATTGCCTTGTACATGACAGGGAACACAAACCCTAGAGACCTTTTGATGGGCGGAATTGCAGCTTGTGCCCCCGTTATCTTGAAGGCGTTAAATCCAAATGAACTAGCTTTTGGATTCACCAAGAAGTAAATCTTACTCGATTGGGATAGCTCCTGTGCTAAAATTGGCATAGGAGTTTTCCTATTTAGGAGTACTAGCAAATGGCAGGACAAAAAAATTGGGAAGTGGATCAAAACACAACCCACACGTTTGAAGCAATTTATCAAGATCAAGATGGAAATCCCATAGATCTAACTGGCGCTTCTGCAAAAATGCAAGTCCGTGATTTAAAAGGCGGAACTAAATTAGCTTTTACCCTAACATCGCCATCTGGCGGAATTGTAATAGACCCCACTAACGGTAAGCTAACAATTAAGATGACACCAACACAAACAAGCAAGTTATTTTATCCAAAATCATCATATGACATAATGGTTACAGATAGCAATTTGAATAAAATAAAACTACTTGAAGGCTTTATATCTCTTAGCAGATCGGTAACCATCTGATGGCAGAGCAAGTATTTATATCAGGAGTAAAAAATCAAGTAGTTGTTAGTTCCCCAGGACCACAAGGACCTGCTGGAAGAACAATATTAAATGGCTCTGGAGCACCTTCAAACAATTTGGGTACAACTGGAGATTTCTATTATGATATTGTTACAACAAAATTCTATGGACCAAAACTTAATGATTTGTCTTGGAGTAATGCTCAGCAAGTAACCTTAGTTCAAACTCCAGGAGAGTTTTCTTTTTCTAGTTCTTGGTCTTTACAAAATCTTGTTTTATTGCAAGGATCATACTCCATAGAAATACAGCACAATCTTGGATTTAGCCCAAACGTAACAGTAAAAGCTAGTTCAGGCGATATTGTAGAAACTGAAGTGGATTACAATAGTTTAAATAAAATAACGCTGAGAATGGCTCAACCATTTTCAGGGACAGCATATCTGTCATAAAGGAGAAACAAAATGGCAAGAAAATTTGTAGTAAATCTTGATCTAAATAAAAATGAACTTTTAAATGCTAGAGTTCAAAATTTAGCAAGCGCACCATCGTCACCAGTATCAGGACAGATTTATTTTAATACATCAAATAATATTTTATACTTTTTTGATGGAACAAACTGGATCTCAACTTCTGGTTCATTAGAAGTAATTCAAGACGCAATTGGTCAATATGTAGTTGGTGGGCAATCATTAACTGCCTCATATAACGACACCACTGGCGAAACAACAATAGACCTAGACAACACAGCGGTTACCGCTGGAACATATGGGTCAGCATCCTCTATTCCATCATTTACAGTTGATGCACAAGGTAGGTTAACATCTGCTAGCGAAATAAGCATTCCAGATCCAGTAATAACTCTTTCTGGAGATGTATCTGGCTCAGCTACAATGACAAATCTTGGCAATGTTACAATTACAACCACAATTCAGCCAAATTCTGTTGCATTGGGATCAGACACAACTGGAAACTATATAGCAACAATTGCTGGTACAGTTAATGAAATTGAAGTTACTGGCTCAGGATCAGAAACATCTGCTGTAACAATTGGTCTTCCAAATGATGTTGAAATTACTGGAAACTTACAGGTAGGCGGAAATCTAAATGTAATAGGAACAGTAAACTCTGTAAATACAACACAGATTAATATTGAAGATAATAAGGTAAAGCTTAACAGCAATGCAACAGGCGCACCTACTGTAGATGCTGGAATAGTTGTAGAAAGAGGAAGTGCCCCAGACGCAGAAATTCTTTGGGACGAAACCGCAGATCAATGGAAACTTGGTAGCACTGGAGCACCTTACCATGCAATTGCAAGAAAGTACTCAGAAACAATTGGAGATGGGTCTTCAACTGTTTTTCAAGTATCTCATTTCTTAAACACAAGAGACGTAGCAGTCACTGTTTATGACATATCAAGTAAAGAAGAAGTTATTGTAGATACAACACACTCAACTTTAGATATAGTATCAATAGGATTTGCTTCAGCCCCTACAGCCAGTCAATATAGAGTTGTTGTAGTAGGCTAAAATGTCTAAAAAGGTTAAATCTTTATTAAACATAGTTTCTCTTGCTTCCGATCCACAGGGAAGCATGGGAGACTTGTTTTTTAATTTAACTGACAGAGCCTTAAAGATACATGATGGAAATGGGTGGGTTTCTTTAACAAGAGATCTGTCTTTTTTGCCACACACACACGACTATGATGGTAACGTACATACAGTAGACGTAAACGAATTAGATTTTGAAACAATAAATGAAAATTCAATAATTGAAGAACAAAACCCTGTTATAATTGGGTATGACGGCGGAGTCCCAGACTCTCAGCTAAACATAATAAATAATGCAGTAACAATGGATGGTGGCACAATTGGCAACTAGTTTCCCAACAAGCTTAGACACTTTAACAAACCCGACAAGCACAAGCAGTTTAGCAAGTCCTTCACACGCAGATCAACATATAAATGCCAATGATGCTATTGAAGCACTTGAAGCAAAAGTTGGTATAAATGGCTCAACAGACGTAAACTCAATTCAGTACAAAGTAGCAGCGGTACAGACAACACTTTCAAACTTGTCCAATACCACTAACGAAACAGTTACTCTTTTAGGCCTTGAAGGAAACAACGATTTAACTGTAAGTGGTATAGAAAACAAAACAACATTAGATACATTTTCAAAAACAGCTTTCAGGACAGTAAACTATCAGTTACAGCTTTCCAGAGGAAGTCTTTATGAAACATCAGACATTTTAGTTCTTAATGATGGAACCGACATAAACATCTCGCAGTCAAACATTATTTCTAACACAAGTAGTTCTCTTGCAAATGTTACATTTGAAGAAAATTCAGGTATAATAGGGCTATGCGTAACTCCAACGAGTACAGCAGTTACTGCAAGATATATTAGAACAGCAATAAAAATATAAGCAGTAAAAGGGGATAAAAAATGGCAACAGTAGTAAAAAACTTTAGAATCAAATCAGGTCTTGTAGTTGAAGGCGCAACAGGTACAATCAATGGCCAAAATATACTTACAGAAACAGGCGGAAATGCCTACATCCTTAACCTTGTTGGAGGAGCCACTCTTGTAAAATCCGTAGACGCAGGAACATTTGCAGTTGATGGTGCAGGAAATCTTACAGTAAAGGCTAGCGTATTTGATGCTTATGGATCAGCTTCATCTGCTCAATCAGCAGCAATTTCTGCAGCAGCATCAGACGCAACCACTAAGGTAGCAGCAGAAGCAGCACTTAGAGTATCAGGTGACGCAGCATCAGTAACAACTGCAGCATCAGACGCAACCACTAAGGTAGCAGCAGAAGCAGCACTTAGAGTATCAGGTGACGCAGCATCAGTAGCAACTGCAGCAGCAGACGCTACTTCAAAGGCCAACGCAGCTCAAGCAGCAGCAGAAGCAACAGCAGCATCCGCTCTTTCATCTGCAATTAGCACAGAGGTTTCAAACCGTAATACAGCAATTTCATCAGCAGTAAGTACATTAGTAGACGGCGCACCAGACCTTCTTAATACATTAAATGAACTTGCAGCAGCAATTAATGATGACGCTAACTATACAACAACTATTACAACAGCTCTAGGAACAAAAGCTCCTCTAGCATCACCAGCATTGACTGGAACACCAACTGCACCAACCGCAGCAGCAGGAACAAATACAACTCAGGTTGCAACAACTGCATATGCAAAGGCAGCAGCAGATGCAGCACAAACTGCAGCAACATCAGCAGCAGCCTCAGATGCTACAACTAAAGCTAACGCAGCACAGTCTGCAGCAGCCTCAGATGCTACAACTAAAGCTAACGCAGCTCAAGCAGCAGCAGAAGCAACTGCAGCAGCAGCTAATACAGCACAGCAAAACGGAACTACAGCATTTACATCAATTAATTACAACTCTGTTGCCAAGCAAGTTGCAGCAACAACTGGAAATATTGTAACCGCTGCAGCAACAACTGCTATCTCATGGGCAGCAGCAGATTACAGAAGCGCTAAGCTTGTAGTTAAAGCAAAAAATGGTAGCCACACTCAGGTATCAGACCTAGTAGTTACACTTGATACTTCTAACAACGTAGCAGTTTCTGAATATGGAATTACATATTCAAACGGAACAGAGTTAGCTGCAGTAACTGCAGATTATTCTGGCTCAGATGTAAGAATTCGTGTAACCCCAGCAAACAATAACACTGAAGTTGTTGTAGTTGGAACATTGATTAAATAATTAAATAAAGGGCCAGGGGAGAGCCTGAAATCTCCCCAAAAAAACAATTAGGGGATATGTGAACTTAAATGGCAACAACAGATAAAAACTTTAGAATAAAGAACGGACTCAATGTCGCAGGATCTGCCACATTCCAGTCTTCAGTCATACTAGGAACAACCCCTTTAAGATTCGATACAGCATCAAATAAATTACAAATTCAATTAGATAATACTTGGGTTAACGTTGCACTTGCAACAGATATCCCAGACTTATCTGAAGAAATTTCATTTATGGACCTTGGTCTGGCAATCGATTATGATGGAGAGCCTATATACACAGTTCAAGCCAACGGAGTAGACAATTCAGGCACAACTGGTGTAGCTAGTGGTGGAGATCCCTCTACCTCTTCATTTCAACTTGTTTTTGATTCAGGTTCAATAGCATAACAAAAAAAAATGATATAATATATCATAACTAAAGCAGTAAAAGGGGAATAAAATGTCAACAGTAAGAATTCAAATTCGCAGAGGTACCGCAGCACAATGGACTTCAGCAAATCCAACTCTAGCCGCAGGAGAAATGGGCGTAGAGTCAGATACTAGAAAAACTAAAATTGGAACAGGTTCTACTGCTTGGACATCCCTAGCTTATGCAAACGTTGTTCCTTCAGATTTAACAAATACACTTGGAGACTATCTTGAGGTAGCCGATAGAGGCGTTGCCAACGGAGTAGCATCACTAGATGCACAAGGACAGGTGCCGATTAATCAATTAGGAAATGTAATTGACGCAGCTCCTGGAGTACTAGATACTCTTAACGAGTTAGCAGCAGCCATCAATGATGACGCAAATTTTGTAACTACAATGAATACTAGCATAAATACTAGATTACCAAAATCTGGCGGAACAATGACTGGCGCTATTGCAATGGGTAATAGCAAAATCACAGGTCTTGCAACACCTACATTAGATTATGATGCATCAACTAAGAAATATGTAGACGATATTCAAACACAGACAGTCGCAGGAATTGCAACACACGGTCAGGTTAGCACAAACGTTCACGGAGTAGCAGACATGACAGCATTGGCAACAATGAACTATGTCAATACTGAAATTACTGCTCACAACAATGATACTACATCTGTACACGGAATTGCAGACACATCAGTATTAGCAAATCAAACTTATGTTACTGGTGCAGTCGCAGCAGAAGCAACTGCTAGAGGCGCAGCAATTACAGCAGAAGCAACTGCTAGAGCAGCAGCAATTACAGCTGCCGCTACCACAGCAGCAACAAATTTAGATACCCACACCGCAGATACAACAAGCGTACACGGTATTTCAGACACATCAGCATTAGCATTAACTGCAACTGTTAACTCAGGATTGGCACTTAAGGCTGACCTTGCCTCACCAACTTTCACTGGAACAGTTTCTGGTATTACAAAGTCAATGGTTGGTCTTGGAAATGTTGATAATACTGCAGACACAGCAAAGCCAGTTTCAACTGCAGCGCAGACAGCACTTGATCTAAAGGCACCACTTGCTTCACCAGCACTTACTGGTGTACCAACTGCCCCAACTGCAACAGCAGGAACATCAACTACACAGGTTGCAACTACAGCATTCGTAGGAACAGCAGTTTCAAACCTTGTAGCATCAGCACCTGCAGTACTTGATACTCTTAATGAGTTAGCAACTGCTCTTGGAAATGACGCATCATTCTCAACAACAATTACAAACTCAATTGCTACAAAGTCACCAATTGCTTCACCAACATTTACTGGTACAGTAACAGCACCAGCAATTACAGCAACAGGATTAATTACAGCCTCTGCTTCAGGTGTAGCATTTACAGACGGAACACAAACAATGGAAGGTGTACCATCACGGACACCAATCATTCAGAAGACAGCATCTTATACACTTTCAGCATTAACTGAAAGAGATGACTTAATTGAAATGGGATCATCTTCAGCACTAACACTTACAATTCCAACAGATGCAACACTAAACTTCCCAGTCGGAACCTCTATTGATATCCTTCAGACATCAACTGGTCAGGTTACAATTGCAGGTGCTGGTGGAGTAACTGTTAACGCAACACCTGGTTTGAAACTTCGTACAACCTGGTCATCTGCAACTCTCTTTAAGAGAGCAGCAAATACATGGGTTGTCTACGGCGACTTGATGGCGTAATAGAAATTTAAATAGGAAAAAGGAGATTCAAAATGGCAGCAGGTAAGAAATTCGGTAAAAAGGCACAGGCATCAAATGACTTTTTGGAGCCAAAAGCACCAACGTCAGTAGCCGCAACAGATGTAGGTTCAGGTCGTGCATTCAATAATGGACGTGCTGATGTAACGTTTTCTTTACCAGAAGACTCACCTGCAGCCACATCATACACAGTAACATCCTCTCCAGGATCATACACTGCGTCAGGAGCATCATCTCCCCTGTCTGTAACTGGTCTACAATCAAATACAGCATACACATTTACAGTTATAGCAACAAATGCAGTTGGAAACTCGCCAGCATCTGCTGCGTCTAATAGCATTACTGCAACAACAGTGCCTGATACAATTTCAACTCCGTCAGCAGCAAACAATGGAGCACAAAACAATAGAGCTTCCTGGTCAACACCAGCAGACGGTGGATCAGCAATTATTGATTATTATTTAGAAGATAATGGTGGAGGCGGAGACGACAATAAGACCGTAGCAGTTGGAACAAACAGCGTAGATTTTGCAAGCCAAAACAATGACTTTGTTTGGAACTTTAGAGTGCGGGCTAGAAATGCTAATGGAAATGGAGCATGGTCTAATTATTCAGGAAATATTACTACAACCCCATTCAGCTTTGCACCGTTCGGCTTTACCCCGTTCGGCTTCACCCCGTTCGGCTTCACCCCGTTCGGCTTCACCCCGTTCGGCTTTACACCAGGAAAATCAATTGGAGCAGATACATTAATTCATTCAAAGGTTCCTGAAGGTCTTGTGTTAGCTCACAACGTTTCTGCAGGAGATATTCTGTACTCAGCAGCAATTGATGATTTGCCAATGGACGGAGTAGGACTAGAAGAAATTATTGAATCTTGGTCATCTGCTGCCCCACAAATTAATACTGATATTGAAACAACAGTGGTGTCTATTTCAGCAAACATTGCAATGACCACTTATGTAATTAACGGAAATAAATATACAAATACACACTGGGTTCTAACCAAAAGAGATGGAATAGCAAGATTTATTTCAGCTAATGAAATTGTAGAAACAGATTTAATCTACTCTCCAACATTCAATGATTGGCAGCCAATTATTGAGCTAAGAGTTTCAGAGGGACCAGAGTTAGTTATTACTATTAACACAGAGCCTTATGACGTATTCTTTACAGACAACTCTTTAGTCCACGACTCAGTTAGACTAGACATAACATCACCTAACGTTATTACTGAGCCAAACCAAAGCGTTTCTGAATCTCTAGAGGTACTTTACCAGCAATGGAAAGACTCTACAGCAGGAGACACCGACCCTACAACCCCTGCCTAATAAGCATGCTTAATTTAGTTAAGCATATTTACAATATGGGATTTGTTGGTGCAAAATCAACAAAAGGTTTTATTTTTCCAATATTTAGAAAATACCCTAAGTATATAAAAGGTTCTTGGATTCAATGGACTTTAATGCAAGACGTAAATGGAAACAAAGGCATAGAATGCCTTTACCTTAATGATAAAAATCCTTCTGGAACATTAATATTTTCTAATTTTATAAATAACGAATATCCTACTTCATGGATAGACATTTCAAACATACAAAATGATAATATAAAAAAATGTAAAGATGCTGTGATAAATAGAGTTTACTGCCAGCCTTATTATAGAAGAAAAAAAATAAATATTTCATTGGCCATATTGGGATATACTGTTTGGTGGGCAAAGTATAATGTTAGAGTTAGACAAGGTGTTTCTGCAAGCAAAACTGGATCTGCTATGCATAAACAATCAGCTAAATTAATATTAGCTTTAAGGTTTAAAAGATCAAAAAATAAAAAAAATGAAAATATAATTTTGGGAGAATCAAAAGAAATTATTACAGAGCCAGACTTAGAGCACTTTAAAGATCCTATTTTACCAGCAACTTGGCATTCTCTCAGACCTTACGAAAAAAACCCAAATGAAATTTTAGAGAAATAAAAATTATGATAACAAAACTAGAAAACATTAGAAACGAATTCTTATATAAACAATATAAAGATATGATTGACTCAATGTATGAAGAAGTAGGTTCTGCAAAATGGGGAGTCAGAACAAAAATTAAAACAAAAAAAATTTCTTTAATTGATTATAAAACTTTTAATTTTTTTGGAATGTACCATAAAGAAATATACAAATTATATTTAGAAATATCTAAAATTATTAAAGAAGAGTGCAAAAAAAACAAAATAAACTTTGAAAATAATTATTACTATTTATTAGGAAATTTACTAGATCAATCTGTCAACAATTTTTTGGTGACAACTCCAGATAGAACAAGGTTAAATTTTTCTGGGATATATGTAATTAAAAGCAATAACAATAAAATGATAATTAATGAAAAAGAAATAGATACGCCAGAAGGTACCTTAATTCTATTTGATAAAGGAGATATAATAGATTTTTGTGATACAATAAATAAAGATAGTATGTTTTTATATTTTTCTGTATCTACATTACAAAATTTGCACAGACAATACTATCAGAAATGGATTCCATTAGTTTGATAAAGATTGAATTTCTTCCAAAGTATAGAGGACTTGAAAAAATATTCCCAAATCCTCAATCGGTATCTTCATTGCTTCCAGAGTGGTGGAAAAAACAAAAAAGCTATTTAAATGATGATACATCTGTTCATAGCGGAAATATGCTTTTAACAGTAAAAAAATGTCAAGCTGTTTTTGATTCTATGACTTTTGGATATTACTTACTTTGCCCTATGGATTTAAGCATAGATGCTACAGGAGATATTTTAAAAATTGATATTCCAAATGATACAAGAGAGTTTCAAAAATTTTTATTAGCTCATCATTTATCTGAACAAATAAAAGAATACCCTATTCCTAATAATTTTCATAAGCAAGTTATAAGAATACATCCAATGTGGGTTGCCAGAACAGAGCCAGGGTATAGTTGTTTGTTTATAAACCCAATGCACGGAGAAAAAAGCCCTCTACAAGCTATCCCAGGGTTGATAGACACAGATAAATACGCTTCTGATGGTTATTTGTCTTTTTTTGTAGAAAAAGGATTTAAAGGAGTAATTGAACAAGGCACTCCAATTATTCAAATTATTCCTTTTAAGAGAGATGATTGGGAAAGCTCGCTTAATAAAGAAAAAGATTCTGATACACAAATTAGAGCCCAGCAACTTTCGGTTAGATCAGTTTTTAGAAATGGTTATAGGAAAAAAATGTGGTCAAAAAAGATATTTCGATAAATAAAACGTTTCCCATATTAAGGGCACCATTTGAATCTAATTCTTGGCTAGAGATGTCTTCAATGAGTTTTAAAGATATTTTAAAAGAATGCAACGTTTTTTATGATTGGGCAACCTGGGATCAAGTTTTAAAAAAATATAAAAATAATGTTTTAAAACCAATAAATTTATATGTAGATAATTTTGGAATCAAACCAGAAATAGAGATAGTTTCTAAAAATGAGATAAATCTAATATACAAGAATTATTCAGATATTCTTTGGCAAGGACATCCAACAAGCAATAAACAGGTTTCTAGTATATTTTATGCATCTGAAAAATCTATGGTTAGGCAGTTTTATCCATCATTTTTGTCTATTGAAAGCTTTAAAGACTTGTTAAATAAAAATAATTTTAAACAAGTTTCGGACAGAATTTTTAAGATATATGTACCATGGATTGTTGATTGCGATGCAGAGTATAGTATAAAAAATATTAAAAAAGACCCAGTAATATGCATTATTGAGACTAGTGGGACCTTTGAAAAAACTAATAATAATGATATAATAAAGGAACCAACTTTTATAGATTTTTGTTTTTTATCTAATGAAAAACAAATAAGGTTAATAGAGAGAAATACTCCACTATTTTATATTTCTATAAAAGCTACAGAAAAGGTTATTAAAAAAATTATTAATGAGTGATAATAATTTAATAATTAAATTCACCCCAGCAGAGGTTAATCTTAATTTTGAACCAAAAGACTATGACGCACCCTCTCCTGCCATAAATAATTTGCCAGAGTGGTATAAAAAGCTTTCCAGATTTCAAACCTCAAATGATTTGCTAAGGTTGTTTCCAGTAAATGATAGAGGAACAGACGGTAGCGCTGGCTCTACTAAATTATGTATGCCATTTTTTGATTCCTTAACAGCAGGTTATATGTTTTGCCTAGAAGATGATATTGAGGTAAGTTTAGATAAAAATGGGTTTCCTTCTATTAAAAATACAAATAATTTTATGCTAGTAGATAAAAGAAACATGATAGAAGTTGCAGTTCCACATGAACACCATCCAATGCATTATGGCTGGAAAATTCCTTGGCATTGCGAAACTCCACCAGGGTATTCTATTTTAATTACACACCCACACAATAGACATGATCTTCCATTTACCACTCTTTCTGGAGTTATAGACTCCGATGAATGGAACGCACCAGTATTTACAGCATTTTTTCTAAAAAGAAATTTTATGGGAACTATTAAAAAAGGAACGCCTATATTTCAAGTTTTTCCATTTAAAAGAGAAAACTGGGAAATGTCATTGGATTACTCCAAAGAAGACATAGTGGTAAAAAAAATCAAAGAAGAAAAAAGAAGAATATCAATATATTCATATTATAAAGATTTTATATGGAAAAGAAAAAACTACACAAGAAAAGAGAAATAAATGGAATACTTCCTATCTGGAAAAAATAAACCTAGCGGAAAACCTCACAAGTTTTTTGAAAGGATTTTAGATAATGATTTACAAGATTTGTCTTTATTTTTACAAGATCAATATTCTAAAATTGAAAATTTAAGCATTAAAGGTATTACAGAAGTGGGCAAGTCAGACTATTGGAAAGAGTCTGGTAGTGTTTCTACTATAAAATGGAGAGACTACAATGTTTTTCAATTTTATCATCCAGGAATTTACAAACTGTATAAAGAGCTTTCTGATGTAATAAAAGAAGCTTGTTCTTATTATGATATTGATTTTGATAAACAGCAATACATGGTGCAAGGATGGTTTAACATAAATTATGCAGAAGTTGGAAAACTAGATTGGCACGATCATGGAGGTCCTTATGCTCCTTATTTTCACGGATTTTATTGCGTAAAAGCAGAACCATCAATTACTTATTACAAAGTTTTTGAAAAAGAAACTGAAAATCACAATATAGATAACAGAATGATTGTTTCAGAAATGGGTCACCCTCATGCTATGGGAAGTTGGGACTGGGAAGGACCAAGAATTACAATTGCTTATGATATTATGCCATTAAATTCTATCATTGAGGCAAAAGCAAGTCCTCAGCATTGGATACCACTTCTATGAAAGAAAAAAAAGATCATAAATTTTTTGAAAGAACTTTAGATAATAATTTAGAAAATCTTTATAGTTTTTTGTTAGAAAAAAATAATGAATTAGTTGAACAGGCAAGGAAAGAAATGGGAGAAGGCTTAAATAAAGCCCTAGCTCAAGACCCAGGAATTCTGGATGCTATTGCTACAAAAAATAGTGACAGGTATAATATTTGGGAATTTGACAACCCAGAAATAAAAAAGTTAAAAGAAGCTATTGCTGACATGACAAGAGAAGCTTGCGAGTACTATGGCTATAACGACAATTCGTCAAAATTTATTACCCATGGTTGGTTTAATTTAGATAAAAAAATAATTAACAACGTCCATTCGGTAGACCCAAGAAAAGACAGTTCGTTTTTCCACGACCATATGGACGGTTCAGGATTTCCACAGCTACATGGATTCTACTGCGTAAAAGCAGAACCTTCGATTACTTATTATAAAATCAACAATAAAGATATTTTTGAAAATATTAATAAAAACAATAGAGCTATTTTATCAGAAACTGGCAACCCACATGGCAGAGACGACTGGTACGGGGATGAGCCAAGAATGACAATTGCCTATGATATTATATTAGTTCCAAAGGGACCAATGAATGAAGATAGTATTTTTACGGATCTGTTTGAATGAAAGATATTGGCATAGTTTTGTATTCTTTTCAAAATAAAGATTTAATAGAATTAGTTGAAAAAAATATAGAAAATTCCAGTGGATTAAACAATTTATTTTTTTATATAATTGATCAAAACAATATTGATAGAAAAAAAAGTTTAAAGTCTAACTATTCAAATGTAAAAATTTATTACAAATATGTAAAATGGGATAGCATTAAAAGCCCAATTTTGCATAAACAAGAAGGGTATAGACTTTTCAAAAAAGAATACTTTTTGCTAATTGGAGATGGGGTAAGCCTAAATAAAAATTGGGACGAAGATCTAGTTCAAAAAATAGAACTACTCAGCCTCAATGAAGATTGTATAATTTCTGGAAATCACAGACTTATACCATATTTAGAAAACCCATTTATTGTTTCATATAAAAAAGAGCCTATCTCTGAAGACACATTGACAAAATATATAGATAAAGATTTTATTTTTACAAAATCTAAGTCTTTTTTATATAACAAATTGCCAGGTTATTTAAAATATCATGGAGAAAGAGAACATTTAGCTATATATTTTAATTTTACAAAAATCTTTGCCCTTCCTACAACTTTTTTTAAAAATAAAACAATTGAGTTAGATAAGGTCGAATATTTGCCTTTTTCTATATATCACGGGTATAATGAGTTTGTGAGTAAATGGAGTTCCAGCATTAAACAGGTGTTTGGATTAGAAATATCAAGTCTACCATTTTCAACAAACGATGTTTTGTATGATCCTTCTGGTTCATTAACAGACAAAGTTGGCGGAGAAAGATATTTAAACTTTAAAGGAGTAATAAATTGAACAGCATGATAAAAATTGTAGAAGATTTTATATCAGAACAAGATGCATTTGCCCTGATAGAAGAGATGCAATCTCCTTCAAAAAGAAACCCGTACCCAGAGTATTATAAAGATAGAAATGGTGGAACTGCTTTTCCATACAATAATAGAGTAATGGATATTCTTAAAAAATATTCAGTAAGAGCAAACCATATACAAAAAGAATTTTTTAATTTAAAAGATAATGTAATTGTTACCAAGGCTTTTGGATCATGGTGGCAACCAGGGCAAAGTGGAAGTCCTCATATTGATGCAATTGAAAAAGAACCATTTATAGAATACAGCACTGTAATTTACTTAAACGATGATTATGAAGGTGGAGAAATCTATTTTCCTAAACAAAATTTTGAGCACAGACCAAAATCCCTATCAGCTATTTTTTTCCCAGGAAATAAATATGATTATCTGCACGGAGTAAAAGAAATAACTAAAGGAAATAGATTTACTGCGCTTTACATGCAATCCACAAAGATGGACTTTGCCGACCCAGATTTTGGAGTATTTTAATGAATAGAGAAATTCTTTCCCTAGGAATGGCTTATTATAAAAATATAATACCAGACCCTAAGTCTCTAATTAAAAAAATTGAAGATTTAGAAATAAAAAGAAGTGAGTCTGTTGGATACAATTCTCTTTATGTAAGAGGCTGGCAACCCTGGGATTACGATCACGGCGGAAAAGAAAAAACTGTTTTTTGTTGGCAAAAGTTTATCCCAAAATCTGAAGATATTTCAAAAGATGATCTATTTTATCAAGAACAAAAAGAAATATCAGATGTTTTATTTGGGGCATTAGAAAAAGGATTGCAAGACTATTTTTCTATTTATCCATACTCTCAAAAAAATATTAAATCAAGAGAAAAAACAATGCATCTTTTAAAGTATAAGGAATCTGGCTTTTTGCCAGCACATTCTGACCACGGAATTAGCAGCAGAGTTTTATCAGCACTTCTTTATTTAAACGATGATTACGAAGGAGGAAATATTAAATTTGAACATGCAGGTGTAAGTTTAAAACCAGAAGCAGGAAGTTTATTGTTCTTCCCTTCTAATTACATATACGTCCACGAAGTATCGGCAATAACTTCTGGAATTAGATACGCTCTTCCAAATTGGTATCACAATAGATCTAAGCCATACTATTCGGATGGCACAGAATGACGGTTTTAGTAGTAGGAGCAGTCAGAGGAATTGGAAATGAAGTTGCCAAAAGGCTAGTCTCTTTAGGGCACGAAGTTATTGGAGTTGGAAGGCACGTCAGAAACTCTGATAATAGCGATACCTTTGAGTACATACAAACAGATATTGTTGATCAGGAAAAACTAGAAAGTTTATTTAAATCAATTAAAGAAAGAAATATTGTTATTTCTGGAATTGTAAACTGTGCTGGTGCTTACTGGCCATCACCCGCTTATGGAGAAATTTTTCCACAAGTTGAGCAAATGATGAATGTCAACGTTTTAGGTCCCTATAATGTTATATCTAAATTTCTTGCTCTTGTAGACCCAGAGAAACATACTCCAATAGTTAACATATCAAGCTTAGCGGCGCATCAAATAAATTCAGAGTCTATGTATTCAGCATCAAAAGCAGCTTTAGAAACATACACAAGGTCTTTAGCTAAACAAGTATGCGGTACTAAAATTAGGCCAAACTGTATAGCCCCAGGACCAATAAGAACTAGATTTACAAAATTTATGCCAGAAATTTATTTTCAAACTTTATTACTAGGTCAAGTTGTTCCGAAAGAGTATACTGTAACCGATATAGCAAATCTAGTAGAGTTACTTTTTGACGAAAAGTCTTCCAGCTTGTCGGGCCAGGTCTTTCACGTGGGCGGATATTAAAATTCCTTGATGGTACAATTTAATCATGTCGTATAATCTTAGAGTTTTATCAGACAACCCGCTGGCTTTTTGGCCAAGCGGAACAGATGATATTTCTGGATTTGACAATCAGGTATCAATATTCGGATCGGTAGATAACACAAATTTACCACTAGTTATTGGTGCAGAAAACTCTTCAAAACTTTCTGGAACTGCCGCCATTACCTACATAGATATAGATGGAATTGCGACTAAAAATTTTTCCGATGATCAATTTTCTATAGAATGCTGGGTTAGGGTAAATACTACCTCTTCTTTAGAAATACCAATTGTAGGAGACTCTTCTAATGATATAGGACTATTTTATAAAAAAGGTAATATAGTATTTTCAATAGGTACAAAGCATATAGAGTACACTGTTCCTTTCTTAAAAAAATCTATATATATAGTTGCAGTATACAATAAGAATAAAATTATACTGTATATAGATGGAAAGATAGAAGCAGAAAAAGATCTGTCTGGGTTTTCTTTTTCAAATCAATCTATTACAATGAAGTCAGGACCAGTTAATAATAGTTTAGACTATATGCTCTTAAATTGTGTATCTTTTTATAGAAATTCTTTGACTAAAGATCAGGTTTTATCTCATTATTTAGAAAATAAATCTTTAAGCCCTACTCAAATAGTTTACCCAGACCAAGGTAATTTTTTTGAACTTACAGATAAATCAATTTCAACAAAGTATTCTTATTCCTATCCAGCCAATAAATCATGGCAGTATTTTATTAACGATAATAATTTATACTATAACTCTCAAAAAGAATTTATCGGTGTTGTAAAGGGAAACGGAGATTCACAGTCTATTGTTATTGAGGATTTTATTACAATCCCAAGCGGACCAGAAATGAACTCTTCAAGAATTGAATGGGACGGGGATAATGGAATATCTGTTTCGGTAAGTATAGATGGACAAAACTATCAATCTTGCGTTAATGGCCAACCCGTACCCCAGTATTCATTAAGCTCTTTTAGTCAAACAAGAAATTTATATATTAGGGTTTATTTTACAACATCAGACGATAGCGTATACCTTCCATCCTTAAAATTTTTATCCATAAGCTTTTACAATAATCAAAAAATTTATTCAAAAAATTCCTCTAATTATATAGCCAGCCAGCAAGACATCCCTGTAAGCAATAACAAATATGAAATACTTTCTACAGATAACAGAAACGGCATCAGCTTAAAAAATCTTTCATCGTTTTATATAAATACGACAACCCCAACAAAATCGATAGAGTTTTTTTATACACCGTATTCTATTCAAAATGGAGGGTTGGTTACATCTGTTGCTACAAGCGGGTACAGCGCAAGTAGCCTTACTTGGTCAAGCAATACAATATCTAAAAGCAATATATCCAAGATATACGTTAATGGGGTAGATAAGACAAGCCAGACTAATATAAATAATTTGTTTTTAAAAGATTCTCTTTACCACGTTGTTATTGTTTTTGAAAATAGCATATATGGAGAAATTTCTATTAATAAATCTAGCGTTTTGGGAGGGCAAAGCCTATATCAGAATTTGGCTACTTATGAATCAGCCCTGAGTGCCGAAAAAGTTCAGGATCATTTTAATAAATATGTATCTTCCCAAGGTACAATTATTGAAGATCAGCTAGGTAAAATGTCAGAGCTGTCGGTTGATTATTTCAATTCTGACTGGATAGTGGTACAAAATATTTAAATATATTTAGAATATGGCAAAGATCTGGACTTTATTTTGAAATAATGGTAAACTTAGGGAACAATGGATATAAAAAACTTTAAACAAACGTCTGTAGAAGAAACAACTCTAGGGATATACGTCTGGGAGATGCCTGACGGAAGATGGGTTGGAGACGATGATGGCAACTATCTTTCAATTACCTCATTAAAAGGAAATAGATCAAGAATTGATGCTCTTGCAAGAGAAGCCAGATCTTATGGAATTTATGAAGGCAGCCCTTTATTTTTATCAAATAGAAGGAAGATAGATGACGAAGAATTTGAGCATCAAAAACAAAGATTAGAGTGGGGATTAGTCCCAGATGCTTTAGACGTTGGAAGCTATAAAGATGAAATGAAAGCGTTAAGACAAGGAAAATCCAAATGATAGAATTTCTAAACGAAGACAATAGTTTTGTTCAAAACATAGATATTTCAGACTCGTCAGACTTTTCTAGATTTCATAACAAAGCCCCTGTTCTAGACAGCGACCCATTCAATATAACAGAATCAGAATTAAAGAAAGTTCAGGGTTTGGGCAATAACTTTCGTAGAAAAATGTCTAGAGAGTTATCAAAAAGATTTGTTGGTCAAGACGGAACAGCCACACAACAGAACCTCATGCAGCAAGCAGTTACTGGTTACGCAATGTTTGACCTGGTTGAGCCAACATATAACATGGAATATCTTTCTAAAATTTATGAAATTTCACCATACAACTATGCAGCAATTAACGCAAAGGTTGCCAACATTGTTGGACTTGGGTATACTTTTGTTGAAACAAAAAAAGCAAATGATGCTCTAGATAATATTGAAGATCAAAAGCAATTAGATCGAGCTCGAAAGAAGTTAAATAAGCTTAGACAAGATTTAGACGCTTGGCTAGAAAAAACCAACGAAGAAGAAACTTTCACAGAAACATTAATAAAAGCCTATATTGACCTAGAGGCAACTGGAAATGGATTTATTGAAATAGGAAGAACAGTTGCAGGTAATATTGGATACATAGGACACATACCAGCAAAAACCATGCGTGTTCGTAGACTAAGGGACGGATTCATTCAGCTTCTTTATGGAAAGGCAGTGTTCTTTAGAAACTTTGCAGATTTAGAAACACCAAATCCTATTGCAGATGGATCAGATAGACCAAATGAAATTATTCATTTAAAGAAATACACACCAATGAACAATTATTATGGATTGCCAGATATTGTTTCTGCACAAAACGCAACTGCAGGAAATGAATTTGCTGGTAAGTATAATTTAGACTATTTTGAAAACAAAGCCGTACCTAGATATATTATTACCGTTAAGGGAGCCAAGCTCTCTCCAGAGTCAGAGCGTAAACTTTTAGAATTTTTCCAAGTTGGATTAAAAGGAAAAAATCATAGGTCCTTGTATGTCCCACTTCCAGCAGATAGCCCAGATTCAAAAGTTGAATTTAAAATGGAGCCAATTGAAGCTGGAACCCAGGAATCATCATTTAACGTGTATCGTAAGTCCAACAGAGACGAAATTCTTTTAGCCCACAGAGTTCCAATAAATAAAATAGGAGTTCCAGAAGGAATTAGTTTAGCCTCTGCAAGAGACGCAGATAAAATGTTTAAGGAGCAGGTGTGTAGACCAGCACAAGACATTTTAGAGAAAAAATTAAATAGAATTATATTAGAAAAAACAGATGCGGTAATGCTAAAGTTTAATGAATTAACTTTAACAGACGAAGACACCCAGTCTAAAATTGATGAAAGATATTTAAGAATGCAGGTAATTACCCCTAACGAAGTTAGAATTAGGAAGGGAATGATTCCTCGAGATGGCGGGGATCAGGTTGTAGATTTAAAAGCTCAGGAGAAATCTGAGCAAACCGCACAAGCCCTAAATTCTAGAAAAAGAACTCAGGAAAGATCTGCCAACTCACCAGATAATTCTGGGGAGGGCAGAAATGAAAAAGGTGGGGGAAGAGTCACCGAATAATTATTAGGCAACCAGTATTTGCCTTATATACAATACCGTTATAAAATTAGGCATATGAATATTGAAAAATCTTATTGGTCCAGCAATGGAGATAATATTAGCCTATCGGTCCCTTTTACAAAGGTTGATCGAGAGAAAAGAACCGTCTCTGGTTTTGCTACTTTAGACAACGTAGATCAAACAGGAGATGTAGTTACAGCAGAAGCAAGCATGAGAGCTTTTGAAAGATTCCGTGGCAACATTAGAGAGATGCATGGTCCTAACGCTGTAGGCAAAATGGTTTCTTTTAAACCAGAAACATTTTATGATCCAAAGTCAAATGATTTTTATAGTGGAGTATATGTAGATGCATACATTTCAAAAGGCGCACAAGATACATGGGAAAAAATTCTAGACGGAACACTTGCAGGATTTTCAATTGGTGGAAAGATTAAAGAGTCTGACAATCAAGTAAACAAAGCAACTGGGCAAACAGTTAGATTTATTAAAGAGTATGCTTTAATGGAGCTGTCAGTAGTAGATTCTCCAGCAAATGAATTGTGCAATATTCTATCTATTGAAAAAATGAATGGACAATTAATTTTTAAAGGAATTTCTACAAACTTAAAAACAGAAAATATTTTTTATTGTGAAGACAGCGACTCTGTATTTATGTCAACAGACGCTGAATTCAATTCCCCAGTAACTGGCAAGCAAGCAAGTCTAATTGGCTGGGTAGAAACTGATGATATAAACAAAGCAAAAGAAATAGAAAAGATTCTTGCTTCATTTAAGAAGTCAAGATTAACGTTGCCTGAAACACAAACAATCGCAAAACAGGCAAACGCACAAGGAGGTAATGAAGTGTCAGAAAACACAGAAACCGCAGTGGTTGAAGAAACCGCAGCAGTAGAAGTAGAAGTTGTTGCAGAAGCAACAATTGAAAAAGCTATTACAGAAGACGTATTAGTAGATGCTTCTGCCGAAATCGTTGAAAAAGCAACAGACATCTCTGATGAGATTGTTGTTGAAAAACCTGATTTTGCAAAAATGTTAGGTGATTTAAAAGGCTTTTTCTCAGAAACTCTAAACAAAGCTTCAGAAGAAAACGCAGCACAAGTTACAACTATTAAAAATGCAGTTGAAATTTTAAGCAAAAGCGTAGAAAGCAAAATTACAGAGTTGGCAGAACAACACTCAGAGCTCAGCAAAACTGTTGAGAACATCAGAAACACGATTGATGGAGTAGAAAAGCGTGTCGATGCAGTAGAATCAGAGACTGCAATTAAGAAGTCCTCAGACCTTGGCGGGTCTAGGGAAGTAAAAGTCCAAAAATCAAAATGGAACGGTTCTTTCCTCGGTTCCGTAAACGAACTAATAAAGTAAGAAATAAGGAGAAATAAAATAATGAGCAATGAAACATTAGAAAAGACAATCGCAGCTGGTACAACAGCAACAAGTACTTTTGCGTCCACTACTGGTGGTACAGGTACACACGCTGGTTCCGAAAACGGAAACGGTGGTTTACTTAACCCAGAACAGTCAGCTCGCTTCTTAGACTATATGTTCGATGCAACCGTAATTGGAAAAGTCGCACGTACCGTTCGAATGAGAGCAGACACTGCAGAAATTGACCGCATGTCAGTAGGCGAAAAGCTTATGAAACTTGCAACAGAAGGAGATGACACTGCTTCAAACGCAGCAGTTACTTTCTCAAAGATTTCTTTGACAACAAAGAAATTGCGCCTAGACTGGGAGCTTTCAACTGAGTCTCTAGAAGACAACATTGAGGGTGCAGATCTAGAAGATCACATTGCACGATTGATGGCAACACAAGCAGGAAACGACATTGAGGATGTAATCCTTAATGGTGTTGGCAGCGGATCAGATGCACTGTACAAGGCATTCCAAGGAGTTGTAGCTAAATCTAAGGCCAATGGCCGAGTTGTAGCTGGAGCTGGAGCTGGAGTTTCTCGTGAGCTATTTAACAAGGCATTAAAAGCAATGCCACGTAAATACATGCAACGTCGTGGAGACCTTCGCTTCTTAGCAGGATCAAACCTAATTCAGGATTTCCTATATGCTAACAGCATTGGCACAAACCAGACAATCCCACAAGATATCGCATCAAGCGTTATCCGTGGAGCAACACCAGGACTTGGTGGAGCAGCAGGATATGTAGCACCTTTCGCATTTGGTATTCCAATTGTTGAAGTACCACTTCTTCCTGAGACACAAACAGGTACATATGCAAGCCCATCAGGTTCACACGGAGATATCCACTTGACATTCCCAAATAACGTAGTTATTGGTATCAAGCGTGATGTAACTGTTTACCGATTCTTCTGGCCTCGTAAGGACTCCATTGAGTACACAATGTATACTCGAGTTGGCGTTCAAATCGAACAACCAGATGCTTGGGTAGTTGTAAAAGATGTTAAGGTTGCTTCTTAATTAAGAAATAATCTATTTATCTAAAGAAAAGCCTCCAATTTAATTTGGGGGCTTTTCATTTGAATTTACTAGTGATATAATTAAACGACCTAACCAAAAGGAGAACATATGTCATTCGAGACATTGAAATTATCTGAATTAAAGAAGGCAGCCGAAGACTTCGGCGTAGACGCAAGTGATTTAAAAGGAAAAGCCGACATTATTGCGGCGCTAACAGAAGACGGGGTAACCTGGGAAGTGTATAGTAAAGCAATTAAAGATGTTGAAGAAGCTAAAGAAGAAATTGAAGTATTACCAAGATTTGATTTAAATCAGGAAGTAGATCCAAATTCTTTGTTAGTTAAGATGGAAAGAGACAATTACAGATACGATGCTTTAGGATTTACTTTTACAAAAGAACATCCATTTGTTGCAATGTCTGCAGAAGCTGCTCAAGAAATTTTTGATAAGGAGGAAGGTTTTAGATTAGCTACCCCAAGGGAAGTTCAAGACTTCTACAGTTAATTTAACCTTTTAAAATGGCAGAGATTTATGTAAATAGCAGGACTCCAATAAAAAGCAAAATATATTGGGAGTCTGAACTTGTCAGCCCAGACACAGTTACAGTAAAAGTTTACGATGTTACAAAAGATCCTTCTATAGTCCCTGCCATTTCCCCAACTACAATCTTAACAACACTTACGGCCACTAGCGTAGAAACAGATTCTGGATCGTATCAAGTTATATTGCCTTTTAACTATACGGAAAGAAATAGAAGTTTCAAGCTAGTTTGGTCGTATTCAATTTCTGGAACAGAGGGATACCATGCATCATATGTTGATGTAGTCACTCCTTACATAAACATTAATGAGCATTTGCAAGATCTAAATTTTGGATCAGACCCTAGCGATCCAAATTATAAAAATTATCAAGAGATTCAATCTGCAGAGAGATATGCTAGAAAAATTATAGAAGGACATACACGTCAAGAGTTTTACTTATACCAAGACGTAGAAGTAGTATACGGATCAGACTCAGACGTATTAGTATTACCTTATAAAATAAATAAACTAAATAAACTGTATTCTAACGATATCCTTTTAATTGACAATCAATCTGTCCCTGCTGTCAACAACTGGATATTTAATCCAATTATTTCAGAAACTGGTTTTGGAATTAGAATCAATAAAACTAATTCAATAGACAATGCAGTTTATACTGCAAATGGATTTGTGCCACCTAGCGTTAATGATAGCGACGGTTTTTTGTTTGGAAAAAATATTAGATACACAATTCATGGTCAATTTGGATGGGACAGGATTCCAACAGAAGTTAGCCAAGCTTGTATTGAGTTAATGAAAGATTACTTTTCTAAAGATTCTATCTGGAGAAACAAATACGCAAAAAATGTTCAAGCATTTGATTGGAAATTTGAATATAGCTCTAGCGCATATGCTGGAACTGGAAATGCCTACGCAGACCAGTTACTAAGCTCATATGTTTTAAGTAATATGGTAGTAATTTAATGATAGATTTAATACAGTCCATGTTGCCTATGAACTTGGATATCTATAGACAAACAGATATTCAAGATGATAATACTGGTGCTATAAAAAAAGAATGGTCTTATTACTCAACAATTCCATGCTATGCAAAAAGCATTATAAGTAATTCTTCAACTTCTAGATCTGGAGACGCCCAATCTTTTTCTAACAAATACAAAAACGAGCAAATTATTCAAGTTCGTACCGAAAGTAAAATATCTTTAAGGCACAAGGTTTCAAACATTAAAGACAGGGACGGAAAATCAATTTGGACAGAGCAAGACTATCCATCAGAGACACCCACAGTATTTGAAGTTATTGGAAGTAGTCCTATAACAGATCCATTTGGTAGAGTAATTGGTTATAATTCTTCTCTAAAGAGATCGGAGAATCAACAAATTGGAATCTAACGTAATGCTGCTTCAAGCAGCTTCTGGTCTTGAAAGATTAATGTATAACAAAAGCCCAAAGGGAATTATTCAAGACAGCAATATTGCACAAATTTCTGCTGCCTTATATTATCAAGCAAATGTAGTTGCCAAATTAAGCAATAGCAAAAAGTTTAAAAGTACTTTTAAAAAAGTAGTGTTTAATCAAATAGAAAAAGATTTTGGGCAATACATAGATTCACAAGCAAGATCAAAGCCAAAAGCATTTCACCATGTATATGAATGGGGTAAGACTGGAAGTGCAAATGATAGATTGTTTAGTCTAACATCTTTAGATTCTGCAGGAATATCTTTTAAAGTTAATTTTAAATTTGAACCATCAAAAACATTTGTCCCTGGACCAGAAAAACAAAGGAAACACGTATTTCAAAACAAAGCGTCTGTGATGGAGTCAGGAATGGCTCTTAAAATTGCTCCACGCCATTCTGAGAGGTTAGTATTTGAATCCAATGGTGAGACAGTCTTTATGCCCAAAGGGGCTTCAGTGACCGTTAAAAGGCCAGGAGGACCTAGTGTTAAAAATCAATTTACTTTACAATATTCAAGATTTTTTAGCGGGAACCTTGTAAGTTCATCTATTAAAAAATCTGGATTTAAAGATATATTTAATTCAGCTTCAATGAAAGCATTAAAAATACCAGCAACAATTAAAACAGTTCAATATTCATTTTCTCCAAATTCAATTAGAAGCATGGCGGACTCAGCAGTAGAGATGTCATTTGGAGGCTCATTAATATGACAGCAAATTATAAACTAGATGCAATTCTAGAAATAAGAAAATTTTTATGGTCTAAATTGGTGGCAGCTGAAATATTTGATGAGAACGAATATTTTAGCGATAGTATAAACGACAAAATAGTTCCCATTATTCCTGTCCAACAGGTATCTGAAATGGATCAATTTTTGAGTGGAAAAAAACATATAGTTTATGACAAAATTGGAACCTCATATGAGGAAAATTGGATGGTCTGCTGTGAGCAGGTACTCTTTACTATATACTCCCCAGATGTTTCAGAAATCAATGAGATTAGGAATTTTATGATTGATGAGTTTAGAAGGGTAGACGAGTCCGCAAGAGACGTAAATAGGTTTGCAAGCCTATCTAATAAATTCAAATTTTTTAGCATTTTTGTAGCCGATATATCCCCAACAGAGCCATCAGAGGAAATGCAGGGTCTAATGTCTTCAGATGTCATTTTGGAAGTAAAGTATGCCAGAATGGTAGATAGGGTAGGAAGATTTCTATAAGTTGCTTTTGGTTGACTTGTTCCGTATAATTGCCTTAGAGGAAAGAAGCCTAGCCAGCTTGATTAAAAGATTTTAATATGTATATATATATAGGAGGAATAAATTAATGGCACAAAATACAGGTAACGCTAGAAATATTCTTGTTGGTGCATCTCCACTGTTTTTATCAGTAGAAGATTCAACAACAACAGGATATAATTCTAGCATGGTCCCAGCAGCAGTTGCGACCTCAAACACAGCAACACCAACAGCAGCAGTAGCAGGAACTGCTTCACGTAATACATTAGTACCAGCATTTAAAAACGGTGCTGCAGGTTCTGGATCCCCAGTAACTGGTTACGTTGCAGGTTCATCATACATTGATTCACTTAACGCAATCGATACTACACCAGGAACAACTGGTGCAGCATACCGTAACGTAGGTTACACAAACAACGGTTTGCAAATTACTTACAACCCAACATACGACTCAGTGACTGTAGATCAGTTACTTGATACAGCTAAGCTGTTTAAGTCTGCTATGGAGGTTATGATTGCAACAGAATTCGCAGAAGGTACTCTTGAAAACGTTCTTGCGGTATTTGGACAAAAGGCTTCAACACTAAGTGGTGGAGTTCTTGGACTTGAGGCAGGTGCCCTTGGCGCAGCCCCAGTTGAGCGTCAGCTAATTGCAGTTGGACAAGCTCCAACAAGCGATGCAACATCAAAAACAGAGCGTGTATATTATGCTCGTCGTGTTCTTTCTGTACAACAGTCACAGTTCTCTTTGGCTCGTAACGCAGCATCAACATTCCCAGTAACATTCCGTTTGCTTCCATCAGGAGCATCAGGTGATGCAGGTTCAGAGTATGGCGTAATTATAGACCGTACTTGGAACTAATTAATATAAATTAATTAATAGAAGCCCCCCATTATTTGGGGGGCTTTTTATTGCCCTTATGTTTGCTATATGTTATAATAATTTTAACTATCCAAGGAGGATAAATTGGCAACAACAGTATATGATGTAGAAGAAATTGAACTTCAAAATGGAGCAAAGGTCAAGTTAAAACCATTGACAATTAAAGCATTGCGAAAATTCATGGCAGAAATTAAAAAGACAGAAACTGCAGCAAATGAAGATGAAACACTTTCAATTTTAATTGCAGCAAGTGGAATTGCAATTGAGTCACAAGTACCAGAATTAGTAGCAGACAGAGATAAATTAGAAGACGCACTAGACATGCCGACAATTAATCGAATTCTTGAAGTTTGCGGAGGAATTAAACTTGACGACCCAAACCTGGAAGCGGCACGAGCTCTAGTTGGTCAGAACTCGATTTAGCCGCTCTCTTAGGGGAAGTTTTTCTTTTAGGTAATTGGAAAAATTACGAAGAGCTCGAAGAAAATCTTTCAATGCCAGAAATAATTCAAACCTTTAAATCTATGCACAAAACGGAAGATGAAAAAAGAAAGTTTTTAGCATCTTTGCAAGGAGTTAACTTAAACGAAAGCTCCGTAGAAGAAAGCAATAGTTTTGAAGATATAAAAAGAAAGGCTCTGGGTATACAGGCAAGTGCAGACGACGTAGTCTCACTACAAGGAAGTTATGCTGATGAAGCAGGCTTTGGAATTGGCGCAGGCTTAGGATACTCAAGGGTGTAAAATAATATAGATGGCTGAAGATCAGATAGTAACCAGAATAGTCGCTACGGCAGACTTTTCAAACCTTATCGTAGACTTAAATAAGGTTTCTTCAGCCTTAACTAATTTACAGACAAAGCTAAACGCAACAAACAAAAACCTCTCAGCGCAAGCAGCGGTAATGAACCGTTCCTTTGCAGAAACAATGAGAAGCACTGGGCAATTTTCTACCCACTTCGTAAACCTTCAATCTGATGTAGAGAAATTTGGATCTCAATTAGATAAAGGTCAAATAAAATTAAGACAATTCTTTCAAGTATATCAAGGTCATGTAAAAACAAATAGCGGAATTGTAAGACAATTAGCTGCTCAACAAGTGCAGTTACAGAATGCTATATTGCAACCACTAGGTAAAAACTCTGAAGGATTAATGCAATACAATGTTCATATTCCAACTGGATTAGACAAAGTAAAAAACAGAACAGCTTTAGCAAGACAAGAGTTGCAAATCATGAACAGAGTAATTCAAGAAGGAGCCAACTCTTTAATTAACTGGGGTAAGAACACTCAGTGGGCAGGACGTCAGTTAACAGTAGGTTTAACTATACCCCTTGCAGCATTTGGCAAGGCTTCAGCAGATGCATTTAGAAATGCAGATCAAGAGTTAACCAGATTAACTAAAGTTTATGGAGGACTAACTGCTAAATCTTCTTTAGAGTTAGCAAAAATAAGAGCAGATGTTTCAGCAACAGCAGCAGAGTTAGCAAAAGGATATGGAGCATCATTTAAAGAAACTTTAGGTCTTGCAGCGGATATTGCTGCAACTGGAAAAGAAGGAGACGAACTTCTAGGATCTATTAAAGAAACAACTCGTCTTGCAGTACTTGGTGAAGTTGACAGACAAGATGCAATGAAAGCCACACTTGCTATTCAATCAGCTTTTAAACAAAATACAGGTGAGTTAGCAGAATCAATTAACTTTTTAAACGCAGTTGAAAACCAGACATCAACAACTCTTGCAGATTTAGTAGAAGCAATCCCTAAAGCGGGACCAGTAATAAAAGGTCTAGGAGGAAGTGTTCAAGATCTTGCTTTGTATTTAACAGCAATGAGAGAAGGCGGAATTAATGCAACAGAAGGAGCAAATGCTCTTAAGTCTGCACTAGCTTCTTTAATTAACCCAACAGATGTAGCTATTGCTAAATTTGCAGATTTTGGAATTAACTTAAAAGCAATTGTAAATGATAACGCTGGAAATGTTACTGCTACGCTTTTGGATTTACAGGCAGGATTAGATAATCTAAACCCTTTACAAAAATCTCAAGCAATTGAGCAGCTGTTTGGAAAATTCCAGTTTGCAAGAATTAGTGCTTTGTTTGAAAATTTAGGAAAACAAGGAAGTCAAACTTTAGAGGTAATGGATTTAATGAAAGCAAGCTCTCAAGATCTAGCTAACATTGCTGGACGAGAATTAGCAATGGTTACAGAATCTGCTTCTGGAAAATACAAGAGAGCTTTAGAATCACTTAAAGCAGAGCTTGCTGGCGTAGGAGAACAGTTCTTAACAATTAATACTCATTTGATAAATATTGTCAGTGGAATTTTAAAGTTTATAGATAAACTACCTGCTCCATTAAAATCATTATTGGCCTTCTTTGGAGGACTGACAGCAGTTGCAGGACCTCTGATTATGTTAACTGGTGTACTTGCAAACTTCTTTGGATACATAATAAAAGGAGCTTCTCAGTTTAGAGCGTTATTTAAAGGTGGTGCTGGATGGAAACTTCTCACACCAGACATCCTTGCTGCAAATAAAGCAGGAGCCTTAGTAGAAGCCACCTTCTACAGTGATGCAAAAGCAGCAGACATTCTTCAACAATCTATAACTAGACTTTCCGCTTCTTACAATAAACTTGCAACAGATGCCAATAGTGCAATTATAGCTACAAATCCAGGCGTATCAACAATGGCAGGAAATTCTGTTATTGCCGCAGGAGGAAGATCAGTAAATCCTAATAGCCCTTACATCGGAGCAATTGGAACAAGAGCCGCAGCACATCATAACCCAGTTTCTGCGATGAACAAAGATCAAAAAAATAGTCAAACAATTCACTCATTTACCCCACAACCAATTCCTGTAAATCAAAAAATAGGAGCTGTTCCTCAAATATTTTCAACAGGTAATTTACCAGAGTACGAAGGATTAACTACATCAAGAGGAGTATCAACTGGAATAGTTGCTGGAGAAGCGGCTAAGTGGCACGCATTAATGGGAACCTTATCTATGATGTCAAAAAGAGAGGTTGCTGATTTAAAGAAAGAAATTGCTACAACTGGTACATTTAGTGCAGATATAAATAAAACATTTGGACAGTTACTTCCAGCAATGACTCAGTTAACAACAAATGCTGCAAGCCAATCAGCAGCAGTAGTAGCTCAATTAAAAGCAGGAAAAATTAATCTTGACGCTGCTCGTGCAAAAATAATTGCTATTAATGCTGAGCTAGAAATGTTAATGTCTCAAACAACTTCTCAGATGGCTGCTAGTATGGGTAAAACTGCAAACTTAACACAAGTTCCTTTGATAAATCAACCAGTTGTCAGCCCTAAAGGTAAAGCCAATATTAAAGAAATTTTTAGAGCAAAGAGACCTTCTGCTCAAATAATTGATAAAATTGCCAGAGCTCTTGGAGTTAGGACTTACGGAGCAGGCTATTCTAATGAAACAACTATTCCTAAAATGAATACTGGTGGAATTGTTCCTGGAACTGGAAACACTGACACTTATCAAACTACTCTTCCAGAAGGAGCGTTTGTTGTAAACAAGCAGGCAACAGCGGAAAATATGGATATTCTTGGGCCAATGATGGGAATGAATAAGGGCGGAGAAGTTCCAGTAGTTCTTACTCCTGGAGAAGCAGTAATTGATCCTTACACAGCACAAAATAATATAAAAACATTGTACGCTATAAACGGTCCAGGAGTTGGTGGTAACAAATTAAATGCAGGAGGACAATTCCTGCCAGCAACAATGCTTTGGCAAGGAAGCAAGATGAATGCTATTCTTGCACACCCAGATCAAGATGGAAGAAGAGCTAGCCTAGGACTTCCGCCAGGAGATACAATACCTGGAAAAATGTTTGCAGATGACTTTATGCAAATGCGTAAAAAAGGTATGCACCCAGGTGGTCTTTTGTATGAAATTGGAACACAGCTAGGTTATGATAAAAAGAGTTTACAATTTGCCATAAACCCTATGGAAAAAGAAATAAGAACCGCACTGACGTCAGCGGGAAATATAACACCAAAACAATACGATCAAATAGTTTCAGGAATTATTCACAAGCATATTAACAAAGTAAAAAGATTTAGCCCAGCAAAAGGAAGACCAGTTTCTTTCTTAGAAGAAATAATGTCATTAGGATTCCAAAGAAATGAAAAAAATAAAGGTGTCAAAAAAGGCAGTGTTAAAAATGTTGGCTTTGATGGACAAAAAGTACCACAACCATTTATTTCAACTGGTGGCGGAATACCTCAATCAATGGCAAAGCCACATTATGAAAAAATGCAGGATCTTTACCCAGAGTCACAAAGACAACAATCTCCATCTTTTGGAGTTGGCAAAACAATAAAATCAGTGTTTGGTGCAGAAAGAGGACACGTTGCAGCAGGACTTCCATTTGGTGGTATGAAATTTAATCCTGCCGTAAGGGGAATAAATCCAAATAATTATTCAGTAAATTCACATGGAAGAAAAGCATTTTTAGGAATGCCATTAAAAAAATTAGCACAAGGATGGGCAAATCCAAGGTACATAGCACCAGACGCAAACTCAATAGCACTGACTAGAAAATGGAAAATGGGATACAACAGGGGTGGCATGGTCGGTGGCTTGCAGGCTTCTCCTAGAGGATATAACGCTGGTGGAATGATTGCACAAATGGCACTTGGAATGGTTGGATCTCAAATGCTTGGAGGCATGGGCCAGAACATAGGTGGTGATGCTGGTGGAATGATGGGAAGCATGGCTGGATTTATGCTTCCAGGAATGCTTATGGGCGGAGCGGGAGCAGCCAGATCAAAGATGGCGCCAGGATCCGATGAAGCATACGAAAAATATGCAGGTAAATTAGATAAAGCGTATAGAGCAAATAATAAATATGCATTGTCTCTAGCAAATTCAGCAGCACAAGGGTCTAAAGTTTCTAGAGTACTTATGGGTCTTGTTGGAGGGTTGACTAAAACAAACCTAGCTCTAGCAGTAGGAACAACAGTAGTAATGGCATCTTACAAGGCTTATAAAGTTCACCAAGAAAATCTAAGATTAAATGCTTTATCTTATGGCTTGACTGGAGATGCAGCTAAAAAAGCTGGACTAAATATAACAGAATATAAAACCTCATTAAAAGATTCTATGTCTATTCTAAAAGATACTATTGAAAGAAATCAAATGCTTTATGACAGTATGAACTCTGCTGGTATTCCAATAAAAATGACTATTGAAGAATACAGAAAATTAAAAGAAGAAGTTAAAAGCAGCATGTCTGATTCCATTGCAGCAATTAATAAAATGAAAGAATCAGACCTCAAAGATTATGCAGAAAGATTAAAAACCCAAATGATTGCAGGCGGTATGGCAGCAGAAGAAGCTACTAAAAAAATATATGCTGCTTTTGCAATGTCTGAAAAATTTGCTTTGGCAGGATCTAGCACTGTTGGAAATTCTTATTTTAATGAAATTAAAGATGCAGCAACCGCAGCAACAGAAGCCTTTAAAGTTTTAAATGAAGTTTTTGGTTCAGAAGATCTTGCAAGCCAAAGAAATGCATTAACAACTGCATTTGCTGCTGCAAACGCAGCAGTAGAAGAATCAATATCAAACAGCAAGAACAAACTATCCTTGATTCAGGCTGAAAAAATAGTATCTGACAGCATATCTCAAAATGTTAAATTTAGAAAAGGCATTACTTCGGATATATTAAAAGATGCAATAAGCCAAAATAAAGAAGCAGAAAAATTTCTTTCATTGCAGGACACAGGTCTTAGCATGTGGCAAAAAATAAGATTACAAGCTCAAGGTTATACAGGAGATTTAAATAAAGGTGCAGCGGCAACAAATGCACTATTTACTTTAAGAGCAATGATTTCCGAAGATGTTGCTAAAGATTCAATTGCTCAAGGTGGAGCTTTATTTGAACTTAATAATAGTCTTATAGAATTAGAAAAAAGAAAAGCGCAAGCAGCGGCTTCGTCTAAAGGACAAAGCGCAAAAGCTCAAATTGATTCAAGAAAAGCAATTGAAGCTATTGATGAAAAAATTAGAAAAATTAAAGAAGAAGCAGATGCTAGAAGAAAAGCTTTATCTAATCAACAAAAGGATGAAAACTTCCTAACGGCAATAAAGAAAAAGCAATTAGAATATCAAGATGCATTAGCCGCTGGAGACATGTCTAAAGCAGCAATGGCTCAGCTTGACATAAAGTCTCTTAATAAAGAAAAACAAACAGACGTTGCAGTGTCTGCTATTGACAGCAAAGAGTCTGCCGATATTAAGGTTCTGGAGGAACAAAAGAAAAGAATAAGTGACTCTAACCAAAAAATTGCTGATAGCGCTTCTCTTGCTGGAAATAATTTAGGAAGATTTGATAAAGAAATTGATGCAACAAAATTAAAAATGTCTGAATGGCAAACAGCGCTTTCAAATTTCTTTTTATACGATATGGATCCAAAAAATAAATCTAAAGGAACTTCGCTTCCTGGTGCTCAACTAGTAGATGCTGCTAAAAAAATACCTGGATTCGATATGCCAAGTCCTACCGATAGAGGAAGACCAAAAACTACAACTGAAATAGCCAGAGAGATATCAGATAAATACGCAGAGTCTCTTAAAGATATTAAAGCTGAAAGTGTTTATATTACTGCTGCAAAAATTGTAGAGGATTCAACTAATAAAAAAACAGATACTTCTATTTTAGGAAAAATTAAAACAGGGTTAGGTAAAGCTTTTATGGGCTTTGCCTCGCCATATGCAAACATGGCATCTGGATCAAAGCCAAAAATGGCAACTGGCGGTTTAGTTAAAATGATGAATTCAGGAGGACCAGTTATAAATTCAGTTCCTAGATATAATAACGGAGGAAATGTGTACTCATCTAAATCTTCCTCATCCTCTTCAGTTATTATTCAATCAATGCCAATTCATTTTGCACAATCACCAAATAATCCTAAAGAATTTTTTGCACAAATTGAAGAAATGGCAAGACAAAAAGGAATTAAAGTATTAGCAGGGGGGAGGTCAATATAATGACAGCAATGGTATTGCCAGTTGGATCTTTACTAAAACTTAACTCAACAATAAATTTATCTGAGCATAATAGACAACCTGTATCTTTGAACAAAATAAGAATTGAAAAAACTCAAAGAATGGCAAATGGAACAATGCGTAAATTCTTTGTTTCAGAAAAAGAAAGCATAAATGTTTCCTGGTCCATGCTTCCTTCTCATTCAACAATGACTGTAGACGGAGGATACGGAGCGGTAGACATAAAGTCTTTTTATGACGGAACTGCTTCAAAGGCTTCTGGATCTTTATCTGGTAGAGCTACCTTTGATTTATCTATTGTGTATGGTGGAACTACAAAAACAATGGAAATGATGTTTACTTCATGTTCTTTTGAAATAGTAAAAAGAAACGTAAAAGAAAATTCAACAGATTCTCCTCAAGAATTTTGGAACGTATCTCTTACAATGGAACAGGTATAATGATAGATTCAAGTAAAACTAATTTGCTTAATTTATTTAAGCAACAAAAATCAGTAACTTCAGATGCTGGTTTAGTAATAGAGTACAACATGAATTCTATGATTGATGGAATAACTGTTTCTTCAGCAACGGCAGATTCTTCATATACTTCTCAAATTTCTGATTGGCCTTCAGGAAAACCAAACCCTTATAAAAAATTGTTTCCCGTAGATTCTATAATAAAGCCATTTAGACCATTAGAGTCAGGTATAAAGTATTATGTTTTCTCATCTGTAGATACTCCAGCGAATAGTTTTTCAAAGTATAGAACAGTTCAGTATCCCTCAACTCAGCCAAGAATATATATTCCTGGAGAAAAAACTGAGTATAAATATTGGCTAGGAGCAAAAAATACTAACATTGATCTAACTGTAAAGTATAAGCAAGACACGGTTATTGAAGGAAACAAAAATGCTTTATCAAATAAAATTGTAATTAGATTTGAAAAAAATCATTTTCTTCCCACTAACTACTCCTTATTAATTACTAAGTCCGACAACACAACTCAGTCAGTTGGGCCATTTACTACACCGACAGACGGAAATATTGTATTAAACTATAATGGAACTTCTTGGGTAAACACGGCTTTGACAGAACCAATAACTTACTCAAATCCAATTTCAATTAAATCAATTAAGCTTACTGCAACAAATTCAAATCTTGGAGGAATGATTGGTGTAATTGAATTGTCAGCAAGATGGGTAAAGGATATATCTTCAGATTTAGTAGACTTTGATATTAGCAAAGAATCTTCATCTTCTTCCACGGACGTACTCCCAGTAGGATTTGTTACCGCAAACAGCATGTCAGCAAATATTGCTAAGTATAATCAGGTAACATCTCAGATAGTTTCTTATGTTAGAGATTCTGTTGAGTTTGATAGCTCATTGTTGTACTTAGTAAAAAATGCTGAGCTGCGCCCATTCTTTAATGTCTACCATAGCAACGCAACAACCGTTTCTGGTTCTTACGACAAAGTCTCCCAAGGATTTTATTACATTAATGATTTTAACATAGATGAGTATGGAAGCGCAGCAATATTTTCTTTAGATGGCTCTAAGTATTTAATGGAAACCGTATGCCCAGATATTGTGTGTGAATTCTATCCTGTAACTGCAATTATTAGAAGACTTCTAGACTCAATAGGTTTTGCTAGCTACAGATTTAATTTGAATGAAACAAGTGAAAAATCAATTCCTCAAGTAAATTATTGGTGGACAGATGATTCAAAAACAGTTTGGGAAGCAATTCAAGAGCTATGCAGAGATATTCAGATGAATGCATTTTTTGATGAAAACAATATCCTGCAATTTTACAGCAGAGATTATATCTATGACACAGCAAGACCAATATCCTGGACATTTTACAACGAAACAGATGGAACCACTCTTCCAAACATTATTAAATTTAATAAAAAAGATATAGTTGGAGCAAACTACGTAAAAGTTTTGTGGGAAACACAGATGACTTCAGATTATATAGGTACTTCTGGATCTCTTTGGAACGCTCCTACTACATTATTAAGTGCAGGAGGATTATCTCAAGATATTAGCGCTTTGGAAAATACCTACTTGACTATTGATTCTCAAACAACAGACGTATATGCAGAGCAACAATCTTTTTATAATTTTTCTGGGTATGTTCTTATAGATTCAGAAATTATTGAGTATGATGCAATGGAATATGATTGCGTATTTCTAGATGGAAGCACTGGAAAAGTAAACGTAGAGTCCGCAGCAGATATAAATAAATACAGATCTTTGTGTAAAGCTGGTTACTCAGATGTAAATAATCCTTCTTCTAGCGCATACTTTAAACCAAGCGGAAGATACAGAATTAAAAAAAGAGGTGCCCTGGGAACCGTGGCAGTTAAACATGATGCCGCAAACAATAATCTAGGAAATTGGGAATTAAGAAACGTTACATTTGATCCGTCCCAAAAGTCTACATCAACTGGAACTACTACAAACTGGGATCTATTTTATGACTTAAGGGTTACACAACTTACATCTAGTAGTGTGTCTATTGATTTTGTAGTTCCCACAACAGTGCCAACTTCGTACGTTATAAAAGCTTTGAAATCAGATGGAGGAAGTGTTTTTAGCGAAATTTTTGAAGAGGTAGTAAATATGCCTGCGGCAACTGGTAATCCTCCATTTACAATATCTAATTTAAGTTTGGGAAAATACCTTTTTGAAGTAACCCCAAAGTCTGGATCTTCTTCAGGTAAAGTAATGAGAAGTGGAAAGTTTACATTATCTAGCATTACGAATGCAGCAACTATTTCTTCAAATCCAGTTTCTGCAACAAAAATATATCCAGGTAAATCTTATTTCAAGATGTCGAATCCAAATACATCAAAAAATCAATATAACATTGCTTATAGAAATTTTGAAGGAATGTCTTTGTCTACATCAACAACAAACTCATCTCTTCCAACATACGGCTTGCCCTCACCTTTATTATCAGAAAAATATTATGCTTTTGGTACAAGTATATTCTTAGACACAGATATTAACACAAAAGGTGTTTCCGCAGGTTTGGGATTTTTTGTAAACTATACAGGAAAAACTGGGTATTATGTTATTTTAGAAACCACGAAGTCTGCTGTTTCAAAAGAGACTAAATCAGTTAGAATTATAAAGGCAGACGGGTCTTCAATAAAAACCTTAGCTGATTCACAAAAAACATCTACTACAACTTTTGAGGGAGTATTTGGTGGAACTCAATACAATGTCGACGTTAGAGTAAAAGTTTCTGGTAGCAAGGTTTATATTAATGCATACATTAACGGATTTATTATTACGGCAGTAGACGTAAGCTCTTCCTCTGGAACCACAGTTAATTCAATCCTTCCAACAACTAAAACCGTATCATTGGCATGCGGGTCTGGCGAGATAGCAGTAGACTACGTATACGGCACAGACATAGATGTAAGCCAGTACGAAACTTCTTATAACAATAGAAACTTATATGCTGGCCAATATTCAGATGATTTGCTTGACATGAGTTTTGGAGATTTAATTTATAATACTGGAAACTCCGATCCAGTTCTTAAAAACCAGACGGTAGATGATTTTGGAACAGTTGTGAGAGAGATCTATTATGTAAAGACTAAATTAAACTCTAGACCAGCATTCCCAATTAAATGGTCTACTGGTAGCAACCAAGCAGTTAGCCTGATTGGTAAAAAGATTTCTAATTTTGAAGCAGAAGCTTATGTACTAAACAATACTTCTTCAACTGTTCCTTTAAGCGATGGCGCATTGGCCTCCTTATACGTAATAGGAAATGATTTATACCCTTCTGGAACTATGGAGTACTCCACAGATACCAGCAGTGAGTATGCAAACAAGGAGCCCGTAATATTTGAATCTAGGTGGCTTCAGTCAGAGTATGATGTAAAAAATCTTGCTGAATTTATTAAAACAAAGGCAGTAAACAAAGGAAAGATTATAGAAATAGAGACCTTTGGAAACCCAATGCTTTCTGTAGGAGACATAGTTTCAGTTAAATATGCATATCAAAATCTTCAGGAAACTCAAAAAATGATTATTACTAACGTAAGCCAATCTTTTCTAGAAGGGATTTCTACCTCGATTACTTGCAGAACTCTGTAATTATCTAAATGGTATAATATTAAAATGACAATAGGATCACAAGATATAGTAAATAAAAAAACTATAAAAAGAATACCGTCTAAGAATATAGCCAAGACGTCAAAGGTTGTGCTTAAAACTACAGACCCAGACCTGTTGTGGCTAAGGCCAGACGAAGCTATTCTTAAAAATGATTCTGGATATATTTATTCTAAGCAAGTATCTCGTCCTTATCTTGGAGACGGATCTGGTGGGGACAATCCACCTGGAGATAACGAAGAAAAAGACCCAGAAGGATCGACAGACACTGTAGATTTATCAGATATAGAGTCAATAACCTTTGAAGAATATTATGATGCTGCAGCTAAGACTACTAAGTATAATGCATTAATTAAAATTAAAAATACAAGTCAATATGCATCAACTACAGTTGGTGTTGACGCAAGAATATATAACGCAGCAACCGCATCGTATGCAGCAGCAGTTTCGTCTTCTGAAGCAAACCCTTCAAACTCAAGTAATTTTATTACACCAACACCATCTGTTCCGTCTGTAATATTTGATAGAACTGGCTCTACAGGATTATCTTGGGGATGGAATGATTCAAGTGGTCTTGGTTCATATGATTCAATATCTTACGAATGGATTATAACAACTTTAAAAAATGGCGGGACAACTGTGAGTTCGGGATCAAAAGGGTATCCTTCCTCTTCATCTTACGGCATAGGAGATAGCGGAAAGAATAGACAATATAAAGTTAGCTCATCTGGAGGAGATACCCCAGCTTCTTCTTCAGCAAGATGGCTATCGGTAAGGGCTGTAGTAACTGGAACTAATAATAAAAAATATTATTCAAGTTATTCTACACCAATCTAAAGGAGAGTAATGATAAAAGGAACTTATGTATTTTATGAAAACAATAAAGAGATTGCAAGATCTTCTAATATAATTACTAAATTTGGAAAAAGGTATTTTTCTAAACTTATGGCTGGCAATGTGCCGTCTGCAACAAAGGACTTAGCTGTAGGCATTCATGATTCAAAAACAATATCAGGAATCTCTTCTACAGGATCTGTTGTCACCTTTACAACTACTTATGAGCATGGGTTATTTGAAGGAAACAAAGTTAGCATATCTAATGTGTCTCCAACAGCGTATAACTTTTTAAATGCAACAATAAGCTCTGTTCCTTCAACTACTACCTTTACAATTTTAAATTCAACAAATTCAGCCTATGTTTCTGGAGGAAACGTTTCTTCCGAGGTGGACACAAGATTAGGGTTTGAGATATACAGAACGCCAGTAAACCTAGGCAGCACAGATATTCAAATGGAAAACGGATTGCCTATATATAATATAGTTTACAAAGCAACACTTCCCCAAGATTTAGCTGGAGTAATTTCAGAAATAGGAATTTATCCATCAACAAGATCTTCTGCAAATAGTTTTGATAGCAAGTTTATTGCGGATTTCGACAATTACCTAGACTGGACGGACTCAAATGGCTACAACCCAGAGACATCAGAAACTGGTGCGAGAGTTGGAACTAATGTTTTGGTCATGTCTTCCAACGGCACTAGCGCAAAAGAATACACAACAAACACTTCTTTTGATTTAGAGGGATATAGCAACAACGATTCTATTACTTGCGCTTACTATAAGGGAGATAATAACCTAAGTAAAATTACAGTTAAATTTTACACATCTACTGGCAATTATTATTTTGTTGATTTGCCGTCAATTTCTGGAACTGGAAAAAAGATATCACAAGAAGTTTTGCTTTCTAGCTTATTTGGTAACGTAGTGGGTTCTCCAAATAAATCAGAAATTACAAAAATCGGAATCGTAATCACCCCAGTTTCTGGACAATCAACTTTAGTGGGCCTAGATGCAGTTAGAATTAATGATGAAGATACATTTGATCCGATATATGGTTTGGTAAGTAGGTCCATATTAAACTCGCCATATTTAACAAAAACAGCTGGAAGGCAAATTGACGTAGAGTATAGACTGGAAGTAACATTCTAAATGTCGGCCTATCAAGATTTGTTAAAGGATAGCTCTAAGGTAGATCCTGGAGATAAAAATTATTTTATTGTAACAATTACTGACCTTGACGTAAACAATACATATCCTTTACAATTTAGATGGAAAAGAGAAGGCGGAGCATTCTCCGTATGGTCTTCTACAAAAGTAATAACAACTCCAGGAGAATCAGTTCCAGGTGAACCATCTCTTCCAACTGGTAGTGTTACAGGAGAACCTGGATTAATTAAAGTAACTTGGAACGGCACAGACGCTGCTGGCAAAACTATTTCTAATATAGATAGGGTAGATGTTTACGTAGACGGTGGAACTTTTGATGGAACTAAAGCAACTTCAAGTTTTAAGTCAGCTGGAACGCAAACAATTGCGGCAGCTTCGGGAGAATATTTTGTAACACTTTATTCAGTTACATCTTACGGAAAAAAGTCCGCAGTAAGTAGTGCAAGATCAGTAGTTGTCCCAGGAATTGGAACAACAGTGTTAGCCCCTCAAGATCCATCTGCTCCAACAATAGAAGCAGGTCTTGCTTCAATAATTGTTACTTGGGATGGAAAAAGAGCAACTACGGCAGATTTTGCTGCTGGATCTTTTGCGGGAGCTAAAGTTTACATAGGAAAAACTGAATCATTTGTGCCACATGCAGATAACTGGGTACACACTTTAAACTTTTCAAATGGATTAAATCAAGTTTCTATAGGTGTTGGAACTGTAATTAATAAAAATACTCAAGAAAAATTAGATTACGATACTCCTTATTTTATAAAAATTAGAACGGTAAATTCAGATAAAACAGAAACTACTAACTCTATTGCATCTTCTCCCACAAGTATTACAGTAGAAAAATTGCCAGCAAGTGAAATTAAAACAGGATTCCTGGATGCAGATGCTTACATTAAAGCTGGAGCAAGTGGTGGAGCAAGAGTTGAAATTAGTGGATCCACTACGCCATTAGTTATTTACGGAACAGATGGAAGTACAAAACTTCTTGAATTTATTGGTGGTAACACAGGAACATTGGCAATTAAAGGATCGGGAACATTTACTGGCAGCCTATCAATAGGATCAGGCAACGCCGTATTTAAAGCAGATCCAGACAGTCTAGCAACTCCTGGAATTTGGCTGGGACATGAAAATTATTTAAGTGCACCATTTCGTGTTTCAAAAAGCGGTTTAGTAACAGCATCATCTGGATACATTGGAGGATGGCAATTAGGGGATTCATTTTTACAAAATGATTTAGGAACTCTTAAAATAAATAGCGGCTCGAGTCCAGCTATTTATTTGGGACCTGCTTCTGGAGCACACATAAGATTAACACCAGATTCTATAACTCACTATGAGAATGGAATTGCAAGTGGTAAATTTACACTAACAACATCAAGTGGAAATGTATCATTAAAAGGACAACTTAATGCGGGATCATCAATTACTGGAGCTGAAATTATTGGAGGAGTAATTACTAGCACTGGCTCATCTACTATTGGAACTGGAACATTAACTATAGATTCAGGATCTATATCTCACACATCAGGTTTTTATTTAAATACTGGCGCTGGGGGTTTATATCTTGATACGTACAGCGCTACAGATAATGCTTATCTTATAATTCACCCTAATACAGGAACTATTATAGGACAAGGAAATGCAACTGGAGATCTTCAAATAAGATTAAATAATGCAGAACTTGAAGGATATACTAGGGGATATTTGTTTCACAGTCTTTACGATCAATTCCCAGATACAGCTGTATTATATACAACCACTAGTTATGGAACACCAGGGTCTACGGTTACAATTAATGCAAACAATAGATTGAGCAGAGGAAGAACTTTGTATTCTGGAAATATTTCTAGCGCCGCTACGCTAGACAATTATTTAGGCGGAGCTTTTACTGGCGACTTATATTTTAGTACGGCGTGATAAAATATGCCTTCAATATTTAGAAAAAACACAAATGGCTGGGTAGAAATATTATCTGTTTTTAGAAAAAACACAAATGGCTGGGTAGAAATATTAAATGCATATAGAAAAAATACTACAGCCTGGGTGAAAGTTTTTGCAAGAAGCCAGATACCAGGAATCATATCTTTTCCAAAAGTAAGAAATTCTAGCGGAAATGATATTAATAACACCACAGTCATTGCACGAGTTGGTGACACTTTAACTGGATATCGTGGTAGTTGGAGCAATAGCCCAACAGTTTATGAAGATAGATGGTACTTTAGTCAATATGCAGGTGGTGGAAACTATGGACCATTTAGTCCTGCTCAAACTAATACAACATTATCTACCAATTTATCTCATGATGGATATTATATTGTTTATCAAGTTAGGGCAACTAACTCATCTGGGTCATCCGACTATGTAACTAGCAGCAATGAGGCTCGTGTAGTTAAATATTCTCCAGTGTCTTTGTTGCCATACACTCTTTCGGGATCCCCCGTAGTTGGTGTAACCCTAACGGCTCAACCTCAGATTGGTTCCTGGAAAAGTACAACATCTATTTCTGGAGACACCTCTCCAAACAGTTATGAATACGAATGGAGTTATTCAGATGGTACAATTCTTCAGTTTAATAGTAGCAATAGTTATTTAATAGACTCCGATGATCTAGGAAAAATAATTAGAGTAAGAGTTACTGGAACAAATACAGGTGGTTCAGCAACAAGTGGTTACACATCTTCTGGAACTGTTACGACTCCGTATTCATTTAATTTTGGAAACATTTTATATGTTGGTTCTAATGGATATATAGGATTAGACAACGGAGGAACAGTAGCTGGAACAGCAGGTAGCGGAAGAAATATTAATATATGGAATGAAGATTTGGTTAATTATAGAATTCAAGAATATTCTGATAGCAGTAATTATCATTTATATTTTAGATCATATGCTTATCAATCTCCCTTGCTTCGATCATCAATAACTGCTTTAGATTATCAAATTAAATTTTATACAGGACAGCCATATTGCGATGTTTATCTAGTAAGAAAAGGAAGTAGCGTTCCTACATATATAGATAGTCCAGGTTACTATTCAAACGGATTAAATGGATTTGCTGGAATTATTGGGCCGTTTGGTTGGGCAGCTGGATCTGTTTTAAGAGTATATTTTGATGGAACACTAGCAAGCACTTCTGCAGCAAGCTGGACTGCTATTTCAGATTCAGTTTGGAAAAATGTTTCATCATCTGATATTGACGATAGTTATGTTTCAGTTACTACAGCTCCAAATCAACAGGCTTCAGTGCTGACAGCTCCAAGTATTACCTCCGTATCCTCAACAAATGAGAGCGCTCCAGTAACAGCATACTTTAGTGGAGGATCAGGACCTTACTACCAAATATATTGGACAACTGGCGCAGCGCCTGGTGCTGGAGCTACTCCAGATCAAGAAGGATCTTCCAGTCCGCTTACAGATAGTACTGGTCCCGCCACGACTGGTTACACATACTACATGTATGTAAGATCTGTATCTTCTTTGGGAGAAACAAGCGCAGGCCCTTCATCTCTTGCAAGTGCATGGAGTGCTGGATATGCATTTACTGTTTCATCTTCAAATCTTACGGCCCCTACTATTTCTAGTGTAAATTCTGGAAACTCTAATGCAGAACCAGTAGTAGTATATTTTTCTGGTGGATCTGGTCCTTATTATCAAATATGGTGGTGGTCAAATAGCTATGCCCCTCCAACAGGAAATTCGCCAGACGCCTACGGATCATCCAGCCCATTAACAGATAGCTCTGGTCCTGGCTCCGCTGGAACTTATTATGCATTTGTCAGATCTGTTGCAGTAAATAATGGAAGCGCAACTGGTGGGTCAACCGTTCCAAGTCCTACATTTAGTAATTGGAGTTCTGGATTTGCGTTTACCGTAACACAAGCCCCAATAGTACCAACAGTTTCAATGAATGCTAATAGCGGAATTAGTACAAGTGGTGCAACAATTAACTGGTCATCTACAAATCAATCTTACGCATATGTAAATAGTACCTATGTCGGAAATGTTAATAGTTATACATTTACTGGACTTTCTGCTGGCACAGCATATTCTGGAACTGTAACTGTTTATTCTTCTACAAATACCGCGGCTTCTGCTAGTTATAGTTTTACAACTAGCGCAGCAACACCTACACCAGTTCTATCTAGCTTTGCAATGAGAAACGGTGGAGGAACCACTGCTTCTCCAAATAGTCCTAGAATTTCTGTTACAATTACAACTACAAATGCAGCATCAGTTGTATACACTATATACACTTCTGCATCTCTTCCAATCGGAGCCACAGTTGCGGCTAGCGGAACTGTTAATACAGCAGGATCTGTTACGGTTACCAGCAATACTGGTGCATTTAATAACTATTATGAAATTTACGCAACACCTTATTCTGGCTCTAGCGGAACGGGAATTGCTGGAACAATGAAATATGGTGGCACAAAGAGGAATACCACAACCGCTACCACAACCACATATAATGTATAATAAATTAAATAAGGAGATAAATGCTATCAGTATATGATAAGATAAACATTGTTAATGATAGGGTATCAAATTTAATGTCTTGTATTTCTACGCTAAATGAAGAAATTGAGATTTTTAAAAAAATAGATCCCGTAGATCAAGAAACAATAGATGGATATACATTTGATATAAGCTTAAAAGAGCTTGAGATATTGATTATGCAAGACTTATTAAGCGATTTGAATAAAGAGCTTGACTAGTATACTCAAAATGATATAATGTGAAAGGAGGAAAAATGACAATATTATCAAATTCAGAAAAACGTGCAATTGTTGAGAGTCGTATTAAAAGCTTACATCATGTTAAATTTAATTTAGACATAGACGTAATTGTTGAAAATGCTAAAACTCAATCAAGTGCAGAAAGCATTGCTTCTTTAAACGCAGCACAGACTTCCGTAAATGCTCAAATTGCTGCCTTGACAACAGAGGCCGCAAAATACCCAGAAGCGCAGGAATAGAGATGGCGGATAAAACAGAATTAATTATTACAGCCTTGCAGCAACGCATAGGAGAAATTGTATCTAATTATGAAACTCAGATAGCGGTATTGCGTTCAGAAATTACTTTACTTATTGATCAAAATCAAGAACGTGAAAAGTCTATTGAAGAATACTCAGACAGCCTAGACAAGATTGTGAAAGAGGTTTAATTGTGGCAACTTTAAAGCAACCAATATTTAATGACGGAGAGCCTTTAGACGCTAGCAAATTAAATGATTTAAAAGATGGTTTAACAAAAACTTACCAAATTGCTCAAGGTTTGCAAAATACCCTAGAAGACGGAACTACAACTGTTCCAGTAATTTCTGGTGGTTCCATTACAATTCCAGCAGTAACTTCTGCTTCTGGAGGTCCGTCTGCAATAGTAGATTTGCCAGTAGATGCAAAGTTTAATGGAGAAACTCCTATTTATACAATTAGTATTGGTGGTGGCTCTATTAGTTCTGGAAGACAAATCACTCTCAGGATAATTAATGGCAAACAAGTTCAATACTTTTCTAACGGACCAGTTGGAGAGCTAAAAATAAACTACATTGCTTTTAAAGAAAAGGCTAACTAAATATTGACAGACTGTCATTATATGTTAAGATATACGTAGTACTCAAAGTCACAAAAAATGTGACTTTTTTAATTTAAGGATATTGAATGGCAAATGATTTAAAATGGATGCTGTCCTCGGATCAGCAATTTCCATATCAAGATGATAAAATGATTGAGCTTTGGTTTAAGGTTATGAAGTGGTTTAAGCCAGATGTTGTAGACTATCTTGGCGACACAGATGATCAGGCTTGCTACAGTAGATTTACAGAAGGAAAGCCAACAGAGTTTTTAAAGGCATACAAGAATGACGACGTAACAAATGATTTAGAGTTAATGCTAAAAGACATGAAGTTTGAGGCAAGTGGTGCCCGTGAATTTTATGAAAGAACAAGAAAGATGCTTCCAAACGCACAACTATTCTCAGCGTTAGGAAATCATGATATTAGAATTTTTGATTATTTGGATAAGAAAATTCCTGAATATGCAAAGCATGTTACCCCAGAAGCTTTATGGAGTTTAGATTCATTAGGATATGATTATATTTATTATAATGAATTGCCAAAGAAACGTTTTGGAGATATCCACGTCCATCATGGAATTTCAATTTCAGCAACAGGGTCGGTTAGAAAAGACATGGAAGATCTACAAGTATCTTTAATTAGAGGACATTCTCATAGGATTGCATCTCATTTAGTTACTTATGAATTAAGAAATAAAGGCAAGGGGGAAACTTTGCGTGGATATGAGATTGGTCATATGTGCGATGAAAAGGGTCCAGGAATGAAATACACCCAGCATCATGACTGGCAAAAGGGATTTGCAATAGCGCATATTGAAAATGGAAAGTATCCACACGTTAACATGATACACGTATCACCAGAATATACTTGTGTAGTAGACGGGAAATTGTTTACTTTATAATGAAATGTCAAAAGTGTAGAGGTAGAGTTTTTGTAGATAGAGTTTTTTCTCAAAAACTACATGTTGAATTGTTCTGCATGCAGTGCGGGAAAAGGTGGATGATTAGTAAAGAAACGAGTGCGTTCGGAAAATGGCTAGAAAAAATGGATCAAAAGCACGCAAAAAATTTCTCTATTTCTTCTTAAATAACAAATTACATAAAGTAATTAGGTTATCTAGGCCTAGAGACGAAGTAGTCGCTTGGTGTTATGCTGAGAAAAAAAGAATGATGTATAGCTATTCCGAAGTTTTAAAAAAAATGGAAAACGCATATACGATAAAAGATGTAGGCTTAATTCTTGGAAGACATAAAGTTACAATTGAAGAGTATATCTTGCAAGGAAAAATAAAGAAACCTCAAAAGGTATATCCGATAAGTAATCCAGATAGCTTGTGGTATAAGTTTATGTTTAGTGAGTCTGACATACTTGACTTACATGCGTATATCCTAGAAGCTGGATATGTAAAAAACATACCTAGTAGGTCGGAACTAAGGGCACTTCTCAAAAATAATATTATATTGTATACTAAAACTGAATCTGGATTTGTTCCAGTGTGGAAGGCGGACTAGTGGAAAAAAGCAAAGTTGTCACTTGTGATATTTGCAATAAAGATGTAGAGGTTCGCTGGGGAATATTTGCTAATGAAACTTTAAATAGACACAAGAAGGCGGAGCATAAATGACAACAGTGGTTAAGGTTGACCTATCCTTTACTAGAAACCTAGGAAATTTTGAAAGCATTAAAATTGGAATAGGCGTAGAAGACAATGTGCGTGATGGAGAAAATGTAGATACTGCCACTGAGCGTGTTTATAAATTTGTCGAAGAAAAGCTTATTGAAAAAACTCAAGAAATAGAGAAAGAATTAAAAAATGGAAAATGATCTAGCCATTTCCAAGGCTGAAAAAAATAAACAGCCCTACATAATGCTATGGAAATACGAAAAGCTTTACGAGGAAAAGTACGGCAAAAAACCAGTGTTGAATAAATTTAGAGATAAGATGGCTATGAATGACGTTATTGAAAGCGTTGGCTTTGATAGAGGAATGACCCTTTTGGAATATTATTTTAAACTAATAAAGCACGGACATCCTTTAATATTTTTCTTATACAATTTTGACAAAATTGATTCTGCACAAAAAGAATTAGAAAAAGATAAGGCAAAAAGAAAAATTTTAAGAGAGCAAACTAAAAAACTAGTAGAGGAAGTAGACGAATGAATACCGAAGCAACACTAATATCCGCAGTGTGTCAAAATAAAGACATTAGCACCCTGCTTGCAGATAACGTAGATGATCTTTTTACGTCACATAGGGATATTTGGGAAGGCTTAAAGTCTTACTATTATAAGTTTAAGGCTGTGCCAGAGGCTAGTGTTCTTCAGGAAAAGTTTCATGACTTTGACCCAGACATTAATGTAAAGGCTGAAACTGGATACTACCTAGATAAATTAAAAAATGAATACTTGTCTTCAAAATTAAAAAACATACTTCTTCAATCTGGATCTGCTTTAAAGCAAGATGCTGCCTCAAGAGTACTTGCAGATATGCAAAGCAAATTGGCAAACCTTTCAAGGTTTACAAATAATGTAAGAGACTTAGACGTTATAGATTTAGACTCTGCAACAAGGCACTTCTCTTCAGTAAAAGACAGAGCTTCTGTAATGGGAGGAAGCCCAGGAATATTAACTGGATTCAAAGCAATAGATGCTGCATACCCAACTGGTATGGCACCAGGACATTTAATTGTTGCTATTGGTTGGCCAGGAAAAGGAAAGACATGGTTTACTTCTTATCTTGCATGTAAAGCCTGGGAGCAAGGATTTAAGCCAATGATTGTTTCTTTGGAAATGTCTCCAGAAAATATGCGTGATCGTATTTATACAATGCTTGGGTCTGGACTATTTAAAGCTAGCGATCTTTCTCGAGGAGATATTAATATTGATGATTTTAAATCTTGGGGTACTAAAAGATTTGAAGGAAAGAATAGTTTTGTTTTAGTTTCTAATGAAGGAAATACAGAAGTAACTCCAGCGACTGTTCAAGGAAAGATAGATCAACACAAGCCAGATTTAGTTATTTTAGACTATCATCAATTGTTTAATGATAATAAGAGAAGTCATTCTGAGGTAGAAAGAAACAGAAATATTTCTAGAGAGTTTAAATTACTTGCAGTTTCAAACAACATCCCAGTTATAGATATTACAGCGGCAACAGCCGATGACGTATCTGATCAAGATGATCCGCCAATGATGAGCCAAGTAGCTTGGTCTAAAGCGATAGAGTATGATGCTGATATGGCAATGGCTATCCACAAACATCCTGGAACAAATTTAATTGAAATTGTTTCTAGAAAGAATAGACACGGACACGAGTTTGCTTTCCACTTAGACTGGGATATCAATAGAGGAATAATTAAAGAATTATATGATTATGCACCAGCACAAAACAATTAAAAAATTTCAAATTGAAGTTTTTTTCAAAGAAGATTCTGATATGATTCGTATAAAAAATCAATACGAAAATATTTTGACTCATGATATGAGATCAAAAGGATATGCCAGGGTACTTGACATAGACACAGCATTTTCGGTAGAATTTACAGGTGAAACATGGAAGTTCTTAATGACCTTACATGGTATATACGTAGGAAGGAGGAAGGCATGGGAATCGTCAGGGATAACGCAAGGAAAAGTAATTCCACGCAGTATGCACCAAACCATATAAAGTCTGTTGTTAAAGAAATTGGACTAAGGATAATTAGTGAGTCTAATCATAATTTAGTTTTGTATTGTCCATTTCATAACAATACTCATACGCCTTGCTTTTATATTAGTGAAGAAAATGGAGCATGGATATGCTTCAACCCAGCATGTGCGGAATCTGGAAACATTATTCAGCTAGTTAAAAGAATTTGTAATAAAAATGATTTTGAAGCTATACGATTGGTTTCAAACAAAGAGAGTGAGTCCTTAGATAATTTTGATATTCTTTTAAGCCAAGCCTTAGAAGATAAGCCAGAGTTTGTTGAGTTTAATTCCAAGAAATTAGATGAGCTTTATTTGGGACTAACTCTTAGTAAAGAAGCAAGAGATTATTTTGAGACAAGAGGGATAAATTCAGAGTCTATGAATTATTTTAGACTGGGTTACTCTGAATCTCAAAACATGGTAGTTGTTCCAGTGCACAGCCCAGACGGACTCCCAGTAGGAATAGTTGGAAGATCTATAGTTGAGAAAAAATTTAAAAATAGCACCAACCTTCCTAAGAATCAAACATTGTTTAATATACACAGGGCAAAGAAAATTGGTAGCCACGTAATCATTGTTGAATCTAGTTTTGATGCTATCAGGGTACATCAGGCTGGATTCCCCAATGTTGTTGCCACTCTGGGAGGGCACTTATCAAGCAACAATCTTAATTTGTTAAATAGATACTTTACAAAAATTACTATAATGACAGACGCAGATTCAGCTGGTAGGGAACTTGGATTATCTATTTCCTCTAGCCTAAGAAATAAAGATATTCTTTGGGCTTCTTGTGAATATGGTAAAGTTTATCAAAATAATGCAAAAGACGCAGGAGATTTATCAGAAAAAGAAATTAAGGAATGCATAATAAATTCAGTGTCCGATGTGGAATACAAATCCTGGACATTATGATACAATGGTAAAACAGATGGATCTATACCATCAACTACAAAAGGAGAAGAAATGAGCATAGTAAAAGGTCTAAAAGACCTAAATAAAGCACTAGACAAGCCTGCATATTCAGGCGGAGAAGAAAATAAAGGTCGTTGGTTAAAAATTGAAGATGGAGAAAGCGTTAAGATTAGATTTCTTCAAGAGTTGGATGCAGATTCACCCAACTACAATGACAAACTCGGATGTGGATTTATTGCCTTAGAGCATACCAATCCAAAAGATTATCGAAGAAAAGCTCTAGACACCATGGAGTCAGAAGGACGCGACTGGGCGCAAGAACAGCATCGCAAAGATCCAAAGGCTGGATGGAAAGCTAGAACCCGTATTTATATCAATGTATTAGTTGATGACGGAAAGAATGATCCATATGTTGCAATATTGTCTCAGGGAACAAGTGGAAAAACAATTACTCCTACATTAATCGAATACGCTGGTGAAATGGGAAGTATTACAAATTTAAATTGGCGAATTAAAAGAAACGGTAGCAAGACAGACACAAGCTACACAATTATTCCTTTGGCCAAAGATGAAACACCTTTTGATTTTTCAAAATTAGAACTATTTGATCTTGAAAAAACTGCTGTAAGGAATGTTCCATACGCAGAACAAGAGTCTTTCTACATGGGAGAGTCCTCACAAGAACTAGCAGTTGCCTCAACTGGTAGCGTAGAGTGGTAAATTAAATATGCTGGGGGTGGCTCTTGCCACCCTCAGTTTTATTTAGTAAAATATAATTATGACTACATACGATATACCAGATCCATTTCAAGAATTTGTGTATAATAAATATAAAAATTATGTAGGAGCACTGTACAACTTTTTTGCCAGAGAGTGGCATGTAAAGTGTGGCTGCTGCAAGAAAGATATATACGCACCAACTAAAAAAACATTAACTAGTACCAGGCTGTATCACACCAGAAACGAATGTCAAGGCGGTTATTAATGAGTTTTACACATCTACACGTTCATTCATATTATTCTTTAATGGACGGGCTTAATTCTCCAAAAGAGTTATGCCAAGCAGCAATAGACGCTGGCCAAACATCTATAGCAATTACAGATCATGGAACATTGTCATCTCACAGAGAAATGCAAATTGCTGCAAAAGAATTAGGCATTAAGCCAATTCTTGGAGTAGAGGCTTACATATCCCCAACAGATAGATTTGATAGATCGTCTGCAACAGACAAAAGCATACAGGCGTACAACCACATTATCCTGCTGGCTAAAAATAAAAACGGATTAAAGAATATTAACTCATTACAAGAGATAGCTTGGAATGAAGGGTTTTACCATAAGCCTAGAATTGATATGGAGATACTAAAAGAATATGCAAAAGATATTATTGTTCTTTCTGGATGCCTTAATGGACTTATTAGTAAGTGCATTGAAAAAGAAGAGTTTGAGGAAGCGGAAGATATACTTAAAGATTTTAAGAAAAATTTTGGCGAAGATTTTTACATTGAGGTACAATCTCACAATCCAAAAGAAATAAATAGCAAGTTGCTAGAATTAGCAGACAAGCTAGGAATTAAGCCAGTAGCGACTGGAGATGCCCATTACGCAAAAGGCGAAGATAAGACTTTAGAAGAAGCAATGCTTATTCTATCTACATCTCCTAAATCAGATAAAGAATCAGACTTTGAGGTTTCTAGGGGGATGGGAGATGTCTTAGACAGACTTAATTATCTATACCCAGACAGAAGAATATCATTCCAAGACTATAATTTATTTATTCAGACTAGAGAAGAAATTGAATCCGACTTTAACAAATGTGATATTAAACGAGTAGACATTTATGAAAATACTATGGAGATAGCGGAAAAAATTGGAGAATACGATTTTAACAGGGGTTTAGACCTACTCCCTATCCCAAAGACCAATGCCGACCAAAAGCTGTCTGATATGGCCTTTGAGGGCCTAGAAAGGCTACGCCTAAGAGAGAGCTGGCTAGGAAATGACGTATATGACCAAAGGCTTATAGAAGAGCTTGAGATTATTAAGGATAAAAATTTTGCCTCTTATTTCTTAGTTGTCGCAGATATGATTAATTGGGCTAAAGAAAATGAAATAATGGTTGGTCCAGGACGTGGTTCAGCAGCAGGATCATTAGTTTGCTATGCCTTGGGAATTACAGATGTAGACCCAATTGAGTACGACCTTTTGTTCTTTAGATTTATTAACCCAGACCGTAACGATTTTCCAGATATTGATACTGATTTTGAAGATCGTCGACGTAAAGAAGTAAAAGATTATCTTAAAAAGAAATTTAAACACGTTGCGTCAATATCAACTTTTACTTATTTTAAAGACAAGGGAGTTGTAAGAGATGCTGCTCGTGTATTTATGGTTCCCCTGTCTGATGTAAATAGGGCGATGAAGCAAGTTGATACATTTGAAGACTTTATGGATTCGCCTAACACAAAAGAATTTAGAATGAAGTACCCAGAAGTTTTATGGCTTGCAGAAAAGTTACGTGGAAAAATTAGAAGTGTTGGTGTTCACGCTGCTGGAGTAGTCGTGGCAAAAGAAGATTTAAGAAATTTTGCGCCCATAGAATCTAGAGAAGATCCTCAAGATAAAGTTTCAGGAAGAATTCCAGTCGTTGCATACGACATGGACACGGTTGCTGATATTGGATTAATTAAAGTAGATGCTCTTGGTTTAAAAACTCTTTCTGTTATTTCTGATACTATCAAAGCAATTAAAGAAAGATCTGGCAAAGAAATCAATTTGTCTCAATTAGATTTTAAAGACCCAAAGGTTTATAAAAATTTAAGCGAAGGTTATACTAAGGGAGTGTTTCAAGCAGAAGCAGTACCTTACACAAACTTGTTAATAAAAATGGGAGTAGATAAATTTGAAGACTTGGCTGCCTCTAACGCTTTAGTAAGACCAGGAGCCATGAATACCGTAGGAGTTTCTTACGTAGCAAGAAAACGTGGGCAAGAGCCTACGCAATATGTTCATGAGATAATGCGTCCTTTTACAGAAAACACATACGGAGTTATTATATATCAAGAACAGGTTATGCAAGCATGCGTCTATCTAGGCGGAATGTCTTGGTCAGAAGCTGACAAAATTAGAAAGGTTATTGGTAAAAAAAGAGATGCAACAGAACTTGACGAATTCAAAGATAAATTTATTAATGGGGCTTCAAAACACATTTCTCAGAAAAAGGCCCAGTCCCTTTGGAGTGATTTCGAGGCTCATGCTGGCTACTCTTTTAATCGTTCTCATGCTGTCTCTTATTCCATGCTTACTTATTATACGGCTTGGCTTAAAACTTATTACCCTCTTGAGTTTATGTTTTCGGTTCTTAAAAACGAAAATGATAAAGATGCTAAAACTGGCTATCTTATTGAAGCGAAAAGATTAAACCTTAAGATACTTCTTCCAGACATAAATAATTCAAATGTTTATTTTTCATTAAAAGAAGATGCAATGCAATTTGGATTAGCAGATATAAAATTTATATCTGACAGTATTGCTAACAAAATTATAGAGAGAAGGCCTTATGCCGATTATTCCGATTTCATTCAAAAAGCCTCTGCGAAAGGTAGCGGGATTAATAGTAGGGCTGTATCTGCTCTTAATGCTATTGGCGGTGCTTCTTTTGAGGACAATCCCAGAACTGGTAAGGAAAAAGAAAACTACTACGAATACCTAAGCATTCCTACCTTTACAGTAGACTTGCCACCAAGAATTAAATCACAGGCAAGACCAATTTCAGAATTTGAAGACCTAGGATCTTTCCCTTTGTTTGGAATGGTTAAGAGCATTAAGAGGGGAACGGGTTGGTCAAGAATTGAAATTGTAGACGAGACTGGCACCGTAGGTTTATTCCATACAGAGCAAACTCAAATTGAAACTGGACAGATGTATTTTATACTAGTTGGAGATAATAGAATTGCAAGGTATATTAAGGTTTCTGAAATAGACCCAAATGGAACAGATCTGTTTGTCGATTATTTATATAGAAAAGAATATGACATGCAAGAAGATGAGCAAATGGTAGTTAATTTTAGTCCATACAAAACTAAAGCTGGAAAAACTATGGCGCATATTGTCATGACAGACAAGAATAAGAATTTAACTAGAGCAATTGCATTTCCAACAATGTATTCAAAAGTTTTAGGTAAAATGCGTGAAGGAATGAAAAGTAAGCCAGTTCTATCAAAACTAGATGATGGAACTTTAATGATAAAGGAGATAAAATGACAGACAGCGCCTCAGAGATATTTAAAGCAATGAGTTCTTCAAAGATACTTGTAGCAATATTAAAAACTCAAAAAGAGGTTTTAGTCCCTATTGATATATTTTTTGGATTAGGGGATGAAGAGAATTTAAAGGTAGAGTTTGATGATGTTTCAAGAAATTTTGTATTTAAGTTGTCGGAAAATTCTGGCGAAAAAAATGCTATAATGGACGAAACAAAGAAAGAATAAAAATGACAATTTTAATGGAAGAGATTTTAGCAAAGCTGGATTCAAAAACAAGAGATAGAGTTCAGTCTGCAGTAGATGTTAAAATCATAAAACAAAAAACTCCAAGCATTGGTTTAAACTTAGCACTCAACGGTGGACTTGGACATGGAAGACAGGCCTTGGTATGGGGAAATAAGTCTTCTGGTAAATCTTCCTTTTGTTTGCAAATGATTGCTCTTGCTCAAAAAGAAGGAAAAACTTGCGCTTGGATTGACGCAGAGCATTCTTACTCTCCAGAGTGGGCAGAAAAATTAGGTGTTGACTCATCAAAACTAATATACTCACCAGCTAAAACTATTAATGACATGGTAGACGTTGCAACAAAACTTATGTCTGCAGATATAGATATTATTGTAGTTGATTCAATATCAGCTTTGTTGCCTGCAATATATTTTGAAAAAGATGGCGACGAGTTAAAAGATTTACAAGATACAAAACAGATAGGCGCAGAAGCAAAGGATATGACCCACGCAGTCAAAATGTTAAACTATGCAAACAAAAACACATTATTGGTTCTCATTTCACAGCAAAGAAACCAGTTTGGATCTATGCACGCCTCCCATATTCCAACAGGGGGAATGGCGGTCAAGTTCTTTTCTTCTACGGTCATTAAACTTTGGTCCTCAGAAGCTGAGGCTAATGCTATCAAGGCAGGTGTTAAAGTTGGCGATAAAATTATTGAACAGAGAGTTGGAAGGCCAGTCAATTGGATTGTCGATTACAACAAACTCGGCCCCCCTAATTTATCAGGACAGTACGACTTCTATTACCAAGGAGATCATTTAGGGGTTGACGATATTGGAGAAACTTTAGACGTAGCAGAAATGTGCGGATTAGTTGAAAAAGGTGGCGCTTGGTACACAGTTAACTCAGAAAGATTGCAGGGTAGAGCTAAAGCCGTACAGTATCTAAAGGATAATCCAAAGGTTGTTGAAAAACTTAAGAAAGATATAGATGCTAAGATTTAATGACATTGAAAATGTAAAGGCATATAAGTTAATAGATGGAGCAATCCTGTACCAAAATGTTTTAAAAAATACTGAAGAAATATTGTCATTTTTTAAAGAAGCAGAATTATACAAAGAAGATAAATACCTTATGAAAAAATTTGAGATCTGGGGAAATCATGGAACAATGACTGAAATTGACTCAACTAGCTATCATGGTTTTGCCCCAGAATACTTTAATCCAGATGATCAAGAGCAAGTAAAACAAAAAAAGGTTTTTGAAAAGCTTGAAGATGCATATAGATTTGTTAAAAAAGATTTTATGATTAAGTATGGAAACAAAGATATTTGGCCAAGTCATTATAAGAAAGTTGATCTGTTTAATGAATGTGAAAATACAAGAATTGCATTTTTGAAATATGATGTAGACCTGGCAAAAAAAGCCGAATCACAAAAATTTAATTTTAGTGCTTTTCATAGCGATTTTTTTGAACAGGATATGGATACTCCTGGGTATAAATTAATTTTTACTGTTATGATATATTTAAATGATGAATACGATGGTGGAGAAATTTGTTTTTGGGATGGTAAAAAAATAGTAGGTCATAAGCCAAGCTCTGGAGACATTATTGTTTTTCCTTCTTGTGAGCCATTTTATCACGGAGTTTTAAATATTAACAACAGCAATAGGTATGCAATTAGAATGAACTATGTTGCAGTAACAGAGGGATCAGAAGAATTTAAGAATGGAAACTTTGTTCCATCCCTAAATTATACTAATTATAAAGTAGGATACAGATGGACTAAAGATGGAAAAGAAACAACTACAAGCCCAGACCTAGATATTAATACTCTTGTTGATCCGCCATTAATTTTAAATTTAGATCAAATGGAAAGAGTGTTAATTGATGCCAAACATTAATGAATTTTTTGATAAAAAAGAAATAGTACAGCAATCTGCTTTAGAAGAAATTATTGGCACAAAGCCTTGCCATAAATGCGAAAAGAATGCAGAAAAAGCTTTTTGGAATCCATCAACCTTTACTCTTTCTTGGACATGCCCAGACGGGCACAGTTCTCAGCACCTGGTGAACAGATAATGTCAGAAAGATCAGAAGCAAAAAGAGATGGTGCAAAGCAGCAAAAAAATAGTGGACGTGGGGATTACCAAAAAGGGGATGCTCAATGGGGCAATTTTGTGGTAGATTATAAAGAATATGAAAAAACAATTTCTGTTTCCAAAGATATGTGGGCTAAGATATGCACAGATACATTTAAGGTAAATAGAGACAAGCACCCAGTACTTAAACTTGTTCTGGGATCTTCTGGCAATAAAGTAAGGCTTGCAGTAATTGAATGGTCATTGTTAGAACAACTAATAGAATCTGGAGAAGCTCATGGGATCAAATAACAAAATTCCTTTTAATCCTACTGTTATTAAAAACGGTAGAATTATTAGAATTAGAAAAGACGGAACAATAAAGGCCGATCTTGGGCCTGTTAAGTCAAATAAGAAAAAGATTAAGCATGTCTGAGGATAAAAATACTCTTGAGTTAATTAGCTCAATTACAGAATTCAATGACCTTCATGAATACATGAGCGATGAACAGCTAGATAAGGCCTTGTCAATTGTGGTAAAATTATTAATGAATCCAGATGTGCCTTCTGCCAAAGCACCATATTTGATTATAGAGCTTCAAGCAATGTCAACTAAGTTTTCAATGATGGCTTCAGTTTATTCCACTATTGCAAAGGATAAGGCAGGCTCAGTTAATAATAATAAAAAGAACATTTATTATTCAGCAAAAGAGTCTATAGACAAACTGGTAGATGCACTTAAATATGTAGTGAGGTATAATTCATGAAAAAGGCTTGGGCTTTAATTACGATATCCGCAACAGCGATCCTTTCAGGTTTAGCGTTATCTAAATTTTTAAAATGGGTTGGGCAAGAAGAAGTTTTTGACTTTGACCTAAGTGATGATGTGGTAGACTAATATATGAAAACATTTTTGGCACAAGAGAAGTATCCAAAATATAAAAATATGATTAACATCCAGACACATGTACCAGGACAAGATTTCTACCCAGTTTTAATTAAAAATCTTTTAACTGCCGATGAGTTAAAGGACCTCCAAGACATTTATGATAATTTTCCAGCAGATCAAATTAAAGTTCAGACCTACTCTGCTCACGCTAGTATTTATTTTACCCTTAAAAATAAAGAAGATATTATAAAAAGAGTTGAAAAATTAGCAAGCGAGGCTGTTGGAGAAGAACTGGTAGTGCTAGATATTGAGGGGGCAAGGTATAGCAGAGAGTTTGGTTGGGAAGCAAAATTAGGTCCGCACTATGACGCAAGGCCAGTAGAAATGTATGTTTTAGATTTTCATGTTAAATCTAATGAAGATTGGAAATTAATTTTTGAATGTGATGAGTTTACCTTTGGAGACAATGAAGGATTACTGTTTAGCGGAACTGGAACAGTTCACTGGAGAGACCCCATACGAATTAGAGATGATTCAAGAATCGATTTGCTATTTTTCTGGTTGCAACACAAAAATCCTAGACCAATTTCTGATCAACATTCAAAAAATATGAAAGAAAGAGAAAAATTCTTTTTGTCAAACATTAATCCAGTCAGGCCATTATCAAAAGATCAGTGGTGGAAACCAATTAAGATATCAGAAGCTGCTGAAAAACATCCACATTATCAAAAAATAAGCGCAGAAATTTTGAATCCAGTTATTCAAAATGAAATTTATATGCACTCTATTTTTAATCAAGAAAAAGAAATGATTTATTCATCTTGTAAAATAAAAAATAATGAAATTGTCTCTGTTAATTTAGACGAAAATATGACAAAAAAGATTTCAGAAAAGATGTTGCACGTATATACGGAATCTTCTATTAAATTTTTTGATAGTTGTGTAATTAGATTGTCTAATATAGATGATAGTTTAAGCAAAATATTTCATAAAGAAAAAGAAGACGGTCAAGATTTTGTATCTATAATGTTTCCCATGTCAGAAGATGGTGAAATAAAACTTGATATTGATGGCAAGGAATTTGTAATTAAACATGAATATTGTATTACATTTTCTGAAAATAACCAAAACGTAATTGTAAAAAGCATAAATGCTCCAATAGATTTACTTGTTTGCAGTTTTAAAATAAACAAAAAGGATAATCAGTAATCATGGGTAGAGATATTGTAAAGAACCTTAAATTCAAAAAACATACTGGTAAGCACTTCGATCCAGAAAAATTTGCTCAATTACTTGATGAGGCGTATCGTAATACAAAAAGAGCAGATGGAGAAATGACAAAAAAATCATTTAGCCCAAGCTCTTTAGGTTACGGTCATGGAACCTGTCCAAGATATTGGTATATGGCTTTTTCTGGTGCTATGTTTATTGATGATAACGATGCAGTTGCGGTTGCCAATATGTCACAAGGAACACAGGCACACGAAAGACTTCAAAAGCTAATATCCACAATGCCTGAGTGGAAGGCCGAAGAAGAAGAAATTGTAAATGAGTATCCCCCAATTAGAGGATTTATAGATTTAATAATGGAATATGATGGCGAGACAGTCATTGGTGAAATTAAAACAGCAAAGCAAGAAGTCTGGGACGGAAGGCAATCAGAGATGAAGCCAACTCCAAACCACCTTCTACAGCTATTGACTTATATGAAACTTAAAAAAGCTAAAGAAGGATTTTTTCTATATGAGAATAAAAACACTCAGGAGATTATAGTAATTCCAATTTCCATGAATGAAAAAAATACTGAAATCATTGAAGAAACATTTTTGTGGATGTGTGAAGTTTGGGATAATTTTAAAGACGGAGATCTTCCAATGAAACCAGCAGGAGCAACAAAATACAAAATGCCTTGTACTTATTGCCCTGTAAAAAAAGAATGCTACTCAGGATTAATAGGCACAGTTCAAATAGAGTCTTACAAGGTTCCTAAATTATGATATGTCAAAACAAAGAATGCTCACAAGAATTTGAGCCAAAAACTCACAATCAAAAATATCATAGCGATGAATGCTGCAGGATGGCTACAAATAAAAGGATTATGGAAAAGTACTACGAAAAAAAATCTATAAAAAATGGTCTTGTTCGAAATTGCACAAAATGCAAAACTAAGTTAAGTAGATACAACAACTCAGATATTTGCTCTGTTTGTGAAAAAAATATTATAGAGCATAGTAAAAAAACAATATGGAACTTGCTAAATGAACTTAGCTAATTTAGTAAAATCAAAAGCAAATAGAGTACTTGGCATAGATGCTTCAACTACATCTATAGCCTTTTGTTTAATGGAAAACTCAGTTCCAATTAAATGGGGAAAAATAAATTTAGCAGGACAAGATATTTATGAAAAAATATACAATGCTAAAGTTAGAATGAATTTAATGTTAAAAGAATTAAAGAGTGATTATATTGCTGTTGAGGGGGCAATACTTGTCAGGTCACCAGATGCTGTGATAAAATTATCTTATGTCTATGGGGTTGTTATTGCTGAGCTTATGTCTACTGGCGCTAAGGTTATTACTATTAGCCCATCCTCGTGGCAGGCATTCATTGGAAACAAGAATCCAACAAAAGATGAAAAATCTATTATAAGATTAGAAAATCCTGGGTACGCAGAGTCTTGGTATAAAAACCAATTAAGAAATATGCGTAAGCAAAGAACTGTAGATTATTTTAATAATAAATATAAACTAGAAATTAATGATTTTGATGTAGCTGATTCTTTTGGAATTGCGTACTACGCCAATAATGTATTGACAAAAAGATAGGTTTTATCTATAATGAAACTATATCAAAGCAAAGAATGGCTATACCGAAGATACGTAGTTCAAAAAAAAAGTGTTACACAGATTGCTATTGAATGTAAAACCTCTGCTATGACCATACAGAGATATTTAACTAAGTTCGAGTTGATTAAGAGGAGATAATGCTAAAGCCAGTATTTGAAGATGTAAAAGATTTTGCATGTACCGATCTATACCTTAAATCAGTAGGGGCTCCCGCAGGAAATAAAATATGGGAAGCCTGTCATGAAATTGCCAGTATGTTAATTGAAAAAAACATATCTTATGGAAACTCAGCGTTAGAGCCTGCAAGAATATTTTCAACGGCGGATTCCAAAGAGCAATTAAAGGTCAGAATTGATGACAAATTAAATAGAGTGAGAAACAATAAGGGTTTTGCTGGGGATAATGACATAGATGATTTAATTGGATATTTGATATTATATAAAATAGCCAATTCTAATTGACATTTCAGTCAACTAAAAGTATACTTATGACATATGGAAATTGAATTATCTGATCATTTTGATCGAATGAATAAAGTAGTTGAAGAACTTTTAAAAGGAAGTAATCCTACTCAAATATCTTCATTGACTGGCTTTAAAAGAGCTGAGGTCGTTGAGTATATAGATGAGTGGAAGTCTATTGTTAAAAATGACTCTACTTCTAGAGATAGAGCAAAAGAAGCTGTCTCTGGCGCAGACCAACATTATGCAATGCTTATTAAAGAAGCTTGGAAAACTGTAGATGATGCAGATCAGCAAGGTCAATTAAACGTAAAGGCTACTGCGTTAAAGTTAATTGCCGACATAGAGACAAAAAGAATTGCAATGTTGCAACAAATTGGATTACTAGATAATCAAGAGATTGCAGATCAAATTGCAGAAACAGAAAGAAAGCAAGATGTTTTAGTTTCAATATTAAGGGATGTTGCTAAGGACTACCCAGATATAAGAAGAGAAATTATGAAAAGACTTTCGCAAATAACTGGAGTAGTTGAACCTATAGAGATAATAGAGTCCAAGAATGTCATTTGATTTTTCTGATATCATCGACATGCTTGATGGCGAAGAGTTTGATGAAAAGCCTGTATCGCTAAGAGATTTTGTAACTAATGAAAAATATCTAGGCCTACCAGAACTTTCAGAATATCAATACACTTTAATTGAAAAAAGCTCACAGGTGTATAAAGAGTCTACTTTAATAAAACTTTTTGGAGAAGAAGAAGGACATAGAATGTTCAAGCAAACTGCCAACGAGGTAGTTGCTCAGCTAGGAAAAGGGTCTGGGAAAGACTACTGTTCAACAATTGCAGTGTCGTATATTGTATATCTATTGCTTTGTTTGAAAGACCCAGCTTCTTATTACGGAAAACCTCCTGGTGACTCTATAGACATTATTAATATTGCTATTAACGCCCAGCAAGCAAGCAACGTATTCTTTAAAGGGTTTAGAACTAGAATTGACAAGTCCCCATGGTTTGTTGGAAAATACTCAGAAAAAGCTTCTGAAATAAAATTCAATAAAAATATAACCGTACACTCTGGACACTCTGAGCGTGAGGCTTGGGAAGGCTATAACGTAATAGTAGTTATCCTAGATGAGATATCTGGATTTAGTGTTGAAAATACTACTGGGCATGAGCAGGCAAAAACAGGAAGCCTTATTTATGAAATGTATCGTGCTTCTGTAGACTCTAGATTTCCAGACTACGGTAAAGTAATTTTACTATCTTTTCCAAGATACAAAAATGATTATATACAGCAAAGATATGACGATGTTGTAGCAGACAAAGAAGTTGTCGTTAGATCGCATAGATTTAAATTAGATATGGATCTTCCAGAGGGTACTGCGGGTAATGAGTTTGATATAGAGTGGGAAGAAGATAATATTATTTCTTACAAATATCCAGGAATGTACGCACTTCGAAGACCCACTTGGGACGTTAACCCTACAAGAAGCATAGAAGATTTTAAAATAGCTTTTTACAAGAATGCACCAGACGCACTCGGAAGATTTGCATGTATGCCGTCAGAAGCGATAGATGCATTTTTTAAATCAAGAGAAAAAATTGAAAAATCATTTAGTAATTTAGGATTAGCGGTAGATCAGTTTGGAAGATTTGAAGACTGGTTCGCACCAGATCCAGATAAAGAATATTTTATTCATGTTGACCTTGCCCAAAAACACGATCATTGTGCTGTTGCAATGTCTCACGTTCAAAAATGGGTTAACATAAAGGTAACGGATACCTACTCACAACCAGCTCCCATAGTCGAAGTAGATGTGGTAAGGTTTTGGACACCAACTCCAGACAAATCGGTGGACTTTACTGAAGTTAAAGATTATATATTATCTTTAAAAACTAAAGGATTTAAAATTAGGTTATGCACTTTTGATAGATGGAATTCTCACGACATGATGCAACAATTAAAGCAGTATGGAATAAACACAGAATTGTTATCTGTTGCTAAAAAACATTATGACGACATGGCAATGGTGGTCTTAGAAGAAAGATTAAAAGGACCACACATTCCTTTACTTATAGATGAATTGTTACAGCTAAGAATTATGAGGGATAAGGTAGACCATCCAAGAAAAGGATCAAAAGATTTAGCAGATGCTGTTTGTGGTTCAATATTTAATGCTATATCTCATACAAGGTTTGATACAAATCAAGAAATAAAAATACATAACTACGAGTCAATGAGTTATGATAATGATTTTGGAGTTGCAAAAGAAGAAGAGTACGTTCAAAATATGATAAGAGCTCCCCGAATACCACAAGAGCTCAAGGAAGCAATGGATAGGATGATGATAATATGAGCATGTATCAAGAAAAAGCAAAAGAATGTATATGTTGTGGAAAGCATGTTCCGCTTCCTATTGTTCTTAAAGACTACAATGGTATAAAAGTTTGTCCAACAACTTATTACAATATAAAAGAATATTCCCGTATCTGGACCAGCATTGGATCAAGACCCACTGGAGGTATCAGAAAGCATTTTTCGGAATATGTACAATCTTTAGTTGAAATAGAAAAAAGCAATGAATCTGTTTGAAGAAGATGACTCTGCTTTGTTTAAACACTATGTAGAAATTGGTGCAATAGATTTTGTTGGAGTAGAAAAAAATGGAGAAGCTATTTATAAAGTAAATGAAATTGCTAAAGATATTGCTCCAGAATTATGGAAAGCTCATACAGATTACATTGATGAAACATTAATTGGGCTATACAAAGAAAATTTAATTTCTGTTTCCTATAACGAAAATCTAGAAGCTACTTTTAGCGCAACTCCAGAAGGCCTAAAGCGTTTAAAAAAACACTATGGAATTGTTCCAGAAAGAGATCCTAAAGATGATAATTCTTGGGGTTAACGAAACCTCACACGATGCTTCTGTTTCTTTAATAGAAAATGGAAAAATTATTTTTGCAGGACACGCAGAAAGATATAGCAAGCAGAAGAATGATTGGTATATCAATAATAGTTTAGTTAATGATGCTTTGTCATATGGGGCACCTGATGCTATAGCCTACTACGAGAAACCCCTTCTAAAGGCCTCTAGGCTATTTATAAAGGGTGGCGTAGGGGAGTGGAAGCCTAAGTTTAACATAGAGGGTATACGAAGAAAATCATTTAGCCATCATTACTCACACGCATGTGCTGGATATTATACAAGTAGGTTTTCTGACTCAGCAATTGTAGTTCTAGATTCAATTGGTGAATATAATACTTCTACTATTTGGGTAGGAGAAGGTGAAAAAATAAAATTAAAGTTTAAGCAAAATTACCCAGTAAGTTTTGGATTGTTTTACTCAGCCTTTACTCAGCTGGTTGGACTTATGCCAAATCAAGAAGAGTATATTATGATGGGGATGGCTGCTTATGGAGATTGGACAAAATATTATAAACAGATAGATAATTATTTTCCTAGATATGACAAGCAAAAGTATAATTTTCACAAAGGCATTACTGACTGGGGATGGGTTTCAGAGCAAGATAAGTTTGATATTGCAGCAGCAGTTCAAGTAGTTTATGAACAAAGGCTTATAGATTTTATGAGGTACGCAAAAGATTTAACAAAAAAGAACAATTTGGTTTTTATGGGAGGGTGTGCACTTAACTGCTCAGCAAATACTAAGTTATGGAAAATATTTAATGACGTATGGATAATGCCAAACCCAGGAGATTCTGGAAGTTCTTTGGGTGCAGCAGCAGCACTTTACGGAAAACATTTAGATTGGCAGACTCCATACCTAGGGTACGATTTAGGCGGGGAGTACCCAGTAAATAAAATAATTAAAGGTTTAGCTGACAATAAAATAGTTGCAGTTGCCTCTGGAAGAGCAGAGTTTGGCCCAAGGGCTTTGGGAAACAGAAGCATACTTGCAGACCCAAGAGATCCAGAAATAAAAAACAAAGTAAATTTAATAAAAAAAAGAGAATCATTTAGACCATTTGCACCAGTCGTAATGGAAGAGCATGCAAGCAAATGGTTTGATATTAATTTTAGCTCTCCTTATATGCAGTACGCCGTTAAATGTTTAAAGCCAGACATAATACCATCTGTTGTACATGCTGACGGTACTTCGAGAGTTCAAACAATTAATAAAAATCAGCACCCAGGACTGTATGAAGTACTAAAGCAATGGTTTGATTTAACTGGAGTACCAGTTTTGTTAAACACCAGCTTAAATGTTAAGGGACAGCCTTTAATTAATGATGAAAAAGACATAGAAGAATGGGAAAAGTATTATAAACATCAAATAATTTCATAATGGTATAATATAGATATGCTAATACATAAGGGAAAATGGATTAAAAAAGCTGAAGACGTTACATGCTCTATGCTTTGGAAAGAATGGGCTGCCACTTCCCCAGACGATAGACTAGTTTTAATAGCTAAAGAAAGAATTTCAAAATATACCAGAAAAGACTGGGATGCAATGATTAAAGACGCACACGAATTAAACGCATACCTGGCAGAGTGCATTAATAACAAAGTTCCAGTTGAAGACCCTAAAGCAGAGCTTGCATTTGATATGTTTGTTGATCATTTTGTTAAATGGTTTTTCCCAGTAAGTGAAGAATATTTAATAAAGCTTAGAATGCAAACTCAATTAGATAAAAAATATGCTTTGTTTTTTGAAAAACAAGCCCCAGGACTTAACTCATATTTGCTAAAATTATCAAGAGCCTATTCTCATAAAAGAAAAGATAATTGGGATAGTTTGTCGACAGATAAAATATGAAAGAAAGCTTTTCTCCAAAGCCTGTTAATATTGATAATATTACAAAACAAATAGGCACAGGTATTAATAATATAAAGGTATTTGAAAATTATTTAACAGATAAAGAATCTAAAACTGCAATGTCAATTATTTCAAAGTATAAAGTAAAAGAGGGAGTAAATCATTCCTATCCGATACATACTTTAGAAGAGTATGTACCCTCAGAAGAAGAGTTATTGTTTACTAACATAATGAGAAAAAAACTTATTCATAAGGTAACCGTAGAATACAAAATGAAATTTGTACAAGATAAGCCTTTTCTTTATATAGTTCATCCAACTGGAACTTATATAGAGCCGCACACAGACATCCTAGACATAGATGATCCAGACTATGAAAACGATACATATGAGTCTCAAATTGAAAAATATCCATATTTATGGAGTGGTCACCTGTCTGTACTTGCATATTTAAATGATGATTATGAAGGGGGGGAATTGTACTTCCCAGATTTTAATTACAGTATTAAGCCTAAAAAAAATATGTTAATTCTTTTTCCAGGGAATACCCATTATGTTCATGGTGTATCAGAGATTACTTCTGGAACGAGGTACACTATTTCTCAATGGACTCAATTTTTAGAATTTAATAAAAAATGAAATTTCATTGGATGCACAGGTTTGACTACGGAGATTCAGAAACTGAATTAGTTCAAATGGCAAGAGATTTAGAAAGAGCAAAAGCTTATTCTGTTTTATTAACATATTCTATAATTTCAACAGACTATGTTCCCTTTTTGCAAAGCATGATAAGAGTATCAAAACACCTTAAGTTTATGATGGCGTTTAGGGCTTACACAATGAGTCCAGAATATGCAATTAGATTTTTTAATACAATGAATGTTCACTATAAAAATAGGGTAACATTTAATCTAGTTGCTGGAAAAATGCTTGAAGATGAACAAAAAGAAGCAATGGATATGTATAATTTTGACGAGTCTTTAATAAGTACTGTCGAAAAAAGAATAGAACTTGCGGATAAATGGGCAGATAAATTTTTTAACAAGATGGGGGACCAAGCGCCAATTTCTTATACAATTGCAAATTCTCCAATGACAATTGACTTGGCTAATAAATGGACAGACTATGCTATTGTACATGAAAGTAGGCTAGAGGAATCAGTTAATGAATTAAAAAATACTAAGATTGTATTAATTATTGACCCTTTAATTAGGGAAACAAAAGAAGAACTTGATAAAGATATACAATATCATTATCAGGAGTGGACCCCTAATAAATCTGAAAAGCCTTATGTTTTAGAAAAGAAAGAGCATTTAGTACGTGGAAACATGGAAGAGGTTAAGCAGGAAATTAGAGATATATCTAAAAAATATGGGATAGATGACTTTATGATAGTAACCAGCCAAAAAAATATATCCAGCCTTTTGAAGCTTATGGAAGAAATGTCTGACTAATTGTAAAAAAGTCTAAGATTTGCTATAATAATATATAGGTCGCCAAATGGGGCCTAATTTAAATTATTCGCTTGAAAGGGGAATAAAATGGTAACACAATTCGCTATGGATCTTTTCAATGATCCTTTTTTTATTGGCTTTAACAGAGAGTTAAGCCGTCTAAACAATGCACATAAGGTCAACTCACAGTCATATCCTCCATATGATCTTCTTAAGCTAGATGAAGATACATATCGTATTTCTATTGCTGTAGCAGGTTTTGGCAAAGAAGACATCGATGTGTCAGTAGATAATGGAACTCTTATCATTAAGGGTGAGATTACAGAAGTCGCTGACGCAGAAGTGGTACACAAGGGTATTGCAAGCCGTAAGTTCACACGCTCATTTGCTCTTGGTGAGTACATGGAAGTGACTGGGGCAGATCTAAAGGACGGTATGTTAAATATTAATGTAGATCGTACTGTGCCTGAAGAGAAAAAGCCAAAAACAATTAAAATAAAGTAATAGTATAATAGATATCTGCACCCCTTCATCGGGAAGTCGCAGATTTGTCGGGGGAGACAGCGACGTTAAATAACTGGTATAGTCCTGAGCATGACTTCTTAAAAAAACTGCTCATTATAAATGAAAGGTATAAAATGTTTGAATACAGAGTTAAGCAGGTAACAAAGATAGTTGATGGAGACACTATCGATGTTGATATAGATTTGGGATTCAGCATTTCATATTCTCAAAGACTTAGATTGGCTGGAATAGATACTCCAGAGTCTAGGACAACAGACAAACTAGAAAAAAGTTTAGGAATTGAATCAAAAGAGTATCTTAAATCTAAATTCAAAGATGCTAAAGACATAGTGGTTAGAACTGAAAAGCCAGACAGCTCAGAAAAGTATGGTCGCATATTGGGTTGGGTTTATGTTAATGGAGATTCTAAATCACTTAATGAGCAAATGATAGAAGATGGTTATGCATGGGGATACATGGGGGATACAAAGGTTAAAGACTTTTCAATCCTTGCAGATAAGAGAAAAAAGAGCGGTAAGTAATGCCAGTATATGAGTATAAGTGCGAGTGTAACCCAGAAAAAATTGTTTCTAAAGAAAGATCTATAAAAGATGTTGAGCCATCTTACTTATGTAGTGCTTGTGGACTAAGAATGCAAAGATACTTTAGTCAAGTAGGTGTACAGTTTAAGGGAAATGGCTTTTATAAAACCGATAATCCTAAGTAACTAAGAGTATTTAAACAAACATACATGATATAATTTCTATATAACAAAAATTTTGTTATATTGGAGATCCAATTGAGTAGAAAGTTAAAATACTTTTTAGCTAGCCTTTTTGTTACAGGTTGGCTATTTTTTATTGGACCAAGTTATGCTTGGGCTACAGATAATGGCGGACAAGAACAAGTTGTTGTAAGTCCCGCACAACAAGCAGTAGACTCCGCCCTTGCTATAGCAACTACAGAAGTTCAACAATCTGTTGCAGCTACGGATACTGCCACAGCTACCATAACATTAGCAGTTGCTGAAAGAGTAGAAGCCCAAGCAGCGGTAGATACAGTAACAGCCACAGTAACATTAGCACAATCAAATGTAGCCTTAGTAGACACAGCCACCGCTACAATTAATGGCATAAACTTAGCCATCACACCAATAGATCAAAGTTCGCAAGTAATTCAGGATGCAAAAAATACAATTATAACAGCCCAAACCTCTATAAATAATATTGACACATCAACTGCACAGGTACAAATATCCGAAGCCATTGCAGCAAAAACAACAGCAACAACAGCACAAGCCACCGCACAAACCGAATTAACTCAAGCAAACCTTGCTATTGATGCTGCCCAAACAGCAGTCAACAATTTACAAGCCACTATTGGAACTAGCACAAATGTTTTGGCTGGAGTAGATGATGCTGGGGTTAGAATGAATCTTCCATTTGGAATGCAAATGGGTGGCACTGTTTATAACAATGTTTATGTAGGCTCTAATGCAACAATAACATTTGGAGTGAATGAAGGATCAAATTACTATT